ACAGTTAAATTCCGCGGAGTTAACTGGCATGTGGAAGTTGCACCCACATTGAGCTCAGTACAGCGTTTCCAATTCCAAGCTGGGGCTAATACAGAGCACACCACATTTGTTGCAAAAACTGATGGTGACAAGCTGGTGTTTACATTTGGCGACCAAAGCACACATGGTGGCGAGTTTATATTTGCCACAGGTATCACAGGTAAAATTACCAAAGCATGGACATGGCCTGTGTTACCAGTATTGAGTATTCTAAAAATTGCAGATGCCAACAATGCTAAGATGAGTTTCAGCAATGACGGCGCTATGCAAATCGAACTTGACAGCGGCATTGCCACTTACAAATATATCATCCCAGCAATGCCATGATCAAAGGTTTAATGGGTAAGGGGTGTGTTGTTGTCGAAGGTGGGAATACTGCGTTGCCCTATGTTGGACCCAACGCTAATAACCCTATCCAGGGTATGTTACGTATTAACAACACAGACTTGGAAGTGTTTACCGGCGAAGGCTGGCAAAAGATTAACACCAGTTACGCTACTGCCGAGCTCGACAATGAAACACTAATGGTGTTAGAATGGGCAAGGAAAAAGAAACGTGAAGAAGAAGTTCTTTTTTCCTTGCCCAGCGACAATCCTGCTGTTAAAATTGCTAGAGAAAATATAAATCTCATCAAGCAAGAACTTGCCCGAGCAGAAGAACAATTAAAAATAACAGAGATATTAAGTCAAGATGAATAAACCACCAGTAAATTTAACTCCCTTACAAAGGGATTATGCGATATATCTTCCAGCTATTAGTAGTTTTTATGGAACATATATTGCCAAACAACGATTAGAAAAGTTTATCCCCGATGATCGTATTCCTAAAGGATTTGATCGCGGTGTCGAAGGCATGAACTTCTTAAACGAAGAACAAGGATACTTTACTTACAAATATGGTCTGTATTCTGCAGGACATGCTACACTTGATCTAAATAAAACTATGACCAAGGAAAGTATGATACAGCAAAGAGATCGCAGTAAAACTATGATCTTAGGCGACTCCGGCGGATTCCAAATTGGTAAAGGTGTATTGAAATTTGATTGGTTGAACTTTGAGGGTCCGAGTGCAACTAAAACGCGCCAAAGCATTTTAGAGTGGTTGGAAGTAACCGCCGACTGGAGCATGATGCTCGACGTTCCAACATGGGCGTGTGATCATAATCATACTGCAAAAACTGGTTTAAAAACTTTTGAGGACTGTTTGGATAAGACAAGATTCAATAACGAATACTTTTTGAAGAATCGTTTGGGACAAACTAAATTCTTAAATGTTCTACAGGGTGGCGACTGGGAACGTGCTGAACAATGGTATCAAGGTGTTAAAGAATTTAGTGATCCTGCTGTATGGGAAGACAAAGCAGCAGAGGGTTGGGCAATGGGCGGTGCTAATATGAGTATGATGGATGTCACACTCAAACGTCTAATGACCTTACGCGAAGATGGTTTACTGGAAGGTAAAAACTGGATGCATTTTTTGGGAACTGCACAGTTAGATTGGGCTTGCTTTTTAACTTCAATTCAACGACAAATAAGGAAACATATCAATGAAGACTTTACCATATCTTTTGACTGCGCCTCACCGTTTATCGCAACAGCACACGGACTTGTCTACACAAATCCACAGCACTCGCCCAAGCGATGGAGCACTATCATGGAAAAAGCCACAGACACCAAGGCTCTTGCAGGCAGTGAAATTCCATTCCCATTCACAAGCGAAATCTCGAGCCGCTTGACGATGGGGGATATCTGTTACTATAAAAACGGTATTCCCAATATGTCCGAAGTTGCTAAACGTGGTATTGATCCTGCAAAATTATACAAAGAACCAAAATTTGTAAACGATAAAACTCTATGGCAAGTCATGGGTGATAAAAATAAAATTGATAAAGTGGGATCTACAAGTTGGGACAGTTTTAGCTATGCACTCATGATGGCACATAATGTCAACAGTCATATTACAAGTGTACAAACTGCTAATCATTTAATGGACGTTGAATGTACCAAGTACAAGCCAGATTGGCGTGCATGGAAAAAAGTTAGGGACAAAGATAAGAGCGACGAATACAGCGAATGGGTTCCGCGTAACATTCTATATTTTGATCGTTTCGTTGAAGATTTGTTCAACACCAAGACTAAAGACGAAGCATTCGCTATGATCGAGGAAGGCATTACATTCTTACGCGACTTAGAAGGTACACGTAGTCAAGATGGAATGGCACGTAATACTTATTTTAATTTGTTTGAATTCGAAGTTACAAATCAAAATGAAATTGATTTGTCAAATCCAGATGATGATGCACTACGCGCCTTAGAGGAAGACATCGATGAATAAGTTTACAGACTTTCCAGGACAGCCGAGGAAAATGCCCGACACTGAAGGCGAATCCTATTTCAGTACAATGCTTTTAAAGATTGATGAGTTCAAGCCAAATGAAATTGTTGCCGTAGCACGTAGCGGATTTAGTTACGCCATGTGGATAGCGCAGATACTTAAATTGCCATTAGGTGCATATTGGGCAGAACGCGGTGAGTTAATTACTAGTAGAGATCCCGAACGAATTGTGTTTGTAGATGACAATATTTTATCAGGCACAACGTACAAGGACACCAAACTGTTTATGAAAAGATATTACCCAACGACTGAATGGCGATGGGCAGTATTGTTCAGCGACTGGCACACTCCCGAAGATGTGCGTAATGAAATTATACAAGGAACTCGACTTCCATATTTTGCCGAAGAGCCAATATGGGGTAGTAGAAAATTTAGTCAAGATTATGGAGTAAGATACCGTGACGAATAAAGTAATATTAATTGGATTTGATATGGATGGCGTATTATTGCCAGACCATCATTATATTGAAGATATGTTAGACGAACATTTCTTTGAGTTGTTGCTTAAGGAGATACCTTTATTCAACCCAACATATGATTTCGACGTTGTAACTGCGAGGCCTGAAAAGTTTAGGCCACTTACAGAAAAATGGTTGTTACAAATGACCAAGCAACCTAATAAGTTGTTTATGAAAGAAACATCTCTCGAAGAAACTAATGCCGAGTACAAATTTAGAATCGCAAGTCAAGAAGGATATACAATATATGTAGAAAGCGATTTACAAATTTGTCACGACATGCTAAAATTAGTAAAGAACGCCAAATCCCCATTAAGGATCATACATTTTGGATCTTGGGTACAAGGTAGCTTTTTTGATTATGCATCATATGGATTTAACGACGATTGGAAGTAAGCAATGGCAAGAAGCATTATTATAGGAATGGGAATTGGACAGTTATATAAAACTGTTTTAGAAAATCTCGGGCATGAAATTGTTACCGTGGACACCGATACTTCCAAGGGTGCAACCTATGATAATTTAGATAAAGCTATTCTATCGGAAAAGCCATTTGATACAGCACATGTCTGTACACCTAATTTTACACATTTCGATATTGCCAGTAAAATTGCACCTCATTCAAAGATCGTGTTTATTGAAAAGCCCGGAGTTGCCGATAGTAATAGCTGGAGACAACTTTTAGATTCTTTTGACCAAACTAGATTCATGATGGTTAAAAATAATATGTGGCGTGCAAAGATTCCTGAATTGCAATATATAGCAGAATTAGCTGTCAAGGTTAATTTTAATTGGATCAATGAGGATCGTGTGCCAAATCCAGGCACATGGTTTACTACAAAAAAATTAGCATTTGGCGGAGTAAGTAGAGATTTAACTCCCCACCTATTGAGTTTGTTTATTTCGTGTAATCCCTATTGGAAGGACTATAGTCTAAGTAGCACTACAGAAAAAGCAAAGCGTTGGAATTTAGAAAGTCTAAGCCGTACAGATTATGGCACTGTTAATAAAGATGGCGTGTATGATGTCGATGATTATTGCAAATTAACATATGGTGAAAAATGGACACTGACAGCAAACTGGAAATCAGACGTTGCTGATCGAAGAAACATCGAGTTTACGATGAAAGATGAAAGTGTTGTAGTTTTCCAATTAGGACTGTGTCCAGAAGATGCATATCAACGCATGATTAAAGATGCTGTTGACAATATCGACAATGATGATTTCTGGCAAATACAGCGTGATCAAGATATTTGGATCCATAAACAAATAGAAAAAATATGAATGTAAATTTACTGTATACCGATGGAGCTGGTAAGTTCCGAGAAACTTTTTGGGAAAAAGAGGAACCCGGTGACGACGAGATCGAAGTTAAAGCTATAATGACTGGAGTATGTCGCAGCGACGTCGACATGATGGTAGGGAAGTTTGGACCATTGCCAATACACATGAGCGGACACGAAGGACTAGGACAAGTTACCAAAGTAGGCGTAAACATCTTTGGAGTTAGAAAAGGTGATTATGTTGCAACCCGCGGTGAACCTGCATATGCAGACTACTACAATGTGCGCGATGGAGAGTTTGTCAAGGTCCCAGAAGCGCATCCACGTTTTATTATTGAACCAGTCGCTTGTGGTATCAATACTGTACAATTTAAAGATCGTGGCAACGATGATCGTATATTAATTATTGGCAGCGGCTTTCTAGCATGGGTTGCATATCAGACACTGATTAAATCAAAAAATTATAAAAATATTGATGTATTAGGTTCTAGTAATCAAGAACTATGGGGTGACAAATTATCACTTGGTACTAGCAAAAGTTATGATATTGTTGTTGATCTAACTGGAAAATATGCACTGGGCACTGATATTGACCTAAATAATAATGCATTGATTATTGACGCAATTGGCAAGGCTGTTAGTAGAGAAGAAGCACAGCAACAGCTTTGGAAAGCCTGCACAACAGTTCGACCAAGTCCGCGAAACGAAAATTTTCATCAATGCATGAAAGTTGGTGTATGGATGATTGAAAATGGTTTATTAAATGTTGACAAGTTCTGGACAAGAGCGTATAATCGTACTACAGAATGGCAACAAGCCTTTATAGATGGTATCAACAGGCCCGAGGGCTATAGCAGAGGTTATATTAAATGGGACTAAACACTGAAGAGCGATTAAATGTCGTTTACTTTACAGGGTACGAGGTCGAGCATACTATTTGTCATGGTATGAAAACATTGTTTGTTGTGGGCACACCTCCATTGGAAGAAATCCTACAACGGGCAAATGAAGATGCTGACATTAAACAAATTTACTTTGGTACTAGCCAAAGTTTCAAACCTAAAGCAACAACACACAGTGAATGGGCACCTTGGGATGATGCAATCTTTGGTTGTTTAAAAGCAGGTTATTGGGTTACCTTAGACTTTGGGATCGAGCATGTCGAAGGTGTTATCGAATCCGGATATAACGAGCACGACAGATTTGTTCCCATGATTAGTTGTAAACTGCCATATATTAAACAACTCAATTACAACGCTACTCTCAAGTTAGATGATATTACTTGGGGTAAAACTAATTCCGGTGTTTGGACGCACCAACTTCATGATCTCATGTCCAAAGAGAAATATACTTACTGGGATCAATACACGAAAGACGAGACTGTAAAATGAACAATGATTTATCAATGATATGGGTGAGATTCCAGAAGGAGGGAATACACTGCTACCCTGCTGCCGCAACTGATCCCAACTTGGCAACAGGCGACGAATATGATGTCAGTTTCCTCGCAACACCACATAGACACATTTTTCATTTCCAAGTCAATATTCAAGTGTTTGATGATGACCGTGACATTGAATTTATCCAGTTTAAGCGTTGGCTCGAGAAGTGCTACAGCAATGGCACCCTCGAACTCAACCACAAATCTTGTGAAATGATTGCTCGTGAACTTAATGCGACAATCGTAGCAAGGTATCCGGGTCGACAGACTCTTATCAGTGTAAGCGAAGACGACGAAAACGGTGCTTCACTTATATTCCGTAATCAACCCTAACATTAGGAAAAACTAAAATGGCGCAACCCGCTTATATTCAAAAAACTCTTAAAATGAAACCTGAGGTCACTCGGATCTTTGATGATCTGGATCGTTGGTTGGATCATTGCAGATTAAATCTGCTACCATACAGTCCTTCGGATATGTATAAGAGTCAGGACTACTGGCGTTTTCAACAAGAGCGAGAATATCTCGAACGTAAGGCACGACGTGAGTCTAAGTCACGTCAGGAGCAGTAAATGGCAATCTACATCGTCGACATAGAGGCGGTGGAATCTAGGTACACCGGCGAATGGCAGCGCCATGTACCTAATCTCTTACGAAAGGCAGGACACAATGTTCATGTTATTGACGGACCTAAAGATATACCTAATGCAACTACTCCGGGGGCTTTTCTTAATTTTGGTGGTACCAATATCTACAAGGCTAATCAAGTTGAGCAGATGGGTCGTTTATTTTGCTCCGGAGCAGTTAAGCCTGGTGATCATTTTTTGTTTACTGATGCTTGGCATCCTGGTATTATAAACTTAAAATACATGAGTGAGTTGCTGAATATTCCGGTAACTACACACGGACTATGGCATGCTGGCAGTTATGATCCACAAGATTTCCTAGGTCGTCTTGTAGGCAAAAAAAGATGGGTTAGGAATGCTGAGAAGAGTTTCTATCACGCATTTGATCATAACTACTTTGCTACAGAATTCCATGTTAAATTGTTTATCGACGAATTACTTCATGCTGGATATCCTCAAGAAAATCCATGGTATGAAGAAGACTTTGCCGAACGCTATGTTGGCGGTAAAATAGTTCGTACTGGTTGGCCTATGGAGTATATGGAGGAAACATTGACCCCATATAAAGGCATGAAGAAGCGAGACCTTATATTATTTCCGCATCGTATTGCTCCGGAAAAGCAAGTTGAAATTTTTAGAGATTTGGCAACACATCTTCCACAATATGAATTTGTAGTTTGCCAAGATAAGCAATTAACCAAGCACGAATATCACACACTACTTGGCGAAGCTAAAATGGTGTTTAGTGCCAACCTACAAGAAACACTTGGCATTAGCTGTTATGAAGGTGCAATAGTTAATGCAATACCACTAGTACCAAATCGACTAAGTTACAGCGAGATGTATTATAATACTTTCAAATATTCCAGCAAATGGACAGAAAGTTTTGACGCATACGAAGTACATCGTCCGGACTTATGCGAAACTATTATAATGAATATGCATTATTACGATGTACTCGTTAAAACTGTCGAGTTGCAAGCAGAGAATTTAACCAAATACTTTTTTAGTGCCGACAATCTTTTGGAAAATTTTAAATGAATGATTTTTTAAATGATCAAGATTGGGGGAGACTACGAGACGAGTTTTTAGTAGCTAAGCCATTCAATCATGTCATTATTGATAATTTTTGGAATGACAATACTGTTAAAAAATTGGTATCCGAATTTCCAGATTATGAAAGTTCGGCATGGACTACTCATTACAACAATCCTGTAGAAGATAAAAAAACTTCCAATCATTGGGATAGATTTCCTGAAAAAACTTATCAGTCATTTACATATTTGAATAGTCGAGAGTTTGTAACTCAAATAGAATATATTACAGGTCAATCAGGGATTAAAACAGATATCGGTTTACATGGCGGAGGGTGGCATTGCCATCATAAAGGCGGTAAACTCAATGTACATCTTGACTACAGCATACATCCTAAATTAAAATTAGAAAGACACTATAATCTAATTATATATATGACTCCGGATTGGAATCCTAAATGGCGAGGCGGTTTAGAACTATGGAGTCACAATCTGGAAACTGACCGCCCATTACGGTGCGAAATAACCATTGAAAATAAATTTAATAGAGCAGTTTTATTTGACACTACAAAACATGCATGGCACGGACTTCCAGATGATTTAACGTGCCCTGTAAATGTTTATAGACAAAGTATGGCAATATACTATCTAACCAATCCCAGTAATAACGCCGATCCAAGGAATCGTGCATTATTTGTACCGCATGGTGGTCAAGAATCAGATTCATCAGTTTTAGAATTTATTAAAAAACGCAGTAACTTAATATGAACTTCTTTTTAAGATTCCTAGACCGTATAGGTCGTAAACGCATTATAATGGACCGTGGTTCAGAAGAACCTTATCTAGAAAGATACTACATCTTTTTGAAAGATCGTACTTGGTTTCCATTCAATGCATTTTTACACAAATTCCTAAAATCCGATCCAGATGATGTACATGATCATCCATGGCCCTATTTCACACTGATACTGAAAGGCGGTTATTGGGAATGGATTCCTAAATTCAATAGCAAGGGCGAAAAGATCGGCGAGTTGGCTAAGTGGAGAGCTCCGGGACATTTTCGAACATGCAAAGCTACCAGCTACCATCGTATCGAGCTTGATCCCGATATAGAATGTTGGACATTGTTTATGCCCGGCCCTCAAAAAAGAGAATGGGGATTTTTGGTAAACAACAAATGGATACATAACGAGAAATATCTCGAGAGTAAGAAAAAATGACAGATAACATATTTGAAGGACCATCACATATCGAATGGTCAACCGCACCGTGGGACGATGTGGTCCGCGAAGATTTTCATGTAGCAGTTTATAGAGATAGATATCCGGTAACTGACGGTCATCTTTTATTCGTGCCTAAATATAATAGCATGGGAGTATTAAAAGATGCTTTCGAAGACGCTGTTAAAGAAGGAAAGCGATTGATGGAATACGGAAATTGCGATGGATTTAACATCGGAATTAATTACGGTGCGTCTGCTGGACAAACTGTAAATTGGCCACACATACATCTTATCCCTAGACGAAATGGCGATGTTGAAGATCCTGTAGGCGGTGTTAGAAATACCATCCCAGGTAAAGGAAACTATAGACTTCAAGAAAAAACAAGCGTATAATAACTTATGAGCAAAATCAAAATAGCAGAATTATTTTATAGTATCCAAGGTGAGGGACGTTATATGGGCGTCCCTTCTGTGTTTCTACGCACATTTGGATGTAACTTCAAATGTGCCGGCTTTGGCATGCCACGTGGAGAATTGAGCAATGAAGCAAACGATGTTAACCCAGATCTTTATAAAGAGTATAAGAAATTGCCTTTGGTATCTACGGGCTGTGACAGTTATGCTAGTTGGGATCCTAGGTTTAAGCATCTGTCTCCTGTGCTTAATACTGATGCGATTGCCGATGCTATTGTGGATACGCTTCCGCACAAGGAATGGCGCGACGAACATCTTGTGATCACGGGCGGTGAGCCATTGCTGGGTTGGCAGAAGCAGTATCCGGACTTGTTGGATCATCCCAAGATGGCAGGATTGAAAGAGATCACATTCGAGACCAACGGCACCCAAAAGTTGAGTAAAGAGTTTAAAGAATATTTACAGGATTGGTACATCACCAATCCGCTGGCGAGAGAAATCACATTCTCAGTGAGTGCTAAACTGCCATGTTCGGGTGAGTCATGGTCGGATGCTATCTGTCCAGAGGTTGTAGCCGAGTATGAAGCAGTTGGCACAGCCTATTTGAAGTTTGTGATCGCAACAGAAGAGGATTTGAAAGATGCTGAAAGAGCCGTGGAAGAGTTTCGTGCTGGGGGCTTTACGGGTCCTGTGTATATTATGCCTGTTGGTGGTGTTGAACGGGTGTACAGTCTTAATAATCGGGCAGTGGCAGAAATGGCAATGCGAAAAGGATGGCGGTACAGTGATCGACTACAAGTGCCACTATTCAAGAACGAGTGGGGTACTTAAATGATATTAGATGGAATTTTTGAGTTCGTTGGACTCTTTAAAAAGAAAAAAACTGTAGAACCCACACCGGTAGCAAAGACTCCAAAAGAAATTGCCACTGAAAACAAAGAACCGTGGGTGGCGGTAATGAACACTCATGTCAACAAAGACAATATTCGAAATGGGTTCTTTGAGCTTGACTGGAACGAGTATTTTGTGTTACAATTACGTACAGAAGGATATGCTGGATCGACTGATGAAGAAATTGTGGATGCATGGTTCAGTGAACTATGTAGAAATTTAGGTGGTGATGCAGGCATTGACATGAACGGTCGCGGTGCAGGATTTGTTGATCGAGCGTTACGCGAAGACGGTAGAAGTGAAATAGGATAAAAATGGATAATAACTTACAACTATCAACTGATAGTTCCGATTATGATGTGCTATATCGTGCTGCGGCTTCTATTAAAAATATAGATGGTGCTATTTGCGAGATTGGAACACGCCTTGGTGGGAGTTTACAATATATTGTTGAAGGCCTATTGGCAGCAAATGATTTAAATCGAAATGTTGTTTGTTTAGATCCTTATGGAAATATTGATTTCTACGATAGCGAATTCAGTAAATCCAAATCTGATTACACTAATGATATGCGTAATACTGCAATGACAAATATTTACGAATATCTAAAAGATAAACCTGTCAATGTAGTGGTACTGTGTTTAGAAGATACAGAATATTTTGATAGATTTCAAGACGGATTTCCTTTCTATCAAGAGCATAAACAAATCGTCAATCAATATAGTCTTGTTTTCTTCGACGGTCCCCACGTAAGTAATTCAGTTCTTGAAGAAATTCAATTTTTCTATCCCAGATCTGTAGTAGGTACAAAATTTGTATTTGATGATATCAACAAATATAATCATCAACCCATACACGACGATTTAATTAGTAACAATTTTCAACTTGTTGAAGTTGGTGCAAAGCAAGTCAAAGCCTGTTATATCAAAACCAAGCAAATTTAATGAACAAAACATACATACTAGTTGATACAGCTAACACATTCTTTCGTGCGCGGCACGTCATTAGAGGTGATCTTAATGACAAGATTGGTATGAGTATCCATACTGTACTTGGCAGCGTTCGCAAAGCATGGAAAGACTTTAGAGGTGATCATATTGTTTTCTGTTTAGAAGGTCGTAGCTGGCGCAAAGACTATTACCCTCCCTACAAACGACAACGTGCAGAGGGTCGTGCTGCACAAAGTCCTCGAGAACAAGAAGAAGATCGGGTGTTTTGGGAGACGTTTGATCAGTTCAAAGACTATATCATCAACAAGACTAATAGCACTGTATTACAACATCCTCAGCTAGAAGCTGACGATTTAATTGCCGGATTCGTGCAAGCTCATCCCCATGATAACCATGTTATTATCAGTACTGATGGCGATTTTGCACAATTGATAGCGCCAAATGTTCGGCAATATAATGGCATAATGGAAATCACTGTAACACACGAAGGTTATTTTGACAACAAGGGCAAGAGGGTTATCGATAAGAAAACGAAACTAGAAAAGCCTGCGCCCGATCCTAAATGGCTACTATTTGAAAAGTGTATGCGCGGCGATACTAGTGATAATGTCTTCTCAGCGTATCCCGGTGTTAGAGAAAAGGGCACTAAGAATAAAGTCGGTCTGCGCGAAGCATTTGCTGACAGAGAGAAAAAAGGCTATGGTTGGAACAATATGATGTTGCAACGTTGGTTGGACCACGAAGGTGTCGAACATCGCGTCCTCGACGACTACAATCGTAATGTGCAATTATGCGATCTATCTGCACAGCCCGAAGATATTAAAGCTATCATTAAAGGCACCATCGATACAGCAACTACTGCCGGAAAAGATATTTCCCAAGTGGGTGTTAGATTACTGAAATTTTGTGCAGAATTTGATTTGACTAAAGTTGGCGAGCAAGTAGCAAGTTATGCCGAGCCACTCAATGCGAGATATACCCTATGAATTCCACTGCTAAAACTCTAATCCCCGACCGTGAATGGTTAATTAAAGACGGAAGCGAAAAAATCGGATCAATTGCCAAAGTTAAAAAGGGTTATGTACTACTCAAGCAAGGCAGAGCATTACCTTTCAAAAGTCTGTCTGATGTAACATCGGCATTTGGTGTATCTGTTTTCGAAGAAAGCATTAAAAAAGTCAAAAAAGAAATTGCTGGGCCAGTTGAATATGTCATATACGACTATCCCTGCAAATCTAAACCATACGATCCCTTGTACAACGTACAGAAAAAACTTCCCTTGTATACCAAACGTAGCAAGAGTAAGAGCCAACATTGTGCGGGACATTATATAATCAAATTCCGCAAGGGGTGGGTTAAAAGTTTCTGCCCAAAATTGATTACGCTAGAACGTTATCCTTATCATGGACCTTGGAAAACTGAAGAAGAATCAAAAATAGCATTGAAAAAGGCCAATCAATCATGCAACAACTAGACACATACCCTATAGAAGATTTTTTGAATAAGGCTAGGGTTGCTAAAAAGACTAATCAAAAAACACTAGTGATGTCAAGCAAAGAATATACCGATCTTTATGATAGCCTAGCGGTGGTAATGACTAGACTAAGCGGAATATTAGATAAAATTGCAGCCGCTCCTGCTGCACCAGCATCTATCGAAGTGAAAATGAACGGTGGAAATTTCTAAATAAACAGCTAAATATATACGCACATTTGGAGTGTATATATGAGTAGGCCAAAACCTAAGATACTATTAGAATTAACAAATAAAAAAACTTATAAGACTGAACAGATCTTAGAGGCCGATGCTATTTGGGCAGTATTCTATCAAGATAAACCTATCAATTTAAAAATTACCAGTTTAGTAGCAAATCAATTAGGTCCAAAATATAAAAAAGTATCTTTCTCAAATAGTGGTCATGCTATAAATCTAGCTAACAAGTTGAATAAAATGTTCAATGTTAAAGATTTTAGTGTTTATCAATTGACCACTGGTAAAAAACTAAGCGATGAATCAGAAACTTGATATAACCAAATATCTTGCAGAGCAATGGGGTCTAGATACAGACCAAAAATCTTTAAAACAACTAAACACTCTTTGGTGGCAGAATCCAAGGAATAAAATCAAGGGCGGGCTTCGATTCACTGATGAAGGATTTGCTAGGGCATCTGCTCATCTCAGAAGCCATAAGGTTGATATCGATGACGGTATTGACTACAACAACCAACTTATCATAAGATTGGATAATCTCATAGATTGCCCTTGGTATCTCAGCACCAAGCATATATTCCTTTTCGATGAAAAAATAGCAGTTCAAATGATCCTGTTTTCTGGAAATATTGCTAGATTCACCGATGCTAAAGTAAGAAACCGCTTGACTAACCAGTAGATTTGCTGTATAATTACTGTATTGAAGCAATAAATTACGTTCAATAGCTAATTAACTTTTTAGAAAGACTACACTATGGCAGAATCAATCAGCACTAATCGTACAGTTACTCCTAATCAAGCAAAGCGGAGTATCCGCAAGTGCGTTAAAATCCAGCGTCCCGTGTTCATGTGGGGCCCTCCCGGTATTGGCAAATCTGATATCGTTAAACAGATCGGCGACGAACAAGATCGCGACGTTATTGACGTCCGTTTGAGCCTTTGGGAACCCACTGACATCAAGGGCATTCCCTATTACAACTCCACTGAAAACACAATGACTTGGGCACCTCCTGCAGAACTGCCTACTGATCCCGAGTCTACTGCTATCCTGTTCTTGGATGAGTTGAACTCTGCGGCTCCTGCTACACAGGCAGCGGCTTTCCAGTTAGTGTTGAACCGCCGTGTTGGTACTTATGTGTTACCAAGGGGTGTTAGCATTGTAGCTGCTGGTAACCGTGAGGGAGACAAAGGTGTTACTTACCGCATGCCTGCGCCGTTGGCTAACCGTTTTGTCCACGTTGAACTGAAAAGTGACTTTGAAGATTGGCAAGAATGGGCTGTTAAAAACAAGGTGCATGAGCAAGTTGTTGGTTATGTTGGCTTTGCCAAACAAGACTTGTATGACTTTGATCCAAAGAGCTCAAGCCGTGCGTTCGCTACTCCGCGTTCTTGGTCTTTTGTTAGCGAATTGCTACACGATGACGACCTGGACGAAAGCACATTGACTGATTTAGTCGCCGGTGCAATTGGCGAAGGCTTGGCAATCAAGTTTATGGCACATCGTCGTGTGGCCAAACAGATGCCTAACCCAACTGATATCTTGAAGGGTACTATTACTAGTTGCAAGATCAAAGAAATCTCTGCGATGTATTCTTTGAGTATTAGCCTGTGCTACGAATTGCAAGATGCATATGAGAAGAAAGCTAAGGATTGGGACGCTCAAGCAGATCGCTTCTTCCTGTTCATCATGGATAACTTCCCGACTGAGCTGACTGTTATGGCCGCTAAGGTTGCATTGACTAGCTACAAACTGCCGTTCGATGCTTCTAAATTGAAGCACTTTGATCGCTTCCATGACAAATATGGCAAGTATATCCTTGTAGCAATGGAGAACTAAAAAGGCCCGCAAGGGCCTTTTTACTTGCTTGTTTGATAAATTTAGTGTATAATATACACTTACACTGAAAGGATATACTATGTCTAAAGTAATGAAACAAGAACGCACTAAAAAAGATTGGACAGATCGTGCATTTACTGAATCCGAAAAAACTAAAATTGTCGAGAAACTGATCACTGCCCGCGTGGGCTTGCTGTTGAAGCATCCGTTTTTTGGTAATCTTGCTACACGCATGAAGTTGGTCGATGCCAGCGATTGGTGTAGCACACTGGCCACAGATGGCCGCACCTTCTATTACAATAATGGCTTCGTGCATAAGTTGACTCCTAAAGAAGCAGAGTTCGGCTTTGCCCACGAAGTATTGCACAATGTATTTGATCACATGGGACGTCGTGATCATCGTGATCCTCAACTGTCCAATATTGCCGCTGACTATGCCGCAAATCAAATCCTTAAAGATGAAAATATTGGTGTAGTGCCCCACTTCATTAAAATCTTCCAGGATGACAAATATCGCGGCCTGAGCTATGAAGAGATCTATGCCATCATTGAAGAAAAAGCTATCAAGATCGATATTAGTTCGTTAGGTGAACTGTTGGACGATCACTTGGATGGTGATGACGACGGCAATGGCAACGGTAGTGGTGAGGGCGGTGAAGAAGTTGACGGAAGCGGCAAAGGCCGTCCTCGACTAACCGCAGAAGAAAAACGTCAGATCCGTGAGGAAATGAAAGAAGCTGTACTAGCGGCTGCACAATCCGCAGGTGCTGGTCGGGTGCCTGCTGGTATCCGTCGCATGATCAGTGACTTTACTGAGCCTAAGATGGACTGGCGTCAGATCCTGCGTATGAATATCCAAAGTATCTTTAAGAGCAATTTTAGTTTCGCTCGTCCAAATCGTAAGAGCCAACATTGTGGTGCTATCCTGCCCGGAATGATGAACGAAGAAACTATTGATGTGTCAGTTGCTATTGACATGAGTGGCAGTATTTCGGATGCGATGGCCCAAGACTTTATTAGCGAAGTCAAAGGTATCATGGACGAATACAAAGACTTCAAATTAGATCTGTGGTGCTTTGATACACAGGTATACAATTACGCTCGATTTACCCCAGATGCTGCTGATGATATTTTAAGTTACGAAGTCAAAGGTGGCGGTGGTACTGACTTCGATGCCAACTATGAATTCATGAAGAATGAAGATATCCTTCCTAAGAAATTCATTATGTTTACAGATGGATATCCTTGCGGTAGTTGGGGAGATGAAGATTACTGTGATTCATTGTTCGTCATCCACGGTAATCAATCTATAGTCGCACCGTTTGGGCAAACTGCTTACTACGAAAAATAATATGGCGTTACGACACGGAACAGTTAATCCGCTGAGTGCTCTGGGAGTTAGAAAGTTAACTTTCCTCCCAGAGCATTTCGTAAAAATAACTGTACGAAAGATACCTCTTGATACCAAGAAGTTAGATCTATGGATTAACTATAACTTAAATAGTAGGTATGCTATTAGAAAGACCTTTATATTGGACGAAAGTAAAAAGGTTGTCGAAGCAACGGAGATCGGGTTTGAAGATCCCAAAGAAATTACCATGTTTTCTCTAGGGTGCCCGTTGATACATTAAATTAAAGGAAATTAAAATGGAAAATCAAGAACACGCACAAATGCCCGAGCAAGCTGTCGAAGCTGCTCAGCAACCACAATTAAGCATCAACGATTTGCAAAATTTGCGCTCGATTGTTGATACAGCAGTTCGTCGAGGTGCGTTTGCTGCTAACGAAATGTCTGCTGTTGGTGCAGCTTACGATCGAGTCAATGCATTCTTGAATGCAGTTGCTCCCCCAAATGAAACACCCGCTGCCTAAAAGGAGTATAGAATGGCTAGAGAATTAAAACACATCGGAAAGATGATCAACAATGACGTTAAGGTTATTGTTGCTTATCGTACACTTCCGGGAGATCCATCAAGTGCGTTAGTCATTGGAACTAACAACTTAGGTGATGCATATCACGACGCATTGATGAATTTATTGCAAGATGTCAGCGGACAGCAAGTAAACGAATTTGCAGATATCATGGCCGTTCGACAATTTCCGGATGGCAGTAATATGCTAGAATGGTGCCACACTAGAGGACAACTTAAAAAAGTTCCTACTAAATTGGTAATGATGACTCCAACCAACCAAGCATCAATTCTTTTAGAAGATCTCAATAAGATAATTGCTGAACAAAGAGGTATCACTGTCGATGAACTTGCAGTAAATGATGGGACTCAAAAGAAGAAACCCGCTGCTAAAAAAGATGACACTACTCGCACTACCAGTTCTAGTGTAAATGAGGACGGCGCAACTTCTACACCTTCACAAGAAATCGTATCAGAAAGTTTAACTCCCACTCAAATGAGAGCCAGGGCTGATAAATTGTTCAAAGATGCTCAGCAGTTACGTAAACAGGCCGATGCCATTGATCCTCCAAAGAGTAAGAAAAAATCTCTAACTGTGGAAGCATAATTAATGTCACAATCGGAAAAAGTTTATCTCGACTGTCTAAAAAATATCTTGGAGAACGGCGACGATCGACCAGATCGCACAGGTGTAGGAACACGGAGTCTTTTTGGATTGCAAATGAAATTTGATTTGCAAGAAGGCTTCCCCGCTGTCACTACTAAGAAATTGGCCTGGAAAGCGGTTGTCTCCGAACTCCTATGGTTTTTAGAAGGTAGTTCAGATGAAAGCCGATTGAGACAAATATTATACGGTGATCGACACAATGATCAAAAAACCATATGGACTGATAATCTTAAAGATCCAAAATGGACAGAAAAGCGTTATCAAAGGAACCCTTCCGATCTAGGTAGAATCTATGGTGTTCAATGGCGCAAGTGGCGTAAACCACTTATTCGAATCAATAAGGTTATATTGCAAAATCATGATCAATTGTTAGAATTGATACAGGGTATTAAAGACGATCCCTATGGTCGCAGACATATCATGACTGCGTGGAATCCAGGAGAAATTGAATTTATGGCACTTCCGCCTTGCCATATGTTTTGTCAATTCTATATTTGTAACGGGCGAATCAGCTGCCATATGTATCAACGTAGTGCGGATATGTTTTTAGGTGTTCCCTTTAACATAGCATCATATGCATTACTTACTCACATGGTTGCACAAGTATGTAATCTAACAGCAGACGAATTGATAATCTCATTTGGTGACGCACACATCTACAAAAATCACTTCGATCAGGTCAAAGAGCAACTAATTCGTAAGCCCTTTGATTCACCAGTTTTGAAATTAAATTCCGAAATTAGTGTAATCACAGAATTTGGAATGGAAGATATTGGATTAATTGACTATCAATTTCACGATGCCATAAAAGCACCAATGGCTGTCTAAACTACTAGAATTTCAACTAGCCCACGGCCCTCGGATTGACTTTCGAGGGCTTTTCCTATTACAGCATTCGGATCATCACCCGGAGCCCATGCAGCAGCATATCCAGGAATATGACTAGTTACCACTAGTTCACCCTTAGTTATTTTGCCTGCAATTTTACAGGGAACACGGCCTTTTAACGCAATAAAAGGATGAGTTTCGTCAGTTCCTGCCTCAGAATTCATCATATAAGCCGGGTTTTTACTTACTGGTCCGATTACAGCAGTATTAGCATGTTGATTAGTAGTTGTAACTTCAGCAACTCCGCCAATAACTAATACGGTGCCTTCATCATAAACAGTATCAGCAGCATATCTTTCCGCCAAGTCAGCATACCTAGCAGAAGTGGCAGTGGCGTTCAATACCTGTGTAATGACATCATAACTGATAGTACCGGTAGTATACAACGGCTGTCCACCAGTACTGGTCGATACAAATGGAATATAGAATGTGCCAGATGTAGCAGGATTAACTGTTACATTAGTTGATGTTGTAGACTTTAATGAGTCAGCAGCGGTTCCCCAAAAATACGTCGAATATAGTTGAGTTGATCCAGAGGCATCTGCATATTTTAAATTTATGCCTGTACGTATTCCATTAGAATAACCTTGGTATAAGTTCGATGCTAGTACAGGAACAAAATAGTGATCAGATATAACAATCACTGGATCTTTTCCAACATATCCCGTTAATACTGGATACGATTTAGTATCGAGTGCCAGTACACTTTCCGGAGTCCAGTTTGCCACTGCTTCAACTCCGGACACGGGGCCAACTACGGACCACGATGCTATAGTGCCAACCCATGCCTTTAATTGTTTATTACTCGAATCCCACCATAGGTCACCGTCGACTGGCGTCATGGTAAGGCTAGGGTCTGTTCTTTGATTTATTAGGTTTGCAATGCCTTTGAAATTTTTCCCATCATAGCACATGTTCAATCTTTTTGCCGACGAACTATCAAACCATAACTGCCCAGTAACTGGCGAGACTGGTGCGGTAGAGCTGGAGAAATTTTCTAACAAATGATAAAAATTCTCATTTTGAGTTTGCCCATAACCGCTGTAATTTTTTCCAACAAACGTCAAACTCGTAGAATTATCAACTGAACCATCTTCTACAGTTGCAACTGGTACACCGTTTGTGTTGTTTATGATATATGGCATTCTTTTTAACCTTTAAGTTTTGATAATTGGTAATAGTGCTATATTTGTAGGACGAGTTTCCGTTCCACCTACTGCACTAGTATAAAATTGTGGCTGATCGTAATCTGTTGATCCAGATCCACCAGATCCGTTAGTTCCTGGTACAGTTCCAAAATTTACATTAGTACCATTTTCTCCATATTGACCAATATGTTGGTGACTTTTGAATGATTCACTTTGTAGTGATCCTATAGTCCTCGATGAATCAATTCCTTTTCCTAAGTCCAACGCCCTAACAAATTGTCCGCGTAGATCCGGTAAATTAAATGTCTGCAAAGTCTGACCGTATGGGGTGGCGTCGCCTCCCAGTGATACCCAAAGATTATAATATGTACTCTTACTAACTGTTGCGCCGTTGGCTATCAGATATCCTGTAGGAGGGGTTGTACCAGCGTGGTATAAAATTGTCCCAGGAGGCACATTCACAAATGCGTTGATTTGAGACTGCAATGAAAAATCAGCGGCCTGTATTGCAGATAATGTCGATGCAATTGCCGAATCAATATACGTTTTAATTGCTTTCTGAGTTGATAATCTAGTGTCACTAACCGCAGATAGAGTACTATCTTTATCAATTACACTTATCGAATTATTAGTACTATCCGAAATAGTTGTAAATTTTAGAGTAGTTATTGTCGCATTATTTGATGTCATAGAATTTGCGGCAACTGACCCCGCATCAAATACATCGCTGTAAACATGTGACCAATGCAGATCAGATGACCCTAGACTTGCACCGTAATCTGTAAGAGGTACTATTGTCCCGTTTACATTCCAGACACCTGTAATTTTTCCTGCGCTGCTATATAAGGTCGTTGCAGTCAATGTATTGACTGATATACCGCCATATGAATCTCGTTCAACTATTGAATTTGCAAGTGCTGTTGTAGATGCAGATCTATAACTAGTTAGATTACCGCCAAGCAATGAATTTGATTGAGAACTAGTCGACGCATACCCTTTTAACGTATATCCGGGGTTCATAGTTATGCCGGAAAATACATGCGGTATTCCGCTGATCGAATTATCGTACGATACATCAAAATCATCCGCACTTAGTACAGCAATAACAGTACCGTTCAATGTACATTTAATCACTGCATGACTAATACCCGATGCATCTTTTACAGATTCCGATGCCATTCTAGTTTTAGCAAAACCCGCAACTGCTTCTGGCCCGATAGTATCGAAAGTCGTACCGTTGTTTATCTTTAATTGATTAACTGTAGTGTCAAACCAAATATTTCCCAAACGAGCTGATGGAGGGGTTGATGCAGAATATGTAACTACTGCCAAAGGTTCCCATAGTCCAACACTATAAACACTCAGCGAATTATTCGCACTATTATACCATAATTGACCAGTTAGTGGATTAGACGGGGCAACACTATTGGCAAAATTTTCCAAGATATGTACAAAATCATTATTTTGGGCTTCCCCAAAATTAACAGAGTTTTTTCCAACAAGACTAATACTAGTATTAGACGTATCAACGACTCCATCTGCTAATTGGAATAAAGTTGTTCCGTTGGTTAAAGTTATTTTATATGACATATCAATCCTTTAAGAAACTACCAACGGTATAACATTAACATATCCTGTTATTGAACTTACAGCAGTAACACCCGTATTACTATAAACTTCATATGGTTGCCAACTTATGCCGGTACCTGCACGATTAACCACTTTAAACCTTCTAAATTGATAAGCAGGCGTTTGTACTGGGTCAGTAAATTTACACATGACTTTTGCATCCGCGCCAAGTGGAACCCCCACTTCGTTAGTTGCTGTGTTGGCTCTAACTGGAAACATGTTGGTCAATATATCAGAAATTTTTCTATTCTGTGCATTATAACCTGTATATGTAGTGACGTCAGTTTGTCCAGCTACATCAAGCCAGGTAACATCAACGAAAGCTGACAAATAATTGCTGGTAAGTTGGCCTGTAGTTTTGATATCACCTAAAATGGTCAATCCGGCCACTAGAGTAGATGTAGTATCTGAATCGAAATAAATTTTAGAATCAGCCGATGTCAAACTAAAAGCTGAATTACTTAATGCACCAACAGGTTTACCATAATTTTCTAATAGAATCACTTCCTGGGAATCCGACGAAGTACTGCTGATTATGGTATCAGACGGCATGACCCACCCAGCACTACCAACTGATTTGGGAAATGCTGGACCTATCAAATAGGCTTGTTCTAAATTAAAAATGTTTAATTGATTTTTAGAAGAATCCCACCAAAAATCTCCAGATGATAATAAGTTGGGTTGTGCGCTAGACACAAACGCGCCGCTTACTGATCTAAAACTACCGTTGTCATAAACTTGCAATTTACCAATAGTAGTGTCATACCATAGCTGCCCAGTTAATGGACTTCTAGGCGAATTGTTTGAATCGCTGGCAAAATTTTCTAAAAGTCGAACAAGATTATTGTTTAAATATTGTCCGTAATTAGACACATTCTTTCCAACTAAATCTAAACTGGATGAGGATTTATCTACCTTACCATCGACTAGTATAGTTAATGAAGTTCCATCAGAATTTAAAATAGAGTATGCCATTTTTTAGGTCTTTATTATGTATGTTAGGTAATTGGTGCCTATCTGTTTGGTCACCGATGTAGCTGTACTCAAATTTGGAACATTAAAATACGGAACAGCACCGCCATAGATAAAATTCCCCGTACTTTGATTTTGCAATGCATCTGCTAGATACGGATATTGACTCACCGTGTATGTTGCACCGTCACATGCTAACCAACCAGAAGGCACAACATTCCCACCATAGGGCATTATCATACCAGGTAAGTAAACTCCTGCATTTATTTGTGCTCTTGTAACTCGTTGTATTCCGGAATAGGCTGCTGAAGTCGATGTATCAATAGCAATAAATGTCATAGTATCAGAACATGTGGTAGCAACCTGTTGAGCTGATATCGCAGATGGGTCCAATGTTGTGCTAAATGTTGCTGTAGTGCCGCTGCCATAAAATGCAAAGTTGGTGGCAGTAACCTGACCAATCATTCTAAAGTTGCTAGCCTGGGCTAGCTGAGTTGCCGGTCCATTAAACACTCCAAAATATTGAGAGTCTACAGTTCCGAAAGATTTGGAATATACCCTATTGAATTTCTTTGAGCTTGATCCAATATCATATAGTTCTGTGGTAGATGGTAAAATTGCAGATCCGGCTTTAGGAGTGCCGTTTGCATCCAACCAATTGACATATACTTGTCCGGAAACCGTAATATCATCGGCTAATACAATAGCACCCCCCACCATTAAATTGCTGCCAATTGTCGCTCCGCCAGCTACACTGAGTGCTGCGGATGATGTAGTAGTGATGGTTAAGGTATTCAAAATACGTGCGCTACCATAAACATCTAAATTAGGAGAATTTGCTGATGTGGTCGTATTAATTGCTACAACTTTATTAGAAATAACTAAAGTATCGTTTGGCAAATTATTCGTAGAACTTAATGTTTGTAGACGAATACTACCACCTGCTTTATTATTCAGTAAAATTCCATCCGATCCTAATTTGTAAAGCTGTACATATTCCGCTGCATCACCACCAAAAATATTAATTACTACTCCGTCTCGTCCTTGAGCACCTGCCTGATTACTATAATTAGGTGTACTGAACAACATCCTACCAGTGATAACTTGATTAGCAGAATTATCATCCTTTCTTAAGAAAGTAGATGCTGCATAAACACCACCTTGAATGGCCAGGGAGGATGCTGCTAATGCGGTGCCCGCCAATAAGCCACCATTGTAAATGTTTATACCCGGGATTAATTGTCCAAATCCAGAAATAATAGGATTTGGAATAAAATTATCCATAGAAACAATAGATACGATTGTACCATCAACATAATTCTGTGTAATATAGTGAGGATTGCCTGTACTATCATTGACTATAGTATTGATTGATCCGTTAAGAGCACCTTGCCTAACTTCACTGATCGCTATCCAACTTCCCGAACTATAAATGTTTAGTTGATTTAATTTAGTATTGACCCAAAGATCACCATTTTTCAATCTGCTATTTGTTGATGCGGGGTCAGTTGGTTGTTGATAGATTCCGTTAGCACTTGGCCAGCTAACTGCACCAGCAGAGCCGTCCATAATACGTAATACTTTGTTATCAGGGTTGCTGGTATCATACCATAATTGTCCTTCGATCGGATTTGTCGGTGGCAGTGGACTAGCGAAATTTTCTAATAAATGCAAAAAATTAGTATCAACTACTTGACCATAATTTGGATAACCTTTACCCACGAAGCTGAGGCTAGTGTCAACAGCATTAATGCCCGGTGGCATATCCGGAACCGCAATAGTAATGATTTTGCTTGGATCGGAAAAACTAAGAGTATATGCCATGATTACATTCCAGTACTAAGACTTTGGACTCTAACTGTATAATCAATTTGAATCATACGATTTAAACTTTTCTGAACAGGATGAAAAATAACATGGGTTAAAAGATTCCCCATTCCTGGGCCATCAGGACTGTATCCCAGCAGCCCCAATTCATCAAATACGAATGTGCCATTAGCGTCAGTGGCATTATCAAAAGCTGCCTGACCGGCGGGTTCTCCAAAATCAAGTAAACAACTCACTAGTATGTCACTATAACTTGTTCCTATTACATGTCGAACTTCCATAAAATTTCTAGCAGGATCTAAATCAGAAGTTTGTTTAGCATCGACAGTTTTATAGTAAGTTTGATTATATAGGCTAGAGTTAGTACCAACAACATTTGGTGTTAGGTATGTGATAATACCAGTATCATCAATCCTAGAACCGCCGTTGCCAAATGCCATTTCATAAATTGTTCCATATCCCTGATTGCTTAAACTTTGTGCCATGGCCAGACTAAAGTTTTCATAATGAATTGCATTACGTTTATCGATAAACACTTCTTTAGTTTGGGGGTCAAATATCTTTATATGTCCTTGAACCCTGATATTTCCGTGTTCGTTGGGACGAGATTGCAAATGATTTGTCATAGTTGATGCCTGTTTCATGAAATATTTATCCAATGTTAGAACGTACTAGCATACATCCTTAACCAGTAGTTTGTAGCAACACATATATAGACATATTGACTATCATATGCAATGTTGCCTATTATGCCAGGGCTAGTAGAAGATGTGGGAACAGTGGTTGGTGTTAGGCCAGCACTACCAGAATATCCTCTACTACCGGAATATCCGCCAGCTGGGCCAGCAGGGCCAGTTGGACCGCTCGGTCCTTGGGGACCGCTTGGGCCAGCGCTGCCAAAATATCCTCTCGAGCCAGTATAACCACCAGGATCTCCCTTGCTACCGCCGTAACCTTGATTTCCTTGTAGACCAACTGATCCTGTATACCCAATTACTCCAGTGGGGCCAGTTGGGCCGGAGACTGTGCTTGCTGGGCCTGTTGGTCCTGTTGGTCCTGTTGGGCCACTTGGCCCTGCTGGGCCTGAAACGGTACTTGCTGGTCCGGTTGGGCCGCTTGGCCCTGTTGGACCAAATGGACCTTGGGCTCCAACTGATCCGCTATATCCTCTACTACCGGCATAACCCCTACTACCGGCATAGCCAATGCTACCCGAATATCCAGTTGCGGTGCTTGCTGAACCAGTAAATCCAGATGATCCAACTGATCCAGAATATCCCAGACCGCTACTTCCGGCATAGCCGCCCGGTCCCTGGGGTCCTTGGACACCGATACTACCTGTATAACCGATCGGCCCTTGTGGTCCAACTGATCCTGAATAACCTATACTAACAGAGGCTCCGCTACTACCCGCGTATCCTATGTCACCTTTACTACCGGTGAATCCAGTAGAACCGATGTATCCTGCTGCGGTACTTGCCGATCCAGTGAATCCAATAATACCCCTACTGCCTGCATAACCTACAGACCCAGTGTATCCCGTTGCTGTACTTGCTGAACCCGTATATCCACCCGGATCTCCTTTAGATCCAGTATACCCTGTGCATCCTTGACTTCCGGAATACCCTATACAAACAGCAGCACCGCTACTGCCTGTATATCCACCCGGATCTCCTCTTGGCCCTTGTGGACCTGCTACTGTACTCACTGAACCTGTATACCCAGCACGCCCAACGCCTATACTTCCAGTATATCCCCTAGGTCCCTGTGGGCCAGCAATGGCACTTGCTGAACCTGTATACCCACCCGGATCTCCCTTAGGCCCTTGTGGGCCACTAGGTCCCTGTGGACCTGCAGATCCAGAATATCCCAGTCCACTACTTCCAACATATCCAACTTGTCCCTGACTGCCTACATATCCAGTGTTTCCCCTGCTGCCTGTATATCCGCCAGCATCTCCTTTTGGTCCTTGCGGACCAATACTGCCAGTATATCCACCGGGATCGCCCTTTGATCCTGCATATCCATGACCTAATGTAGTAATGTTGAATACCCCATTCATATTTGGCATGCTATCTGTTTGATAGTATAAATTATCCGGTGAATCAAATGGCACTGTAAAAGATACTGTATCCTGTGTAGCTCCGTTGTTGGTTACCCCGGATGTGTGCTGTCTGCTGTTGTCAGATGTTATTTGATCAACGATATAAAATCCATGACTAGGACTGTTTATTTGGAAGTAATATGTGAACCCCCTAGCTAACGATACAACGGGATTTTCTTGGCCGCCAATAGTAAATGTTCCGTATCCGCTGTCAATGACATCAATAATAAATCCAGCAATGTCGCCTTTGCTTCCAGTATAGCCAGTACTGCCACTGCCGGTATAACCAGTACTGCCAACACCTCGACTACCAGTATAGCCAGTAGATCCAAAATATCCTATAGCGCCCTGGGGGCCCTGCGGTCCAGCTGATCCCGAGTAACCTTTTGATCCTAAAAATCCTTGAGAACCAGTATATCCAACTGCACCACCATTTACAGTCCAAACAGTTGCAGAAACTGATCCAGTACCTAATCCGGATGTTATTTGGAAAGTTATTGTTGAATTCGCAGCCACTAGATATGTATAAGGATAGTCCACAGTTGTGGTAGTTGATCCGGTTGGAACTGTAACAGACCAAATAAACGACGGTGTCTGAGGATTAATGGAATCCGATGTAGTAACAGACATTTGAACAATAACCGGAGATGTATGTGCAGCTGATAACACCACATTGAACTTCAGTAAAGAAGACAGTACTGGCATTAAGAATGTGGTAACTGACGATCCATTAATGTAAAGAGGTTGTGGAACCGAAACTGTTGGTGAATTCCAAGACGCAATAATTGGCCAAACTCCGCCGCCACTGCCGCTATAACCAGTGTATCCCATTGCTCCAGTATTACCTTGCGATCCTGTATATCCAAAACTCCCACAATAACCTTTAAGGCTAGCTGGTAAACTAGAAAAATTGTAGCGTTTAGTTATTTGATTATCTGTTACTACAAAATAAGTGTTACTGGTAGCAGTGGTTAGTAATGGTATTTGATTAATATTTGGCATTTTATAATCCTTCTAAAGGGTCATTGTTGTCGTCAGTTAGTGCAAATCCAGCACCCGTTGTCAAAGTAGGATCGCCTCCATAATAGTACATATCTGGCAATTCGGCAGGCTTGGCTCGTAAAAATTCAGCCGGACCTGAATTACTGCTCAATAATGAAATTCCATTATTCCACAGCTCAGACGGCTTTATTTGTTTCTTAACCACGACCAATTTAATGTTATCCCTTATATCTTCTTGTATATTTAACGTAATTTGTTGAAGTGCAGGCCCGATAAACGTCAACGGCCATGCGATAGTTATATTATTTGCGAACCCAACACCCCATCCGTTAAACAGGTTATTATGACCTGAATAGATAACTGTATTTTTTGCGCCGCTGGCATCCTGCATGATCCATCCAGGTTGTATCTGCATGGTAGCAGTAGTTTCATGGAACACCCAACCTGATCCTGTTGGTGGTTGACCGCCAGTCACTGTTTCAGTTACTAAAACGGTTGGCACAGTAATATCAATACTAAACTCTGGCGGTAGGTATTTTAAACCAGTATACTCATATCCGTTGTTTGCAGATTCCGATAAAGAACGAGTATATACCCAGACTTGATTTGTTGAAGTAACAATATAAGCGTGTCCAACGCCTGTCGTATCAGGTAATGAAGATACTGATCCTACAGATCCAATCAATCTAAATTCTGGACTGTCATATGACTTGGTTATATCTTGATGATAAGTTCCCGATTTGTTCAATAGGCGTCCACCATAATACACCTGCACTTGATTAGCAGCAGATATGTTTGTTGATGTAGATAGCACTATGCCATCACTAACTAGTTTTGATGTAGAGTACGGTAAATCTACTGTTGAAGTAGTCAATGATATTGTATAAACGCTGGATGTACTGGCGGTAAACTGTACTTGCTTTAAGATCGTTTCAGCAAATGGTATTGTTTGATCAGGACTTTGATCAATGACCTTAGTATATATTTCTGAATAAAACTTGGGACTAGTTCCTAAAGTGGCCCTGCGAAGTTGGGATAATATATTACCAACTTTTTTATTAAATTCAATTCTTTCGCCTGCAATAATAACTACACCGGGTACATTGGTATAAGGATTAGGCGGAATAATTGTACCAGCATCGTTGACATAAATTTCAGTATCAGTATATGATAGAGGCTGTGTCAAATATGTGGAATTTTCTGCTGATAATCTCTTAAAATTTGTACGGTTAAACATATCATTGAAAATTCTATATCCAATGGTCGTGGCTGCGAGATTTTGATCGCTAACACTCATTATCAAGATATTATCCGAATCAGCAGTAACTATAGAATCTGATATTTGTACAGTAATTTTGTCGGATAAAATTGCATAGTCAATATTAGGTATTAAAGATATACCATTTTTCCATACCCATACACAATTGGTATTCACCGCAGGTCTATTGATTTGATACCTGCCAGATTGTGTACCAGTAAACTTATCACTCCTAATTAGCATGCCATCCTGATCGGCGAATGTTGTAACAACGAGATTGGTATTAGCAACAGGTGTAGTCAAGTTTAGTAAAGCACCATCAATGGTAAAATCTGCTCCCAAGTATCTATCTTCGATAGCAACAACATCGCCGATTTTGGCAGAGTTTAAGGTCACCGTAGGATTAACTCCGGAATATATGCTAAAATCAAACCCCGGCCTTAGTTTAATCCCGTTGACATAGACTCCTGCATTACTGTTGGTTAATACATAGATACCAGCACCTCTGGTTATCCTATGATTAATTCTAAATGTTAATTGAGAAAGATTAGTTACTTGATAATAACTAACTTCAGGAGGATTTAGAATATAACGCTGTCCTGTGTTAGAAATCAATTCCACTATGACTTGCGATGACTCGGGGCCAATAGTTGAAGGCGGATAAGTCAACTGATAAGAATTTTGACCCGAGACTACAGGAATAACCTGCTCGGTTATTTCGTTAAAGTAACTAAATTTAGAAGCAAAGAACCAAACCTGTACAGTATTTTCATTATACACATAAGGCATGTTGTAGACAATAACTGATGCACGATTATCGTTATCGTTAAACTTGGTTAGCACATAACCAAAATCTGTAGACGAAACTAATTTTGGAATTGATTGACCATTAACCGTAACGAATACACTACCAATTGAATTCATATCTGAAGAACTGACAACCTGTGCAGATAATTCAGTAGTTACGACCTGATTGTAATCGACTACACCGGCATCGTATCCACTGCCGCCGCCCATGCCTATTATAGTATATCCCACTGGGCCGGAATAAGAAGATTTTAATGTTATAGTACTTGTATCCCAATCAATGGTAAACTGTGCAGGTAATAAAGTTATTGTAGAAGTAGTGGTATTGACTACATATGTAAATTGTTGCTTGTTAGAACTGACAATTATGCCAGCAGATGTAAACGGTAGCACTTTAAGAGTTGCAGTAGTAAGTTCAAACTCAGTTGCTGTGATAATTCCCGAGTATACCGCAGGTGCTCCCGAAGAGACCTTGGTGTAAACATTTATCCCTAAGCTCTCCATCACACCTCCAGGAACAAGTTCTTCAGGTGCTTGATTCGCATCGGCATTATATAAAGAGTATCCGTCAATAACAAGATCATAAGTACCAGTACCAATTGCTTTGGTATAACCTAAGTCCCCGCCGATAATCTCACTATCTAAAATTGATAAATTACTATCCGAACTCCAAAATTCAATTTTAGCGCCCTTGTCAATTTGTCCAGCTAACGAAGAACTGACTGTGATTGTGGTGCCTGTGATACTTGTTATAGTTGGGCTAGTTGAACTAAATGGATTAGTAGTCGTACTAATCACATTGATGTAATAGCCTATTTTAATTCCCAAACTGTTACTTAAAGATATCGTGCTAGTGCCAATTGACGATGTTGACGTAGTAGTCGTAACTGAATAATATCCATAATCACTACCCCATGTGCCTGTGTCAAATGGGATCATACTCCAATCTGTAGAATAATTAAATGGGAGGGAGTTTATTGAAGTACCTGGATAGTTTATTCCATCCATTAGTTGATCTAGGTCTAATCCAGGACTTCCAGAAGTTGGCTTATAGTAATTTAAAATCCTATCTGTTGCAGATAATAATTCCGTATTTTTAATATAAGATACCTTCAGCAATTTTTGTACTGACGGGACATAATTTAAGAATTCAATCTTACATACTTTTTTAGTATATCCGTTATAATCTTTGGTGTAGTATACTATTGAGTAGTCAGCCCATAGAACTCTCAGCCCATTTAGTGTGACTGTTATCTGCTTCTTATCTGGATGCGCTAACCAGGATAATTCAAATTCGTTCGTATATCCGTTACAAACAAATTTATCAATTACCTCTAAATTATCTATTACTTTCTCTCCGGTAATCCTGTCAAACTTAATTGTGACGTCTATGTTTCTAACAGGATTAGAAGATATATCAGTCGGCGATGTTAATGATTCAAAATCGCTGATTGAGCTGTTTGAGGGCTCAATTATCGAATAACGTTCAGTAAAGTTCCTTAACTGAGTATGAAAGGGTTTTACTTCTTTGATATAATTTTCAAAATTTGAGCTGCCGACTAATTTATAAACTGCCGGTTGTCCTAAATTACCTGCGTCATTTTTGATATTAATAAAGGATGTTTTAAACGCCCAGTCTAATAACTTTTGTTCAGAATGTGAATACTTGACTGCTTTAAAAAATAATAAATTCCAATATACCTTTAATTCATTAATGAACAAATTATCCTTTAGTGCAGATATTATATATCTAAGTTCTATATTAGGAGCCTGATCGTATAGTGTCTGATCGTAGGTGCTGTTATATGAGTCATAATCATTTGGATTAGCAGTATGATTCCATATTGAATCAGAAATCTCTATAGTCCCATTTTGTGCATAAACAATATCAAATTCATTGCTAAAGTTGCCGTCAGAACTTACGAATTTTAGAATGATATAATTACCTAGGCCGTTGTCATTTACCTTTACATAACTGCCTACAGATAATAACAGTCCTTCAATCTCATAAACATAATCCAAAGTCAATGTATAATCTAAATGCTGATCATAATCGGCGCTGGACCAATCTATATATTTCCAATACAACGGAGTATTGTAACTCTGAGTGCGGCGTCTTATCCAGTTATTAGAATTTTCATCGTACTCGTACTTGGCCCACTTGCCAGTAAATGATGTATCAGAAAGTACCACTACAGTATGTGCCCTAACTGTTAATAGTGGAATCTGTGTATACCCAGAACCTGCAGAGTCTATAGTAACAGAAACCACTCTGCCTAAATCATCAATTTCAGTTACGATACTTGCGCCTGAACCTTTAGAAGAATCTATAGTTACAGTTGGGGGACGAATATATCCTCGACCAGACTTAGTGATAGATACTGCTCTTATTTTTCCATTTTGGATGGTACATTCTAATTTTGCAGTTTTAAAGGCACTTGCATCTATAGTATTCAACTCATCAACATCTTCTACTATCTGATCATATAGATTTTCTATTTCGTTAGGAATAGGCTCACTGGCGTTTAAATTCTTAAAGCTGTAGTTACCGGAAATTATGTGCGATGAAAGAATGCCGTTAATATATCCGGTTAAATTCCTAAGTGCCGATAATCTATCTTTGAACATAGACTGTCTAGGTCTAAATTCAACTCCGTATTTTTGCCTAGGCGATAGCATGGGATCTGGTACTAGGTTGCCTACACTATCCTTACCTAGTAAACTATCAATAAGTTTTCTCTCAAGTATTTCCGGAGGATTAGAATTTGAACCTTCTTCTAATAATAGCCATTCAGTATGCTTAGGTATTGATGTATTAGATGAATCAATCGCTATATTTAGGTTAGTGTTTTTATCTGACAGAAGGCCTGCAATATTCGATAGTATTAAAGAATTTGAAGAAATCGGAGTTACAAATTGTAATCCATAACTGGTAGGATCTTGAATTAATGATGCCACATCATAGGTGCTAGCTCTACGATTCTTAATATTAGGAATTATTGAACTATTCTTTACCCAGTAATAGTAAGTACGTCGACTAAACTGACCTGAATTAGAATCATAAGCAGTTTTTACTGAATATACTGTATCGTTAGGATACAAGGGTTGACCGCTAATCCCAAATGTCAAACCACGAGCAGTGTCGGCAATAGCACTCCACTCGCTAGGTAACAATGGAGTTCTTACCCATTCGTAAATGTCAATACTTGCTCCAGGAAATAAACTGCCCCAGTGATTTTTTCGGAAGATCGAATCACCCTGCTCATACCATTGATATTTGGCTGTGCTGATATTCCACCATAGTTCACCCACATTATTATCTGTCCAATTAGAATCTACATTAATTGTAGTATTAGACAATCCTACAGAATAAATAGCCGGGTCGTCTGCTAGTTTGTACGTGATTTCTTGATCTGCAATTCCTGGCAGTCTACCTTTTAATGGATCAAAAACATCTAGGTAAGTTATAACATCTTCATTTAAAGAATCAACTAGCATCAATCTCTTGACACTTGTTAGGTCCACTAAATCTTCTTGGCCGTATATCTTATCCCAACCTTTGATATTCTGATCAACATTATTGAAATAGTATATAGAACTTGCTATCGATGCATTATCGTATGCAGGTGCTCCTACTATAAATCCTACAGAATCAAGTACAATGCTTCGACCAAAATTCGTGCCAGGTACTAGAGATACTGTGTCAATCTCTTCAGCTACTACAAATCGTTCATTATATCTATTATACAGATAAACAATACCGGAGTTATCAATAGTATCATAGAAATAAGTTGCTGCTGAATCAAAAGTAAGTTTAGTATCATCAAATCCCACTGCAACCCTAACTCCAGATCCCAATGTTGAAACGATTAATGAATCGTTCGATGGATTAATATCGATATCAATACCAAATTGTAAACCTAGTGTAACAACTGGATTAGTGATCGTTTGATCTAATACGAATGTTCCATTTTTATTCTTGTATATGTAAACACTACCTAATGTATTATCATAATTTACATGTTTTGGAGCCGATACAAATAGGTATGTTCCATCCGACGATACTAAAGTTTTATGTCCAAATTCCGATGTAACTACACCATCGAATGTAATTTGTTGTTTGAACGTCAATGCAGATCCGTTATAAGAATATATTCTTACAAAGCCCGCGGTATTCGAATTTCCAATTGCACTCATTACAACTATTGATGCGTCATCCGAACCGCTAACGCTATATCCCCACTGAGTGCCCTGTGTTATTCCAGGGACAGTAATCGTAGAAATTAAGGAAGATGTTACTGTATTTGTCGAATTAATCTTGTAAACATATACTGTTCCAGTATTATTGGTTATTGTACCAGGTGCACCTACTACTAGTAATTTATTGGTAGAAGTGTTGCGTTGAACATATAAGGATGATCCGAATCTTGCATAATCAACTGGAGACGGATTTTTAATTATCAGTTGTTCGCTATCTATGCCGGCAGTAAAGTTAAGTGAACTAATTTTTACAAGGCCGCTCTCAACATATGAAGATGTGGTCGCGGCCGCCGGAGCGCCAGCAAATATCAATCCGTTGCCTGTATTGGAGAATTCGATGTCGTCATAAACTACGGAATATCCAAATTCGGCAGAACCAGTCAATGAATGTGATGATGTCGATGTGATTTCATCTAGATAAAAGAAAAATTCACTTATAAATCCAGTTGGTATCAACGTATATACTAACACTTTACCGTGCTGTGTAGATAAATTAAATCCAGGAGACCCAACCACAACTATATTAGATCCGTTGCGCTTACTGATACTCCAACCTAGTTGTTGATCCGATATGCCGCCAGTACTGAATGACCCATATGTATCGTAATTGCTTCTCTTCTCATAAACTGCCCATTTTTCCGAATTATCAGTATCCACCCAAATTTTACTGCCCTCTGATAATTTCAATATTTCTTTATTTTCAGGGAGAGCATCAAAATTTTCAAACCTGGCACTGGAGAATTTGAATAGATTACCAGTTACACCTTCTGTATAATTTACAAAAGTCGATGACGATGCAACAACAAAGCTATTAAAAGTCGGAATTTCTGTAACTGCATAGACCCCATTAACTGTTGGATCATAATCAGATATTGATATTAGGTCGTTAACTTTTAATGTGTGATATGTATCAGTTATGACATTAATACCAGTTCCGGCATCATTAATAGATACCGTAGAAATAATTGCATTGATCACGGTATATCGATAAACATCCCAGCCTTTTGTTTCAGAAAAGCCAACCCAAATAGTATCGCCATCGGCAAATTTTAGTGAACTAGCAATAGTAGCTAATGAAGAATTATTCAATGTCGTGTATGTAACATCATCCAGACGAACATACCCTGCTGTAGGCAAAATAAAACTATTATCTAGATATGTTCCAGTAGTAACCGGGAAAGTTTTTGAACTTACATAATTGTCAGGAACGATTTGCCAAGTGGAGGCCGTACTATAATAACTTAGATTATTGATTGTAAGGACTGGGGCGGTGTCAGTCAATACTACAATTTGAGGATTATCAACAAACTTGCCTTCTTCTAATTGAAGTTCTAATTCTTGATATGTAGTATAAGATCCGTATTTTCCAATCCTAAATGCCCATTCTTCGTTGTAGGTAAAATTACCTTGATAGTTGTGTATAGTAGATCTTGCTAATTTAGATATAGCATTCTGCGTACCTTTTTCTTTGATAAACCCTTGATAGAATTTATATTGAGAAGTAGGATCAACAATGATATTGTTTAGGTAAGGTCGTGGCGAATACCCAGTTAAATGCTGTGCTAATTTTTGTTGTGTTTCATCGAAATTATTAATGTCTAAATTATAAAAATCGTTAAATTGATTTATTTTATAATCAAGATTTGGAATCAATCCCGGAGTGGGTTTACTTAATAGAATCTTCCAATCATTAAAATTAAATGATGTAGTGCCAATTAGACTGGTCTTTGCAGAATAATAATTCCCTGAATAAAATACAGTTGATCCTGCTCGATAATCAGTGAACTGCTGCCAGTTAGCTATTTCAGCAGTATCATAGAAAAAGCCTGGACTGAAATAATCACCGTTCCAGTTGGATGTCCTAAATCCGTTTAATAACATCCTCTTCTGATAAAAACCAGTTTCAACACTATATATGACATCACCGAAAATAGATTTATTGTTGAAAATTATCCCATGCTCTTTTTGTATAGATCTAAAAGTTGCAAAATAAATTCCTTCAAGATTAATATTACAGGTAATCGTACATACACCGTTATCACGGGTGACTGCTATTTTATTCTTGGGTATTATTCCGCCGCTGGAATTTAAAATTTTATAGTCATAAAAGTCATCAAATATATTATTGACCACTGACTGTGGATAGCTATATTGAACTTTGTTAGCGAACGGACTTAGTGTGATTATATTATTGTTACCCCAGTTCTGAGTTGTCCAAAATAGAAATTCCTTAGCTGAAAAATTCCAATCAATAGATTCGCCAAAATCACTGTTAAAATCATCAAATGTAAATCCTTGATCTTTTAACCATTCTCCGTATCCTACAATTAAATCATAAACATCCTGGGTCGATGAAAACTCAGTTCCATAAGGAATTGACACTGATTTATTTTTATTAAATCGAGTGGCCACTTGAACTGTCGCACCACCTGTAAGTGGCAATGATGGCAATTTTTGATAATAAGAAAGATTGAATGACGATTCAGATCTATGAGATGAAGTAACAATATAATAAGAGTTTTCATACTTGACTATTTGACCCTGACTATAAAAAATTTGTGTAGGTGATGATTGTGCCGTAGCAGTATCTGCTGAATTTAATCCACTCTTGCCAGTTGTAGACGATGCGGCCCATGTAACATACGGTGACGAAACTCCGCCAATATTGAGGGTGGGAGAATTAGAATTCCTAACGACTGGATATGCATTAAAGTAAGGATTTTCTAAATCGTAGCCTTTTATTAGATAATTTCCATTAAATCTCTGAATTATCAATCCAGATATGTTGATAGATTTAATGGGATTACTGGTATTTAGAATTAACGAATAATCATCTTTCGATAAAAGTGCTCCCGGGCCTGTAGATATGGGATCGATAGCATCAACAGTAATTTCTAAAGAATTTTTAGTGACAAATCCGCCGACTTTGTGAAATAATTTATAATCAAAATATTTTATATCAGATTTGATCTCGCTGATATAATCCTTATTTCTTTTCAGTCCATTTTCTATAATATACACACTATATCCAGCTGTTAAAGTATTGATATCTTCTGGTATAATAATATTTTTGATATTTAAAAATTCATTGGTTGATCCATAGGTCCATTGGTCGGATCTATTCTTAACCATCCTGCTTACATCATACATCTTTGATGTATACTCTAATGGAGTAATTAATGCTATCAGTTTCTGTAAAGCAAACGGCCAATGGCTACTTCGTCTCCAAGCAGTCTCTGCTGGCCCTTGATCTCCAAAATTCCAAAATTCTCTAACAGTACTTGCAGTATAGTTAGTTACTAAAAAACTAGAAGGATCAAGCAAATTGCCAGAATCATCTACAGGTATGATTTGACTTAGCCTATGTCTAATATAATTTGGATTGACGATGCCATTTATTCTACCTGCTTCAATATCATCCCACATGATTTTATTGCCTGAAGTATATGGTTCGACGCCATACTTAGAATTCCACCATGTGGGTTTTTCTGATAGGCCCAACATCTCCCAAGGATGAGTGTGAGGACGATCTGTATCATAGAAGTATTTGTATATTCCCCTCCAATATCCATTTACTTCGGAATAGTTAAAACTAGTATATGATGCTCGATAATTCCATGTGAACGGATTATCCTGATTAAAAGAAGTATTAGTAGCAGGGTCTATTCCATATGTGCCGGTCCATTTGACAAAGTCACCCAAGAGAATTTTGGTTATTTCGTCCGATGGGTATTTGGACTTCCTAAATGCGCCTGGCAAAATACTATTTGGATCTAATAGGCCTGATCTATAGTCTATCTTGATATTATTGTAAATTCTCTTTTCAAGTTCTAAAATTATATCATCTCGATAATCGTTGTATGCAACAAAAATACTACCGTCATGACCTTGTATAACCATAGTGGGGGTTGCATAGGTGTTATCTAGATATTTCAACGGTGTAAATTTAGGATATAATCCCAACTTGGTAGGAGTTGGGGGAATATAACTACCAGTGGTATCAGGATAATATTTTACTAAAAGAACATCCCCTGCAGATAAGGCAGCTTTTACTCGAATCTTAGAATCAACATACTCGAAATTATAATCGATATTATATAATAGTTGATTATCGTTGAGATATACTAGAACTGATTTGGTGCTTAGTACTGTAGGATCGAAGGCCGCGCTTAAAGAGTACAGTGTATTTCGACTATCAGTGACAGTCCATTTTCTAGTCACTGAATTAGTTCCATAAGCTAACATATCTGATAGATAATAAGAATCTGTGTAGTGCCTATTTGAATTCATGGCCAACAAAACTGTATCCACTGCATCTGCCGGACTTAACTGAGAATCTATCGAACTCAACCTATATAAGAATCCCGACTTAAATTGAGCATAGTCATCGGCAGATTTAGACAATGCATCTATAACACTATGCTCTTTCTTACCTAAAAATATTTGAGGGAACAATATTGGTGTTCCATTGGATATTAATCTAGTACCGTATTTTGATATGTTCGATATGTCTCTTAGATTACCAACTCCCGGGAAGTCGCCATAAAATTCTGATGATTTCTCAACCATGCTGGCGACATGCTCTTGTATATCAGTTAGAGTCATCTTGCTGATAGGACCGTTCAATGGATTGTTAGTTAGGCTCAACGGCAATTCATAGGTACCAGAATTATTAGGAACGCTATCAGAATAAATTTTTAATAATACATTTGATCCTGAAGGAATATTACTTATAAAATCGACATATGCAGATTTTCCTTCGATATTAACAGAATATTGACTTGGGTTAATTTTTTTAAAGTCGATAGAAACATCAACATCAAAATTGATAATCGAAGGATCATCAAATACATTGATTTCAATTCCTGAAACAGAATACGGTGTAGTGATAAACTGTAAAATAGGAATGCGACTATTTTCAATCAACGTCCAAACATTTTTAAAACTATCCCCTGCGTCTGAAGAGAATTTACAATAAGTGCTGGCAGTGGGCACCTCTATATTAGTTGAGCCTACTGTAACTGTAATAGACTCAGTAGTGAAATGGTTAGAAAACAAATAACTACCAATTCCCTGATTAGCCGATTTAAAATCTAAGGAAAACCCTAAAACTGTATCAATAGGACCAGTTCCTATTGAATATCCAAAAATTTTGTTACCGCTAAAATTGCTTATGTACTTGCTATAACTTTTTCCATCTTTATCAAAAAGATCAAATAACGGAGATTGATTGATATAGGTATGCTGTTGGGAATAGACCCACTTGTCCCCATTAAACCGCCAGCAACTACCACTATATGTCTGACCTTTTAAAATATCCACACTATAATCTAATGAAGGTATATTATCAGTTGTGGGAATTAAAGATATCTTAGAAACACCGTTATAGGTATTAAATGATACCTGATATATCCTTCCCCTGACAATAGGATCTAAGTCTGCATTAAATATCACTCTCTGACCAGATTGTATCGACTCCCCATCGATATAATATCCCGGCGATCCTTCTACTATACTAAATGCATCTAAGGTAGTATTGTCGATATAATCAACATTTTTAATTCCCATTGATCCAAAATTAAATAATTTTAAGTCAGCAGCAAATTCAATGATCGGGCGACGAGCTCGGTTATTCGACGGATATTCAGCTTGCACACCATTCGCAGTAGCAGTGGCAGATATCACATCTTTGTGAACCCACCTATTGTATCTAGACCAAGGATTCAAATTACGGCTAGCTCGATTTATGGTGATATACTCAGGTGTTATCGGAAGTGTCTTATCACCGTCAAACGGATAATCATCGAAGTTACTTGCATCAAAGTTTTCATTGTATATGGTAGAAACAATTCCCGGGGTCGATAAGGAATCATAATCTATCAACTTAATTGATGTGCCAACGCCTTCGACAAAAAATTGTTTGTTTTGATAATCTTCAGAAATTTTCAAACCAGTGAATTTTACCAGCATCCCATTAGATAAAGAAATGCTAGATAAATTTGAAATAAAACTATAAACTACTTTTCCAACAATATCTGATTCTACTACTAGATTATTATCGTTAATTAGGATAGCATCGGGACCGGTTACCAACCAAAAATATTCTTGATAGTTGATCAATTTATCCCAGTCTATATGAGGATCATAGGAATACATTTCCCCGTTGAACAATCTATCTAAATTATCAGTTATACCACCTTTGACTGCAATTTCATTATATAGATCATCGTAACTAACAACATCTTGTACATCATTATCGGAATTGTTGATAACTAATGCCGGTGATATTTGATATTTTCTAGTGTCTGGAATATATTGATCGCTGGTTGAGATATATGTAGGAGTTACTTTAGTTCCAACGTAACCACTGATCCGCTCTATCTGAGTAGGCTGTATTAACTGATCTAATGTGCTAGATAAAAACTTTAAATTTTTATCTGTTTGTAGATACGTTGGTAATAAATCAATTGAACGGAATGTAGATGTTGTCATTATTAATTTCCACTGCTGGTTATAATTGATTTAGTGTTAAGTTGAGTCGATGTGACTGACCCAATTACTTGTATATCCAATGCCTGAGCACAACTTATAAAAATTTCATTAGTTTGACAAGAAATTTCATAAAAACTTCCAAAGTTAATTTTTGGATTTACTGGCACTATTAAAAAATTCGTAATGTCCGGTGTTAAAATATTCATGACGTATGCGCTGAGTTCACTAAAATAAAAACTCTGTCCAAAGTCCCAGTTTTCTAAAGAGAAAAATGTATTGATTGCATTTAAAATTTTAGTAGTAATATCATGAGAACTTGCAGTACTTGTTGGACTTTGAACTGCTTTAAAAGTTGCCTGTAGATTTATATCAGCTGCTGACCCAAATAATAATTTATATTTTGCTGATTGAAAAATCATCTGATCACTGATGGCCTTAATTGGTTCTAAATATGATGCATAATTATTTTCTAAATTAGCACTAGTTAATGGTAGAGGTTTATAAATTTCAACAGCGCCATTCAATACCCAGTTTCTAAAAGATATATCATATCCGCTGGTTAGAAGGTAAACATCGATTATATTACTTTTGCCAGGATCAATTCGAGTTTCTTGTCCACTGTTATGTAAATATTGGAATTTTAAATTTGATCTCCCTGGATATCCAATATAAGTAGATTCAGCTGGCCCATAAACCCAAGGAGTATTTAAATTAGCAATGGCTGTGCTATAACTGTTAACTACATTATATTCAGGGTTATAAAAATAAAATAAATCCCCATCAGAAGGCGATATAACCCCATTATCGATAGCTTTATTAGCTGCCGCAGGGGTTGGATACGCCATGAACATTTCTGAATCAACCAGCTTATATGTCAAACTATCAGATTGAAGTTGAAAATATACAAATTTATCTAGATACCCAGTCACTGAATTGATCGTATTACCTAAGACGATGTTATTAAAGGTATCAGGATCTAAAATCTGTCCAGCATTATTAAAATCGTAAAAACTTATTTTTACTTTCTTAGGTTCAATATATCCGTCCGGTTGTACGATAGAATTATCAATTTGCCAGAGATAATCATTATCTAAAGACATTGAAGTTGTGGTATTAAGAGTGTTAACTGATAATACTGTGATTTGATCTTTGACTATTGTAGCAGATGCAAAATCATAATTGATTGAATTTTTATCAACAAAAAATCCTGTTTGATTTTCACTTTCAAAGATGTAATCAATCAATCGATATCTCACCAAGTAGCCAGTACCGGTCCAAGTAAATGCAATCAACCAACTGGCATCTCGATTTGCATCATCGACGTTATTTTGATAGTCTAAACTGAACGGATTTTTTAAATCCAAGTTGCTGTCAGCAATTACATTCCAAATTCTAGTTGTAGCATCAAATGATAAACCAAAATTCCGTTGTACTAAACATAAATTAACTAGTTCTGTTTCAAAGGAGTTAGATAGAGATGACGCAAATACAGGAATTATTTCTACTGGTATTGCATCGCTACCTAACACATTTGCCATAGTAATAGGGCCTTTGCCATTTGATAATGCGCCTGCTCCATTATTTGATCCATCACTAATTACTGTGATCACTGTGGACCATATATAATTTCTGGTCTTGTTGGACTTGTTAGATACAATAGTTCCATTGGGTAAGAAGTATTTGTCAGTAGGCGGAACAAATTTTATCAGAGCGCCTGATTTTACAAAAGATAGATTGTTGCTGGAAAAACTTCCAACAGCTACAGGAGTATTATTGATCGAGAAATACCCTTGGCTTTGTCCACCTAATTTATTGACCTGAACCCAAGTGGCCGATAATGAATTTAGATCCGGTCTATGATATTGATCGATGTAAAAGGATCTAAGTGATGTTGAAGCTATGATAGGCTCTAATTTTGTCCTGATAACATTGTAGATATCACTCTGACTTAAAAAAGAAAATATAAAATTCTGCTCATTAGAATTTTTATAAACGATGCCATCGTCTGCAAATATATTAGTCTTGCTATACTTCCCACTGACATCGCTAAGATCAAAATATTTGCTAACGCCGCTAGTTACCCTGGCCGTACTTTTAACTTTGAGTATTTCACTACCAATGCTTAGTGGAGCAATATTATAATCCTCTGCGGTGATCATCCTGTTCTGCGTATAAAATGCTTTTGGTGCATTTGCTTGGATGCTAGCATTTGATTCTGGTCCTGAACTATTGTTTACAGTATACTGTAAAGATAGGGTCAATGTTAAAACTTGGCCAACGCCGCTAGAATTGACATATGGTATATTAACAGTAATTCCAGAAAGATTTTCCGGCTTAACAATGTAGCTTAGACCGTTGCTTTGTCGATAGTATAATGCAAATCTACCCTGTGGCAAATCTCCAAAATTCCCATCAGAGAAATTTAAATTAATCGCATCATTGTTTTGTGTGCTTACACTATAAAATTTTCTAATATCAGAATTTAAACTATTGTATATAACATTGTTACCGGTCGTTGACGGAACCTGCGTCCACATATGAGTATGTGAATTGTCCAAGCCCAACTGCCATAACCATAGATCGGTATCATTGATACTGTTAACATTGACTCCGATTATTTCATTAGGTACAGGATTATTAATTTCAAAATAACTAACTCCAGTAGCGCCCTGTTTGAAGTGGCAGAAGAATCCAGTATTCTGACTGGCGTTACCTTGATTATCATTTTGATATATCACAGAAAATTGATTTCCTGGTTTAGGAGGTTCTTCATATATAAAAGATTTACCGGAAAATGTTGCGCCAACTACTTCGAAATTCATAGGAATACCGTTGATACTCTTGGAAAAAGAATATGTTGCTAAATCTGTATTGGCACTATTGATACGATATTGCTGAGTGAGTATTCCGTTGACCACTGATTGATCTGATGGTGTTCCAAAAAACGCCGGTGAAGTCAATGCCGAATTAAAAATTGAGATAAACTGCTGATTCCAATTGGCATTAGTTGAATCATTCCATTGTATAATAGCATTAGCTAGATTATTACCTGATGCATCAAAAACATTATCAGTAGTCGATATCGCCACAACTTTTAACAACCCGCTGGCAGGTATATTCCTCTTAGGGAAATAACTGATCAGCTGCGCCAACTGTAGTATGCTATCTCTTCGAGTCGCAGTCTCTAAGAAATTCTCACGGGCATTTAGATCAATACGGAAACTTAAATTTTGGCCTAAAAATGCAATCAAATCTACCAGTGCGATATATTCGCTGCTATCAACAAAATCATTAAAATCCTCAGGATAGTTTTCTCGGAGGTATGCTATTATGACACGCCTTAATGTATCAAAATCATAACTTTGAAATTCTGCATTAGTATACGATTGGTACAGGGTTTTCCAATCTTCTGTCATGAGGATTTTAGAATTTGTTGATGGAATAGTCATATGATTTGCTCTATAGCGTATTTATTGTAAGGATAAAGTACACATATTATTGTGCAGTCAATCCCTTTTGCTGATCGAATGTCATCAACAAATTAGCAGATTGATTACTGGCAGTGGCCACTAATGTGAGTTCAATCATATATCCCTGATCATACTCCCTAACGTTGATTTGACTTGGATGTATCCTAGGATCACTCTTACATATCTTAAGTATGTCCTCTTGAATTAACTGACGCGTGGCCTCAGTCAAGGGCTCAAACATTAGCGCCCAAATAGCACTGCCAAAAGTTGGATTCATAACCCGCTCGCCAGGTTTTGTGTTGAAATAATTGATAAGATCCTGCTTGATCAATTCAAAATCATATAGTTTATTGCCCGGGGTTTTAGAATTTACTGTGCTAAATCCCACATAGAACTGAGTCTTTTTTTGTATTCCAGCGGCTGCTGGCGAGCTGTTGGAGATTGTGATATTCTTGTAGGGCATGGTATAATATTTATCCGGTAAAATTTTTCTATTTTATCGGATCTAGGTTCTGATCGAGTCCCGCATTTTTTAAAGTCAATATAGCATCATTTTTAGATGCTTGTACAACTTTGGCAATCATGCCCACTGTGATATAGCCAAGCCCATCACGATCAAATGCCGGATTATCATTATAGTATCTTTCACCTGCCTTTGCGACTACAACCGAGTCTTCATTAAATCTATATTTAGGTAAAAATACTGTCATGTATACATTAGTCAGCGTAGGGTTCGCGGGACTGTTAGTACCCCAATTATAATAAGAGAAATATTTGTCGACCCAATCTAATTGATCTACTCTAGATAGATAACTCAAAGGGGCAGATTTAAGTTGCTGCCCTTTTGTGATAGTTGTTATAGCATCATTGGTAAATTGTATCAATCCTATAGCCGATGAACCTGCCAGACGATTGGGTTCGGCAGGATTAAATGTCCTACCTGTTTCAAACATCATTGTACCTATCAAATCTATAGGTTTAATTCCGAGTTTCTGGGATAATGTTTTAATCTTGTTTAAAAATAGTTTATCAGTAGTCCAAGGTTTGACGGTTGTGCCTTCCACGCCTACATCGACTCCAGTTTTAGATTTACCTACGAACAGAGATCCAGCAGGTTTAATTTTAGAAACAGATGTTCTTTGAGATCCTGCAGTAGTTGCTGATACTAATGACCCGGTTCCGCTAGCAGATGCATCAGTATTTGAATTAGAAAATGCTGATTTGCTTAAATTTTCGTGCTGCGACCACGGCTCATTCATAGGGACGCGGGTCATAGCAGCAACCATTCCGGCATCCCTAGTACCCTTTGCTGGAGTAGTCGGAACCGTATATAAATTTATCCCAGGTGGAATATTAGACAGAGGTGGTTTAGTACCAACTGTTCTTGCGCCCGGTGCTTCTTTAATTAATAGAGCATCTATTCCAATGTAGGAGTTACTGAATAACGACATGTCAGATTTAGAATCGAGAGCTATTGACGTTATTGACCTAATACTGGTTTGACCACCAGAGAGATGAGAACTATCTTTGTCAACTATTATATTATGACTTCCCAACACTGTCAAGGTATAGGTACCAGCAGTATTCGTCACGATGTTTCCACTTACAGAATTTAAATCACCATTAGCCTGTAGATTAATATCATTTTCAGCATAAACGTTAAAATTTCTACTTGCATGTAAATTAAAATCTCGTTCTGCTTTAAAGTTAAAATCTCCCTCAGTGTGTATTGATACAGAATCAGCTGCATAGATGTCGATCTTACCATCACCGGTAAACTCTAGCCATGCTGTGCCCTTAGCATTAGCAATATAAATTAAATCAGCAGTATTATGCATCAATATTTGATGCCCGGTGCGTGTTCTTAATCTGATCAGTTCGTTATTGCCATCAACATCGCCGTCATCCATGACAAAAGTGCTGCCACCTAATCTACTGACTGGAGTTGTATTATATCCTGTACCTTCAGATGTATCTGCGTAGCCAATTGTCCCAGTCGGTCCATTTTTATCTAATGGCCCCGGAGTACTGATGCCAAATACCATGCTGGGCTGTTCTCTCCTTGCACTACTAGAAGTAATTCCCCTAATATCGTCAAGAAGGAGGCCTTGTTTAGCTAAAACACTGGCAAAAGGATGTACTGGACGAAATGCTTTGTTTATATCTAGCAAACCTGCAGGGTTCTTTTTATTATATTCGCCAACCGGAAGTGATAGTGCATCTGCATACTCTTCTTTCTGAGCCGGAGTTAACCCTCGGAAATTAGGCGATGCTGCTATCCCAGGAACCATTTGATTTTGCAATAGATCGGGTATGCATCCTATCCAGTAACCTTGGTTTGGGTCTGAATCAACAAAAATAACCATTACCGTAGTACCAACATCAGGAGGGATCATCCACATGCCATAACTTTTTTGAGTTTGATCAAACTTATCCGGATCGTTATTTCCAAACTTGGATGATGTAACTCCATAAAAAGGAGTCATATATCTCACCGGGTACGTGTTGTTTTTGTAGTCAGGATCGGCGGTTATTCTTGTTTTTATCACTACTTCGAGGCTACCCATGCCAGCATTATCTAGATGGTTTGTAACTTCTGCTAGATATGGGCCCGGACTAGATAATCTGGTAGGTGTTCTTTGACTCATGGATTATTTCTCTTTGTTATTCTTGCGAATGCGTCTGAACTTGTCATAGTTGGTTGTGCTGGCACTAGTCCCTCTGCTGTGCCTTCAGCAGCAGATGGAGAAGTTTCGGCGCCTGGGTTAAGTTTTCCATCCTTTAAATATGTGCCAATTGCAGATCTATTTTCCCCCTTTTGTGGCATCCTGGCCAATTGTAATCTTTGAGTAAACACCCCATTAGAAAATTTACTAAGTAATTTCCTAACCATGAATACTCCGCTAAATTCAAGTCGACCAGTTTCCGGATCAGCATCTTGAAATTTTAAAAATCCAGATTCGCCAATATCGATTGGATTTCTAAAAGTTACCTCTATATACGGGGTCCCGTAGTTTTGATTTAAAGATCCATTCTCGCCTACAACACCATTTGTAGATACTGGATCAAAATTGCTGACTCCACCCATGACAAGAAATACTGGATCGCCCAAAATGCTTAGTTCAACTTCGGTCATATTGTAAGTACGTTTAACCACTGCTTCATACATGGCTTTTGACTGAACATAATATGGATCGGAACTTGGGGGGCCGGCCGACAAGCTACCCGATGTAACCAGATTGTCTCGATAAGAATTAAGAGTCGGGAGTATCGCATTACGTGCTGTAGGTGGACCTTTGGATAAATTAGCAGCAAGCCCTACACGGTTTTCGCCATCGAATCTATGGATGCTAAGTTCTTCGGTAGATACTGCATTGGCCAGAGATTTTATGCCGCTGCTAAGTCCCATGGCATTAGGAATTCCAGCATATAAACTGTTGTTGAAATTAATTTTAAAATCTAATATGTCACGATTATTGCCTGTATAGATATAATCATATTTACGAATTAAAAAGTGTTTTTTCATATCAGGTCCAAAAACAAATTTCTCTTGTTGGTATCCGGGAACCATCGTATAGTGTATTTTATATGGTGTTACCTTGTAGACAAATCTCTGATAAAATCTGTTACTGATCAAATCAAATTCATCCAGATTTGTCACTTCTACTCGTATTAAAAAATACTCTAAAAGTCCGGTATCAACATCGATTTTTGAATATATATTTTTTAATATATTCTTCGCCCACTCACTTTCAGTAATAATTGCTGCCATGCAATCAGTAATATTTGAATTTGCAGCAAAACTTACAATTTTCGAAGATTGGACGGCTGTGGGTTGACCTTTAGAGCCTTTGCTACCGTAACCATTTGCAATACCAGAAGCTTGATTGTCGGAAAATGTAAAGATATTATTAGATTTTAAATCAGTGGCATAGACCCTACTATTGGCAAGGGCTGAGAAATTTGAATTTACATCGGAAAAAGAAATTAAATATTCATCCTTACCTATAGGGGAAGTCTCCTTAGTGTAGGCGTTTTTATTTGCGGTAGCACGCTGGAATGCTACTTGATCAAGAAAGTCTACTAAAATATCCGACACAGTCGTTCCTTTGATTTGAACGTTTTGGTGTAGCTTATTGATTTCATCAGTGAATGCAAATTCATTGAATGGGAGTCCTACACAAATATATTTTGACCCTTTTGCGGTTACGTCTAATTGTATCTTTGTTATTCTAATTCCAAAATACCGTGTGGAATTCTCAATATCATCATCAAGTTTACCATCGTCAGTGTAACCAACAAAATTCATTTTTAGCAAAAATGATGCTGATGAATAATTTGCATAACCGCATCCCAATGCAGCGGCTTGCAATGCTTCTAAAAATCCGTTAATGCTATAAGGCTCATATACGTCAAATCTAAATGCCAATGGTAGTGTTGGACCGCCTTTGCCAGAGAAAGACAATAATGTATCAATTTCAAGATTATCAATGTACATGTCAAATCTTCCGGGACTATTTTTATTGAATCCTTTGATAAATCCAACCGCTTGGTCAGTCAAGGCCCTATTTTCTTTTGTGGTCGAATTTGACAGACCAACTGATGATTCTGCCATGCCATAGTTTTCGCCCTTGCCGCCAGATTTGAGTATAGTATAGGCCTTTGAATCCGCCTCAAATGCCGCAATCGAAGGATTAGTGGCCAGTGTAGTCCTTCTCAAACCAGATAAGGTAAAATTATAAGTATAATTGACATACTTATTTAGAACATTTTCGCCTAATATTTCTTTTCTAGAGTAGACTACTGGTCCATTATCTTCGCTCGGATCAACTTCAGGGACAGGGATCTGTCTAGATATTTCCGGACTTGGGGCATATCCCCTAGTGGCAGCGGACATCGCGAAGGTTCCGGCGGAAGAATTTGCTCTAGCTGCTTTTGTGAGGGGATTACGCCTGTCAGATCCTGCCATAGATAACGACGGTGCTCTATTACTAGTTGCAACTGCGAGAGCATCCTGTATTTTTTGATCTTTTTGAACATTGCTTATGGCGGCGAGTCCAGCACTACCTTGATTTGCGGCCGCTTGGGCAGCTTGAGCATTTTGAGGAGCCAATGCCGCTTGCGCTCGACGTGTGCTGTCTGCAATACGTTGGAGTCGCTGTTGTTCTAAATACCTTGCATATTGACCGTTATCCATGCTAGATTCCTAACGCAGATTTAATAGTGGCAATTTTAGGTAGATATATTTGTACACCCGATACCAAATCAAATATTGGATCTTTTATAATCCCGGGATTTCGCATGGCAAATATCCACCATAACTTTTCTGTATCATAAAGATCATAGGCTAAAAGGTCCGGCCTATGATGATACTTGGACTGGACTTCATAAAAGATATCATCTTTTTGAAAAGGAATCTTTTTTGGTGACCATATGTCAAGATACCCATTACTCTGACTGGTATTAGAATAGGGACTAAACTGTGAATACGATACGGACATTATAGATATCCTTTATTTTGGCCACTAATATTATAACTACCCGAAAGCCATTGTTCCACTGAAAAATCTTTAATCTGCTGTCGACTATATACCGGATTACAAACCACTGTGATAGAGGAAACGACCGGAACTGAACTGTTTGTTGAAAAATTTTGACTGTTGCCGTCCTTATGCGCTGTAAAGTAATCGACATTTTCAGGTAATTCATGTTTAAATGACGTTATAACCACTGGAACATTCTCTAACATATAGTTGCCATAACCAAAAAGTCTACATACCGGTGGCGGTGATCCTCTTTGAGCATCCGTCCCTTGTTGCATTTTAGTTAAAATTTTAAGTAAATGAATTGTTGACAATAAGACCTCCGCATCAGCATCGTGTTCGACAGTAAATTTACCAGATATTGTTATAGGACTCACTGCACTATTTTGATAAAAATATTGTGTAAAATTTGAATGTGTTGGATTTTGTGCGGTATAATTTGCTTTGTGTTCAAATTGAATGCTTGGGGTATATGGGAAGATGATTCCTTGAAATAATGCCACTCCAGATTCGGAAGGACCTGCAGCACTACTACTTATATCTGCTATAGTGTAGCTGTTATTAGGATTATATCTAGCACCCATTATATCTTGGAACCAATATCCAACTGGCACGGTAATCTTTACCCGAGTATCAGTCTTCTGGGTGGTACCATCTGCCCTAATAAAGTTGATCTGAGGTTTTGGTGGCGATGGAAGATTTGCGCCTTTGGTCAAGGCTCTGCGTAATAGCTGTGTACCAATTAAGCCACCAAGGCCAACCCATTCTTCGTCTTTCATGATAAATCCTTTACATGTTATTTACCAATATAAATAATGTGCTAGTTTAATTAATACGGTTGACATTGAGTAAATCCATGTTATACTGTAATTCATAAGGATAACAATAATAAGATGAGTACTCCAATTCCCACAACGAGAAAAGTAAAATATTTAAACAACAGAGACCTACTAGCAGAAATACACAGAAGTAAATGCAGCTTTTCCAGTTTCACTCTCCCGGAATATCAACAACACGACATTATTTTACCTAGTTTAACTAGAGTTAACATTAGAACCGTAGCAGAAGCCAAACGGGCAAGAGCAAAACGCACAGGAATACAAATTTTTACACAGGCCAGGCTTAGTGGAGATAAGAAAGTCAAGCTGGCAGAATGCATTCCCGACTATACCACCATCGCTAAAACTGATGTGATCATAAGAATCATGACTTTTGATCATATTCCACTAGCTCCTGGACGCAAGAAAACTACAAAAACCACAGCCGACAGTCATGATAAAGTAAACTTCCCGCCATTCCAACATTGGAAATACAATGATCAAGATGAATTAGTATGCGTAGGTAAGAGTCATTGGCGTGGTCCCGTGGATACTGGTCACTTTGACAAAGATAAGGGACGTATCACTGAAAACTTGGGTAAGATGTTTATCAAACTCAGCGAGAGATATGCACAGCGCAGCAATTGGCGCGGGTATACCTATATCGACGAAATGAAAGGGCAGGCAATTCTACAGCTGAGCCATATTGGATTACAATTTGACGAATCAAAAAGCGAAAATCCCTTTGCCTATTATACCGCTGCTGTGACTAATAGCTTCACAAGAATATTGAACATCGAGAAAAAGAGTCAAAATATACGTGATGATCTATTGGAAGAAGCTGGACTAACCCCAAGCCTAACCAGACAAAATAGTCAAGAATACGCGGAAGAAATTGCACGGCAAGCAGAACTCTACAAAAATATGCGTATGCCCAAGAGCGAAGCTGTATCGGAAGAAGAAGAAATAGAAAACGAAGATCTTTAACTTGACTTATTAAGACGTATCCACTACACTTATAGTAGGAGTATTATTAATGAGTCTGTTTAAGAAAGTTGCATGTTTTACCGATATACATTTTGGACTAAAATCAAATTCATCGACACATTTAAGAGATTGTGAGGAATTCGTAGACTGGTTTATTCAAGAAGCCAAGACCGCGGGGTGTGAAACTGCGATCTTCTTGGGCGACTGGAGTCACAATCGTAATAGTCTAAACTTATTCACACTGGACAGCAGTTTACGCTGCCTAGAAAAACTAGGTGCAGCATTTGAACAGTTCTTTTGGTTCCCAGGTAACCACGATCTATTTTATAAAGACAAGCGTGACATTCATTCGAGTGCCTTTGGTCGGCACATTCCAGGCGTCACTGTTGTAGACAGTATATGGACCCGGGATGATGTCACACTTGTACCTTGGCTAATAGGCGATGAGTGGAAGTCTATGAAAGACATCAAGAGCAAATATGTATTTGGTCACTTCGAATTACCCAAGTTCTTCATGAACGCTATGGTACAAATGCCCGATCACGGTGAACTTAGAGCAGAGGATTTTAACGGCCCAGACTATATATTCAGTGGACACTTCCATAAACGACAAGAAAACAACCGAGTGATCTACATTGGTAATGCATTTCCGCACAATTATAGTGATGCAGGGGATGATGAACGCGGGATGATGACATTAGAATGGGGCGGTGAGCCTAAATTTATTAATTGGTCCAACTGCCCCAAGTACAGATCTATCAAACTTAGCGATTTGATCGACCAAAAAGACACAATCATGAAGGGTAAGATGCATTTCAAAGTGAATCTAGACATAGATATCAGTTTTGAAGAAGCAAACTTCATCAAAGAAACGTTTATGAAAGGTTACAATATACGAGAGATTAGCCTTATACAAGATAAAGTTAATTTAGAAGGCACTGCTGGGGAAATTTTAGATAGCACTTTTGAAAGTGTAGATCAAATTGTCACGGATAGTCTGGTCAATATCGAATCGGAACAATTTGATAGATCAATGCTGTTAGAAATTTATAACGAACTATAATGTTTAAATTAAAAAATATCACTGCAAAAAACTTCATGAGTGTGGGCAATCAAACCCAGGCTGTGCAATTTGATAAAGAACTGCTTACTCTAGTGTTAGGTGCGAATCTAGATCTAGGGGGAGATGATACTGGCAGCAGGAACGGGACTGGAAAAACTACCATTGTCAATGCATTGAGTTATGCATTATATGGGCAAGCATTAACAAACATCAAAAAAGAAAACTTAATCAACAAAATCAACGGTAAGAATATGTTAGTCACCGTTGAATTTGAAAAAGACGGGAATCATTATAGGATTGAACGCGGTCGCAAACCCAATGTACTTAAATTGTACGTCAATGATAATCAAATAAAAGACGACACCGCTGAAGATGACAGCCAAGGGGATAGCAGGGAAACACAAAAAGCCATCGAACAGATGTTAGGCATGAGTCACACCATGTTCAAGCATCTAGTGGCACTGAATACCTATACCGAACCCTTTTTAAGCATGCGGGCCGCAGATCAAAGGGAGATAATCGAACAACTTTTAGGCATTACCCTATTGAGTGAGAAGGCAGAGGCCTTAAAAACATCAGTCAAAGACACTAAAGATTCGATAGTATCCGAAAATGCCACTATCGAAGCCACTAAAAAAGCCAATGAGAACATACAGAAAAGCATTGACAGCTTGATCATACGCAGTAGTGCATGGGATGCCAAGCAGGAATCTGATATTTCTACCATGGTCAATAACATACACATCTTGAGTGAAGTTAACATCGAACAAGAATTAACATTGCACAGTCAGCTCAAACTATGGAATGAACACGATATTAAGATTCGAAATCTCAGTAAGCAGCGGGCAACTTTAGATTCTGCACTAGGACAAGCTGAAAGAAGTGTTAAGAAGTATGAGAAGGAACTGGCAAGCCTGGAAAATAAGACTTGTCATGCTTGCGAACAGGAACTCCACGATCATAAGCATGAAGAAATGTCTGCGCTGGCTCAGGCACAGTTAGACGAAGCGATGAAATACTTTGATAAAATATCTCAAGACTTACAAAAGATCGTAGATGAGATCGGCAACGGGGATACGCCGCACAAACCGTTGACGTTTTATGACACTGAGGCAGAAGCATTAGAACATAAGAACAATTTAGATAGTCTCGAGAAGAGTTTGACCTCGAGGGCAGACGAAATCAATCCCTATGCTGAACAAGTCGATGAACTTAGAAGGACTGCCATACAAGAAGTGACATGGGATCGTATCAACGAGTTGACTAGACTTAGAGATCATCAAGAATTCCTATTAAAACTACTGACCAATAAGGACAGTTTCATTCGTAAAAAGATCATCGATCAAAATCTAAGCTATCTAAACAGACGACTGGGATACTATATCGATAAGTTGGGCCTGCCACACAGGGTAGTATTCCAGAATGACCTAACAGTTGAGATCACTCAGCTGGGACAAGATTTAGATTTTGATAATTTATCACGCGGAGAACGAAACAGATTGATATTATCAATGAGTTTTGCCTTCCGAGATGTATGGGAAGGTCTATATCAAGGCATCAACTTGCTATTCATCGATGAATTAGTCGATGCTGGTATGGATGCCGCAGGTGTAGAAAGCGCCCTAGCTGTATTGAAAAAGATGGCTAGGGAAAGAAACAAGAATATTTACTTGATAAGTCATAAGGATGAACTTATGGGTCGGGTCAATAGTGTATTAAGGGTAGTAAAAGAAAATGGATTCACAAGTTATTCCAGCAATGCAGAGTACGTCGACTGAAAAAACTCAAGTCTATAAAGATTTATACTCAGAATTTTTAGGCGACGTAGTACTACTGCATAACTATCATACAACATATACAATACATACTGGGTTAGAAACATCGCAAAGATTTCGATCCCAGTGTATGAAAATGGGCAAGTTGTTAAGGAAACTGAGAACTGCTAGTGCAGAATCTTTCGAAGAACAACGACAAAATCGAAAAATTATGAAACGTAATCAAGCAGTTTATAACAAAACTAAACTTGCAGCTAGACGATTAAGAGGAAGTCAGCGTTCAGCGAATGCTGCTGCTAGAAGAGAGAAAGCAAATAACAAAGGAAATATAAAATGAATGATACCGCAACACAACTACAAGCACACTTCGACGAATTCTTAAAAGAAGACGCAAAGTTTACAGCAGGCAATGCTGCCGCAGGTACTCGCGCACGTAAGGCATTGGGTGAATTATCTAAAGCAGTCAAAACCCGTCGTAATGAAATCACTGCTGAGAAGAATGCTCGCAAGGAAGCTAAAGTAGCAAAATAATCGATGACTTGGTACCACAAGGGTTCTATAGTTACAGAACTGCCTGAAGATTGTGTGGGATTTGTTTATCTTATCTCATGCAATACTACAGGTAGACTCTATGTTGGTAAAAAATTAGCAAAATTTAGTCGAACGACCTACAAGACTGTGAAGTTGAAGAACGGCACAAAGAAGAAAAAGAAAATTAGAAGCAAAATAGATAGTGACTGGCAGGAATATTACGGGTCCAGTGCGGAACTTACCGCAGATATAGAAACATTAGGCAAAGAAAATTTCACAAGAGAGATATTGCATTACTGTAAAAGTAAAGCAGAAACATCATACGTTGAGGCCCGAGAACAATTCGACCGCAAAGTATTAGAATCACAAGAATATTATAACGGACAGATCTCAGTTCGTGTCCATGGCTCCCATATTATAAACAAAATTTAGGCTCAGTTAATCGGTCACAAGGCTCGCACCTGCTAATTTCGGGTGCCCGTATACCTGGATCTCGGATCACAGGGAGGGAAATCTCTTGCCGATAGGAGTACTCAACCACTATCCTTTACAGGACGAGGATCGCAAATCTGCCGCGGTTTGGTTGTTTTAACAGTTTTAGGCAAAAGGAGGGGTAGTTGCCCCAAGTTTGCTAGCATGTTAGCGTATGTTAGTAAGCCGCCGTCATATAAAGACTGAGCTCGAGGTACCGGATGACCGCCTCTGTAACGCTCTAACGCTAAGTGACATGTGTTCGACTCGGATAATGTTTTTTACTTTGCCCGCTAGGGCAAAGTGTGACTGAACGATCTGGATAATATTAATTTCGTCTTCGACGAAGTAAGTGCTTCAAGCGACAGCGCCGAAGCAAATGAGCTTTAGCTCATTTCATATAAATAAATTCATAACATATAGGATTAATGCAATGCGCATCAATGACATTTTAACAGAAACACGATCTGATGAAGGTATCGTTTCAGATATTGGAACTGGCGTAGGCAAAGCTGTCGGAGCAACTGCTAGAGGTGTTGGTGCCGTAGCTGGCGGAGTTCGAGGTGCATGGGATGCAGCTAAACAAGGATTCCAAGCAGGTAGAAATCTAGTAGGTGGCGGTGGAAGTTCTGCTGCATCAAATCCTGATATACAACGAGCCCATGATCTTAGAGTTCAAGCGGATCAACTAGATGGTGGAACTAGCGCACAACAAAATTATGCTGCGCCGGTAGCGAGTGGTGGATCGTCTAGAGTCGGACGTTCGGGATCAGGTGGTCAGTCTAGACCATATACAGGCGGCGGACAAAATACTACAGCTGGCAATGCTGCCCCCGCATCCAATACCGCTGCTCCTGCAACTAATGCAGCGGCCGCTCCCGCAGGTCCCGACGCAGCAATGCAAAAATTACAACAGGCACTTCAACACTTGAAAGGTACAGATGTTGAGCGAATCCGCACCATGTTGAAGAAACGTGCAGGCATCGCTGAAGGCATTGTGTCTAAAGTAGCTGGCGGCTTGGGCAAAATGGGACGCGGATATGTTGATGCTAAATCTGCATATCAGCAGGGGCGCGGCGGAGACATGACTCCTCAAGAAATTGATCTAGCCATTGCATCGATGCCCAAAGAGCAGGCAGCTGAGTTGCTGCAATTTTTTGATACATTACATCCAGCAGCCGCAGGTGGCCCTGCTGATTCGGCAGCACCAACAACTCCAGCGACATCTACTGCATCTACATCTACGCCGCCTGAGTCAACCCCTTCAGCACCTGAACCAACTCCAGCGACATCTACTGCATCTACATCTACGCCGCCTGAGTCAACCCCTTCAGCACCTGAACCAACTCCAACACCACCAGGTAGCGCAGCAGGAACAAACACAGGTAGTGGATTTCAAGCACCGGGTCGTGTTACACCAACTAATGCATCTTATAAATTAAACATGCCTAAAGCCCCGGCAACAACGCCTGCTGCTGCTTCGACTCCAGCATCAACTGTTCGACAAGTGGTTCCAAATCGACCTGCTCCAAAAATAAATGGATTACAAGTTCGCAACATGGCAGAAGGAAGGAAACTACAAGTACACAGTAGTTTCTTAGGAATGGATCTTTAGAAGAACGGCATCTGACTAGACTTAGTCATCTCTAGATTTTCTTCGACAATTTTTGAAATTATCTCCCGGTCCTGAAGGTCCAGCATGTAGGCTTCAGTAAAGCTGAGACCACCTCTCATATACCACGCCATCTGGAAAATTTCTTTCTTTAAGGCTTTTGACTCATTTTCCATCTTAGCTATCTCTGCTTCTATCTCAGAGATATCTAAGGTCAAAAGCCTCATTCGAAAAAATCTGATTCGTTAAAAGTTATTGGAACTGAATAAGTTGCTGGAGCACCTGCTGCTTGTTGTTCGTCAGTGGTGGTAAAATTCAATGGAGGTAATTGATTTTTGGATTTAATTTCTCCGAGATGATCATTGATTTTATCAAATACTTCCTTGTCAACGTTTTGAATGAATTCGGTAATGAGAGATCTGTCAGTGACTTCTTCTTCACCTGCTATTATTTTAGTAATACTTTCAGCAGTCAAGTCTACTGTGACCTGTGTTAGCTTATTAAAGCTGACATTGAACATTTCCATCTTTTTGTCATCATCTATTTTGTCATCGTTGACCATTTTCATGATACGATTGGTCTCAAATGCTTTTAAGCTGGTTTGATTCATGTGTTTAAAAGATAATGGTTTGACATAAACGATAAGATCTTCTCTTACCACAACTTGATCGATCCATGTGCTCATACGCTGTTGATCCAGTAGTTGTCGTAAATCTATTTCGTATTCGACTTCTTCATTGATCACAGGAATTTTATGCTTGATGGCCATTTTTTCACCGTATGTGGCCAATCTAAGAGCGATCAAGATAGTATCTAAATCTATCACGGGTACATCCCACGCATTTTTAATATTAGGAATGCAACTTTGAATAACATCTACCATGGCTTGTCCATTCATCAATGCATCAGGAGTCTTAAATGTCAGCTCGTCTCTAGCAGTCATAGAATATACAGGAAATTCCATGTTGTCAGTGACTGCTATGCTTTTTGCTGGCCAAAAATTACCATTGCTAGGCAACTTGATATAGATTTTTGGCTGTCTCATATATCCGGCCAATGGATTTTTTGGTTTGAACGTCTGTGTTTGCATATTTTAACTCCGCTAAATAAACTTGATAGGACTATCGCTATCTATTTATCTACCAACTTAATGACAGGTTTAAACTATGAACGGCGCAACTGAACACACGTTAGCAGAACTCTTGAGGGTCGCCCAAGAGCAAAATGCCAATCTTGCAAACCTAAACCAACTGCTGTCTGGACGATCTTCTGGAGGCGGTGGCGGAGGGGGCGGCGTTGGAGCCGGTATAGCTGACATGGGGAAAAATGTCCCAATATTAAGTGCTGCATTTACTGTAGCAGGTGCTGCTGTCAGTGCAGTCGGAACTGTTTTTGAAATGCTGGGAAATGTAATAGGCAAGATGGTTGACGGTGTAGGATCAGCGATCAAAGGCTTATGGAACTTTAGCCAGAAAGCCATGGAAGGCACCGCAAGGATGAGTGACCTTTTTGATGCGTTTGGAAAACTGCCATTTTTCATAGGAGAACTATTTCAAATTGGCGCGAGTCTACTACGCACACTGGAAAAACTGGTGGATGAATATGTAGAAATGTCAAAAATTGGCGCAGGATTTTCAGGTGGGTTGCTGGAAATGCGTAACATGGCCAGTGATCTTGCATTGAGTTTCAGTGATCTTAAAAATATCACTTCAAGGAATAGTGAAACTTTTGCAGCAGCTGGCGTAAGTGTGCAACAGGGATTTTCAAAATTTACCAATGGTTTGAGACAACTGATGGCAACTGATGAACTATATCGATTGGGAGTCACTAGCAAGGAAGCCGCAGAATATCTAACAACCATGATGAAGGTACAGCAGGTTGGTCTACGAAATGGACAAATTGATTCCGCGTCTTTATCTAAAATGACTAGGGATTATATAATTCAATTAGACGAGTTATCTAGGGCTACAGGTATTCATCGAGACCAGTTAAATGAAAGCATGAAGAAAAATGCAGACGATCAAGTTTTTCAAAATTGGTTGGATGATATCGTAGATCCTAATAAGAGAGCAGAGATAGAGGCAAGTGTTGCAGCATCGACTGCAAGACTAGGTAAAGACTTTACTGAAAATGTATTCAAGCCTATTCTAAGGGGAATTGATGGACCAATCAATGATGCTGCGATTAAGATTGCTCAGGCTTCAGGAGGACTGAGTGTAGAAATGGCCGGCGAACTTAGGAGAATAACTCTAGACGGCACCCTTAGTGCAGAAGAACGACAAAGACAGTTATTTTTAGTATTTGCAAAAATTGGATCGGGTGCAAAAAAATTCGCAGATAGTTTAGATGTGCTTTCAGCAGCTGATCCTACTATTGTTTGGCAAGAAGGTGTAAAGTTAGGTAGATTGGTAAAAGACGGGGCAACACAGCAATGGAAATATATTCAACAAGAACAAGAAAATTCCAAAGCTGCTGCTGAAGAGGCAGCGAGATTATTAAAAGCTCAAGAAACTATAACAAAATTTGGTAATGCTATGACATTAGTATTTGCCCAGATAGCTATAGAATGGGGTCCAAAATTGCTTGATATTGGAGAATGGATATTAAACCACTTAATAGGCGGATTTGAAAAATTTTTAAAATGGCTAGACAGTCCCGAGGTAAAACGTACTTGGAACACAGTGGTTGAGTTCTTTGACGGTGTTATATTGCCAAAATTAAAAGCAATTGGCGCATGGTTTGGCGAAACATGGGATCAACTTGTAAAAGCATGGAATGGGGACAAACCGGGGGAAGTTATAGAGGTTCTAAAAACACGATTGGCCGACGGTATGACAAACATATGGGAACATATACAAAAAATCTGGGAAGTAGTAAGTCCTGGATTGATCGCAATTTGGAACAAGGATATTAAACCTGTTCTAGTAGATCTTTGGACGAAGTTGATGGACAGTATGTTAACTGCTGTCGGTGACGCTATCAAAACATGGTTAATTGGACCAAAGATGACTACTCCCGAAGCACAGGCCAATATGGATAGAAGAGCAAAAGATGTAGTTGCCGATACTCCAATTTGGCTGAAGCCGTTAATGGCATTAGGTGACCTAATGGAAAAAACAGCCAATTTGGTTGCCGGTCCCGAAATTGCCGGCAGAATGAGAAATACAACTATTGAGGATAATGAGTCGATTCTAGATTTTTTCGGGTACCGAGGTCGTCATACAAGCGGAAAAGTGGGAGCCAAAGCCGGCGGCGGCCTAGTTGATCCCGGAACTTATCTAGTGGGCGAACGAGGACCGGAATTATTGAGTGTAGGTGCCAGCGGTAATGTCATTACCAATGAAAATCTACAAAAATTGTTGAATCGACTGGCTGGGGACTCTGACAACAATTATATCGCATCAGCACTAGAAGAATTAAATAAGACTATGAGCCGCATAGAAAATCATTCAGCTTCAACTGCTGATTACAGCAGGCGTACTGTTGGCGCTATCGCACAGATAGGTGGCGATATCATGCCAGCAATCTAAAGGAATAACAAATGGCCGGTTGGAAAAAATATTTTACGCCAGTTAATACATCTGGTAAACTAAGTCCAGTAAGCGGCACCATGAGTTCCGACCAGGGTAGGAATCCCAGTCGAACAAACTATAGCAGTTATCTTCCGGATTTTTATGCTGGTCATCCCAATCGCTTAGAGCGATACGGGCAATATGACACCATGGACAGTGACAGCGAAGTTAATGCCGCCCTAGATATTCTAGCTGAGTTTTGCACACAGCCCAACGAAGAAAACGGCACACCATTCGAGATTTATTTCAAAGAGCAGGCCACTAATACCGAAGTAAAAATCATTAAAAAGTACTTACAACAGTGGTGTAAGCTGAATAAATTCCCCGTGAGAATATTTAAAATCGTCCGTAATGCCATGAAGTATGGCGACAGTTTTTTTGTTCGAGATCCAGAAACACAGAGTTGGATGTATGTAGATCCTGCCAAAGTAGATAAAATTATCGTCAATGAAAGCGAAGGTAAAAAGCCCGAGCAATACATGATTCGTGACTTCAATCCTAATTTTGAAGCACTATCTACCACTGCTATCAACCCTAGTAACATACAGGGCGGCGGCAATCAGTTTGGTGGAAACTACGGATCTGGTCAAGGTGGGGGAGGCGGCGGCCGTGGCATGGCAGGATCATTTCCTAATGCTGCCTCGGGCAGCAGATTTGCACAAAATCAGAATCAATATGCTATAGATGCCAAACATGTGATCCATATCAGCATGAGCGAAGGATTAGATAATAATTTTCCCTTTGGTAACAGTTTGATGGAAAGCATCTTTAAGGTATTCAAACAAAAAGAATTATTAGAAGATGCTATCTTGATCTACCGTATACAGCGTGCTCCGGAACGTAGGGTATTTTACATCGATGTAGGTAACATGCCTAGTCACTTGGCCATGAGTTTTGTTGAGCGTGTAAAAAATGAAGTTAACCAACGTAGGATTCCCAGCGCCAGCGGTGGCGGCCAAAGTTTGATCGATGCTAGCTACAATCCTCTATCAGTTAACGAAGATTATTTCTTTCCTACCACTGCTGAAGGGCGGGGAAGTAAAGTAGAAATCCTGCAAGGCGGGCAAAATTTAGGAGAAATCGATGATCTTAAGTATTTTACCAATAAGTTGTTTCGTGCTCTACGCATACCTAGTTCTTATCTACCTACCGGCTCTGACGACGGAGGAAGTAACTTCAATGATGGACGTGTTGGAACAGCATACATACAAGAGTTAAGGTTCAATAAGTACTGCGAACGTTTACAAAGTTTGATTAATGGGCCGTTTGATACAGAATTTAAACTATATCTACATACCAAAGGCATCAATGTAGACAGCAATATTTTTGATCTCAAATTTAATCCTCCACAGAATTTTGCCAGTTATCGTCAAGCAGAAATGGATACCGCAAGGGTTAACACTTACAACGTATTGGCAGCAATTCCCTACATCAGCAAGCGATTTGCCATGAAGAGATTCTTAGGATTGACCACTGAAGAGATTTCTGAAAATGAAAATATGTGGGAAGAAGAAAACGTCGATACCGATACAGCGTTGAGCGCCAGCGCCGAACTTCGTACCGCAGGTGTTACGGCAGGCGGTATGTCTGGAGACATGGGAGATCTAAGCAATCCGCAACCTGATCCATCTATGACTCCCGAAGGCGGCGCTGCTCCTCCAGTTCCGGGCGGAGACGCTGGAACAACTGCGCCCGCTTCCGCAGCATAAAACTGATAAATAATCGTATGCTACTAAACGAGTTCACTTATTTTGATAAAAATCACAAAGATCCACAGGAAGATGGTAGATATCTGAGTCAGCACGATACTAGTGTGCTGCGTGATAAGGATTTGAGAAAGACTCGTTTAACTCTTGAAATGCTCAACGATCTTAGAAAAGCGGGCGAAGCAAGAGAAAAAGAAAAGAAAGAAGAGTTGGGACTGACTAGAAAGATGTATGCCCAACCACCACCGGAAGCTGCGGCAGCATAAACTATTAACACATAGTTTAATTCTTTTTGATAGAAACTAAATAATTTTATCAAAAAAAGCCAAAACGGCTCGTTTTCGGCCTATATCGCGCACCAATCTCCTTACGACTTTAAATATAGGATAGCCTTGCCGCTAACCAACATTAGGAGAACCAATAACATGTCAGCAAAATTTGAACAATTATTAGATCACCTTGTCAATGAAAACATGGATCAAGCTAATGAGCTTTTCCATGAAATCGTTGTTGAGATGTCTAGAGGAATTTACGAGCAACTCATCGCCGAAGAAGAAGATGAGTCCAGAGAAATGGATGAAGCTGAAGACGACGCAGACGAATCCGTTGATGAAGAAATGGACGAGTCTATGGATGATGACGAACAAAATGAGTCCATGGAAACTGAAGAGTCATACAGCATGGAAGGTGACGACGAAGAAGGCGAGCACGGATTTGCCAAAGGTGATTCCGGTGACGAATTTGGCGCCAGCGTTACTGGTGGCGACGATGACGAAATGGATCATGAGAAATCAGAAGACGATGCAATTTTCGACTTCAAAGCAGCATTTGAAAAACTAGAAGCAGCATTTGCTGAACTAGAAGCAGCTCAAGGCGGCGAAGAAGCCGACATGGGTATGGGTCCAGACATGGGCGATGACAAAGAAGGTGAAGACGAAATGATGGGTCAACCAGCATTTGAAGGTCGTCGCATGACACGTGAATACGTTGAGAAAGTTGGAAACGACTGGGAAAAGAACAGCCAAAAAACACAAGGTCAAATCGTTGGTGCTAACACCGGTGAAAGCATGCCACACGCTGAGAATGCGCGAAGTGTTGTAAGCTCTGGTAAAGGTAAGCCTGCTACAGGCGCTACTGCTGAAAACATCCTACGTGGTGGTGATGAAGGCGGTACTCCAACAGGTACAAGCCCAGCTGGTAAAGCAGGCGGTTTCCTAAGTGCAGCTAAAGGTATGAACACAGGCAACGGTAATGTTCCTGGCGGTAAGATGGGCGTTAAGAACCTATCCAATGTCAAGGGCGGACACGGTGCTGAGAAGAAAGGTTCTGGTCCAGGTCCAGTAGGTGCTGGTACAGGTGACAAAGCTGGTCAAACTAGCGATGCCAACGGTACTAAGAAGCAATTCCTACCACCACATACCCGTCCTTAATTAGAGCATTGAGATGAAGCTAGCTTATCTAAGAGAACACCTAAGTTTTGATCAATCCGGCATCGTAATGGAGTCGGATGACAAAGATGGTAAAAGCCTTTACCTAAAGGGCATTGCCATCCAGGGTGGTATCCGAAATGCTAATCAGCGTGTCTACCCCGTAGATGAAATTGAACGTGCTGTAAAAGCACTTAATGATCAAATACAAAATGGATATTCAGTATTAGGTGAAGTAGATCATCCAGATGATTTAAAAGTGAATTTGGACCGTGTATCCCATATGATAACTCAAATGTGGATGGAAGGTCCTAATGGTTATGGCAAGATGAAAATTTTGCCAACACCAATGGGCAACTTAGTTCGTACTATGCTTGAAAGTGGAGTAAAACTTGGCGTCAGTTCTCGTGGTAGCGGCAACGTAAGCGACATGAACGGCCATGTATCCGATTTTGAGATTATCACAGTAGACGTAGTTGCACAGCCCAGTGCTCCTGGAGCGTATCCTACACCAGTTTATGAACATTTAATGAATGCTCGTGGCGGGAATAAGGCGTTTAAGGTTGCACAAGAAGTGAAAGAAGATCCAAAGGCCCAGAAATATTTGAAGGAATCACTTCTTCAAATTATTAAAGGTCTAAAATAAGCCCGAGGAGAAAAACAATGTTGGACGCATTCAAACAATTAGTAGAGTCAGGAGTGATGACCGAAGACGTAAAGTCTGTCATCGAATCTGCCTTTGCTGAGAAAATTCAAGAGAATCGCGAACAAGTAACAGCTGAACTACGTGAAGAGTTTGCACAAAAATACAGCCATGACAAAACTGTCATGGTTGAAGCAATCGATAAACTGTTAAGCGAGCGCTTGAACGCAGAGATGGTTAGTTTGTATGAGGACAAAAAGACACTGGCTGAGGCAAAAGTAGCATACCAAACCCGTATTGCTGAAGATGCTAAAAAGCTAGAAGGTTTTGTTATCAAACAATTAGCAAGAGAAATGTCAGAGTTCCAAGGTGACCGTAAGAAAGTTTCCGAGAACTTCAACAAGCTAGAGCAATTTATTGTTCATGCATTGGCAAGAGAAATTAGTGAATTTAACATAGACAAGCGTGATCTAGCTGAGACGAAAGTCAAACTAGTCCGTGAAGCTAAGGATAAATTTGCTGAGATTAAGCAACGTTTCATCGAACAATCTTCAAAGATTGTAGAAGCAACTGTTACGAAAAAGTTAACATCTGAAATCAAGCAATTGAAAGAAGATATTGACTCCGCACGTAGCAATGACTTTGGTCGTAAGATCTATGAAGCATTTGCACAAGAGTTTGCCGGTTCTTACTTAAATGAAAAATCTGAGACAAGTAAATTGTTAAAGATCATTTCCAAGAAAGATCAAGAATTGGCAGAAGCAAAAACTGTCGTAACAGAAAAAGCACGTTTAATCGAATCTGCGCAACGCGAAATCCGCATTACAAAAGATTTGATGGAGCGTAAACAAGTTATGACAGAATTACTAGCACCGTTGGATGCTAGCAAACGAGGCATCATGAAAGAACTTTTAGAGTCTACACACACTAAAAAACTTAATGAAGCATTCGACAAATACCTACCAGCGGTAATGGAAGGACAAGTACGCAAGACTACTGATAAAAAAGTAGTATTGAGTGAGAGTTCTGAAGTAACTGGAAATCGTGAAAGCAAGCCTGAAGCAGGCTTAGACAATATTTTAGATATCCGCAAGTTAGCGGGTCTATCGAAATAATTAATCAAGGAGACATAAATGTCACAACTATTAAATGAAAGATGGTCAGAGACCAAAGAAGCTCTGCTTGAAGGCCTACAAGGTACCCGTCGTAGTTCTATGCAGGTTTGCTTAGAAAATACACGTAGGTATTTGGCTGAAAGCGCAACAGCTGGTGCAACCAGCTCTGGAAACATTGCTACACTAAACCGTGTGATTCTTCCAGTTATCCGTCGTGTTATGCCAACCGTTATCGCTAACGAAATCATCGGTGTTCAACCAATGACTGGCCCAGTAGCACAAATTCACACTCTACGTGTTCGCTATGCTGATTCTTCAACTGAAGTCACAGCTGGTGAAGAGGCACTAAGTCCATTCAAGATTGCTAGCGCATACTCTGGTAATGATGGTTCACCTGCTAAAGCTGCTGTAACAAGCCAGCTAGAAGGTCAACCAGGCAAGCGTATGTCCATTCAAATCTTGAAGACACCAGTCGAAGCTAAGTCTCGTAAACTAAGCGCTCGCTGGACGTTTGAAGCTGCTCAAGATGCACAAGCCCAACAAGGTATTGACATCGAAGCAGAAATCATGGCTGCACTAGCACAAGAAATCACAACTGAAATCGACCAAGAAATCCTAGGAAGCCTACGCTCACTAGCCAACGTCGAACAGACATATGACCAGTCTCTAGTATCTGGTACTGCTACATTCGTAGGTGACGAGCACGCTGCTCTAGCGATTCTAATCAATCGTACAGCTAACTTGATCGCTCAACGTACACGTCGCGGTGCAGCTAACTGGGCTGTTATCTCTAACCAAGCACTGACAATTCTACAATCTGCTACTACCAGCGCTTTTGCTCGTACAACAGAAGGTACATTTGAAGCTCCTACAAACACCAAGTTTGTTGGTACATTGAATGGCGCTATGCGTGTTTATGTTGACGCTTATCTAAGTGATGCAAGCGATGCAAACCAAGTTCTAGTTGGATACAAAGGTTCTAGCGAAGCAGATGCTGCTGCGTTCTATTGCCCATACATTCCTCTAATGAGCTCTGGTGTTGTTCTAGATCCAGCAACCTTCGAGCCAGTCGTTGGCTTCTTGACACGCTACGGCTATGTTGAGTTGACCAATGCAGCTAGCTCACTAGGTAACGCTGCTGACTATCTAGGCCGTGTTGCTATCACTAGCGCAAACGTTTCCTTCCAATAATCCATTATTGGCGTAAACAACAGAAGCCCACTTCGGTGGGCTTTTTGTTGACTGAAAACTAAATACTCTGTACAGCTTGCATTGGGCAAGTTTTATGCAGAAATCCAACTGCGTACGGCCTAGAACGCCGTGTTTACTTATTTTAGGAGAAACAAAATGGGACGTCCAATTAAAAAGAAATTCTTTGGTAGTTTAACTACCCCTTACCAAAATCATGCTACTGGCGGCAAAACTGGCGTTGGTGGTGAAGGTGTAGCATCAGTCACTATTTCAAACAGCGGTACATTTTATTCACAAGGCGCAGCCGTAACATTTGGAGCACCAAATATTACTGGCGGCATCCGTGCAACTGGTACACCAATCGTGGGTACAGGCATCAATGTTGGTAAAATCATGGGATTCAATATCACTAATGCTGGTTCTGGTTATACAGGAACTGTTAGCATATCTGTTACCACTGCAACCGGTGTTACAAGTGCAACAACAGGTACAAGCGGCGCTCAATCAGTTTATCCAGCAACTACTACCGGCATTCAAGTTGGTATGCAAGTGTTTGGTGCTAACATCAGTGCAAGTGCTACATATGTCACTAGCATTTCAGGTAGCGTAGTCAACATAACATGGCCAAATGCAGGAACAGTTAGTACCAGCGTTTTATTCCGTGATGTAGGTGCAAGTTTCGCAAGCTCAGCAGTTGGGTTAACTAGTAATCGTCAAGATGCAATCACTATCGTTTCTTACTTGTCAACAGCTAGTCAATCACGTAGCGGCGGCGATATTATGAAACAAGAATCTAGCCGTAGATATCTAGTTCAAAATTCTGATGGTAAAGGTATTTGTACATTGAGTACTGGTACACTGACAGCAGGTAAAATGCATATTATTGCTACAGACTTTGGCGGTGCAACTTATTATGTAACCAAGCTAACTGCTCATAAAGCCACTGTTGCTAACAGAACCAGCACTAGTACAGCTTATCTATCCACTGGTAGAGTCGCTAAGTGGACGCTTGGCGCTGCAACTGGTACAGGTGTCAACACCGTGATCAGTCTAGCTCATACTATCTAAAATATTTTTAATTTTAGAAGAACGGGGCTCTTAGGAGCCCTTTTCATTTAGTATGCATAATTCTGAATTAGGTAAATACTGGTATGACTACCGAGTGGACTACACCTACAATCTTTTCACAATATGTTGAATCTGGGGCAGAAACTGCACATGTTTCGTGGAACGATTCTAATGGTTGGGCTGCATTATTAAATCGTAATGTTAATGAAAGAATTGGTACCAATGGTACACTAGCACATATTGCACGAAGTCCTAAACATGATATATTGACTAAAACTTATTATGTGAAATGTCGGGGTTTTAATTTTGTCAATTTACCAGATTCGCCCTCTGGTATAGAACTTAAATTAACCACACAACGTCGAGGCAGAGTAACTGATGACACAATACAGTTATGTTTTGATGATAGAACAATTGGTGATAATCAAGCAAATTTAATTGTAGATCCAGTTAAAATATATGGCAGTAGTACAAGTTTATGGAGTGTAGAAAATTTATCTATGTCAACAATACAAGATTTAAAATTTGGAGTAGTAGTAAGATTGCAGTCTCATCCCAATTACCCTCATCGTGATGAGGCGTATATCAATGCTGTTGAATTGAGAATCCATTAATCAAATAAATACTCTAAAGGAATAAGAAATGGCTACTATCACAGTATCAGGAACAAGATCACAAACTCCCGGCGGTCCAAGTGCAGTATCAGCGCCTACTGGTAGCATCAACTTAAATTCCACGATTACTAATGTTTCCGGGCAATTGAATGTTGGCAGCAATTCGACTATAGGCGGAAGTTCATCAGTTGGTGGAAATTTTTATGTCACCGGTAGCAGTTCCTTAACAAATCAAGTTGTTATATCGAGTACACTTAGTTCAGTTAGTACTACCACAGGTGCATTGGTAGTTGGTGGTGGAGTTGGAATTGGACAGAATTTAAATGTTGGTGGTAATGCAGTAATAACAGGTACTGTAGTAGTTTACAATAATGTATCTATCACAGGAACTATCGCAGTTCTAGGAAGTACTACAACTGTCATTATCAACGCAAATGATAATAATGTAGGTAACCCATTAGGTGTTGAATACACCACTACAAATGTTTATGGAACTATCGATCAAAGATTAAAAGGTGCAGTATATGTTGGTGGTGGTGTTGGTATTGAAAAAGATTTGAATGTTGGCGGATACATCTATGGTCGAGTAGCCAAATCAGATCAAACTGCTCAAACACTAGTCACATCTACTAATGTAGACGAAGTATTTTATCCTACATTCGTTAACAAATTAGGTATTAGTACAGCAACATTTAGCTATACTTATATTGATAACATAAACACCGGCACCGGAGGTACTACTAGTACTGGTGGGTTAACATATAATCCTTATTCTGGATTATTGACAACATTTAATGCAAATATATCTGGCCCACAAAATAGTGTCAGTACTGAAACCGGAGCACTTACCGTAGCCGGCGGTGTCGGTATTGCTAAAGATACTCACATTGGTGGCAAGGCCTATGTCGCTGAACTAATTACCAATTTAATATCTAGCCAAACCGGTCCAATAGCTATCAAACCTGAAGGTGGTGAGACTGATATCTATGGTGAAATTAATGTTCGCGGCGGCAAAAAGCCTCTTGGAACTGCACCGGTTGTTACAAATACATTGTACGTAACTATGGACGGGGATGACACCAATGACGGTCGTGCCCAAGATCCAAGCCGGGCTTGTCGTACAATCGGCGGAGCAATGAAAAGCTCGTACTACCAACCTGGCACACAAATTAGAGTAAGCGCCGGTCATTATTTTGAAGATAATCCATTACCGATGAAACCATATACATCGGTAATGGGTAGTGATATTCGTACGACAGAGATTGAGCCAATTAATAAAACTCAAGACTTGTTTCATGTTAATTCTGGATGCTACCTAGCGTTCATGCAATTCTGTCAAGGACGTAGCGGATTGCTTCCTGGTGATTATTATACATCAGATACTAATAGGGGAGCATATGCCACAGCATTCCCGCCCCAAACTGGTGACAATAGAATTGATTTATTCCATAGCCCATACATTCAAAACTGTACAAATTTAAGCGGCCCGTGGTTAAAAGATGGTAGTTTGTTTCAACCCAATGGGACTGTTCAAATTCCTATCGTAGTGGGAACTGCTACTTGGGTTGCGAATACATCAAGCATGTTAGTCACATTGAATACTAGCCTAAGTACTAGTACAGTATTACAGGGAATGAGTGTTAATCAAGGACAACAAAACTTAGGATTTTTTAACGCACGTTCTTTATTGTTAGCAAATAAGCCATTCTTGCAATCACAAGTAGTCAGCTTTGTTGATCAAACTTTCAATAGTGGAAGTTTTGTTTACAACGCTGCCAGTTGCAGAAGAGATCTTGCGTTAATAGTTGATAGTGTTGCATTGGATTTAATTTATAATACTACCAGCGAAAGTATCTTTGCCGGTTTACAATATTGGAATCAAAATGGTTATACCGGTAGTATACTAAATCAATTAACAACTACGACCGCAGCAATATCACATGTAAGATCTTTAGCCTATAGTGTGGTCAATGCAATTGACGGTGCTTCGGCACTGATTGTGGATGCGGATTTTCAAGTTATATTAGATATAATAAACAACGGAACTGCCGGTGTTTCTAACATCATTGTTACAAATGGTGAGAAAACTGCCAATACAACATTGTTAAATTGTTACAATGCATTGATTGCTGCAAAGCCTACGATTGCTAGTCAAACTGTAGCATGGATTACAGCAAACAATCCAACTTTTACATTTAATACTTCGACATGCTATCGAGATATTCAATACATGATTGACAGTGTGGCATTTGATTTAAGCCACCCTAATAATATCAGCGGGGCACCAAGTAATAAACAAGCAGTTAAGTCAGGTGTATATTATTACAATTTTGATTCAACGTCTACGGCTGTGCCCAACGAAGTTCCACAAGTTGTGTCAGCTTACAATTATCTAAGATCTATAATACCAAATATTGTCACTGGTGTCGAACTACCTAAAAAATACAGCTTATCAACACAAAGCACTACTGGATATACATCGGCAACAATTTACGAATCTGGATTGATACAAGACAAACTAGATCTAATCACTAACATTATTAGAAATGGTCCAAGTGCAGTTTCTGATAAAATTCCAATGCCACTAACTCAGAGTGGGAACATTGTATTACTTAATGCCTATAGATTATTAGAGGCGAACATAACATTCTTACAAGATGAAATTATAGCATATATTGATAGTCAGTTTAATAATTTTGATTATAACAGGCAAATTTGTTACAGGGATGTTGGCATTTTAGTAGAGAATGTCTCTTACGATGCAACATTTGGCGGTAACGAAAAATCTATTGAAGCAGGCCTGGCATATTGGAACGGTGCTATCAGCAAAATATCTGGACAAGAAACACAGACCATAAGTGCTATTGATTATCTAAATAGCCTATGTCAACGAGTCATCACTAATACTACATGTACTGTACTGTCTCCAGTTGTAGGTATCAAACCAGGTGTGCAGGTAATAAACACTGTGTTGATAGGTGGAGAAGTTTCTAGTACAAGTATTGGCAATCTGTTTAATATTATCACTAGACTCATACAAACTGGTAGCGGAGATGAATTCATCAAACAAGGTAGCTCTGCAATTGATGCAGCATATCTAAGTGCTGAAGTACTAATGCAGGCCAACAGGGCATTTATACAAGAAGACACAATCAATTGGATCAATAACAATTACCAAACTTTTCCTTACAATGCTATCAAGTGCAAGAGGGATACTGGCGTAATTATTGATTCTGTTGTCACAGATTTATTATTTCCCACACCTGAATACAGTCAAAGCACATTCGCAGGTTTACAATATTACATACAGAGCAATTTGGTCGGGGCAGTCCCAGATCAATATCATCAAACAGTACAAGCAGTTGAGTACCTAAAAGAATTAAGTGCCAAGGTTATACAAAATATCACACCAGCTGACGATTTAGTCAGCCGATATCAAACAGCTGAGCCTCAAATTACTAATTTAGAACCAGGAACCTATTCTGATGCTAAAAAAGTTATGGCAAATTATGACATCATACTTGAAATATTAAACGGTAATATCACTGGCTGGACTGATAAACTTATATTTGGGTTTACTGCTAGTAAATTCTTAAGTGTACAAAATGCTTATGCAGTTTTACAGGCCAACGCTACATATTTGGCCAAAGAAGTGGTTGCTTACATTAATGCAACTAACCCAGGTTTTGCTGCTACATATGATAATGCAAAATGTGAAAGAGATGTTGGGTATATGAATACCAGTGTTTGTTTCGACTTGCTATACGGCGGAAATAAACAAAGTATCCAGTCGGGATTAAACTACTATGGATATGTAGGAAATATATCTAACATCGTTAACGAAACTACTGCTACAATCGCAGCGTTTAATCACCTATCTATCATAGCTTCAGACATCATACAAAATATTTTAATTACGCCACTACAAACAACTGTACAGCAAGTAATAACAACAACTACATCAACCGTTGGCGTAGCCAATCTTTTTGCCCGAGCAATTAGTACAGTTACAGATATCATCAGTAATGGAACAACAGTTGCAGCTACTAGACTAGTACCTGTTAGCTTAACGAGATCTACAACACCGGCGACATTGGTTGGGGCAGACAATATTTTAGCCAATAAAGACTTTTTAAAAGCAGAAGTAATCGCCTACATAAATCAAACTTTTGAAGGCCCATCGTCATTCTTCTATGATCAAGAAAAGTGTTATAGAGACACTGGATTAATTGTCGATGCAGTTAGTCAAGATATACTATTAGGCGGGAATCAAAAGTCTGTTGAGGCAGGACTGTCCTATTGGTCCGCAGGTTATAACTATGTAACTGGACAGGAAACTACTACAACCGCAGCAATTAACCATGCACGGGACATTGCATTACAAATTATTGCCAATCAGACAGTTACTCCTCAGCTACAAACTGAAGCAACGCAAATCATTAACACTTTCTATGACTATGGTCAGGATTACATGCCACAACAGGCCATAAGACGTAATTTTGGCATCATTACAAATATAATTGAAAAAGGTCCGTTATATGCTCCGTCTATATATCCAGGCAGCGCACTGGCTAATACGACTGGATTAAATGCTCTAGATGTTCAAATTGCTCCGTTGGTTACAAGTGTAAAATTAGTAAACACTGCAACAAACACCTACCTAATTGGATTAGATATTGTCACTGTTGGATTTGCCAATAATGCTACTTTATATTTTGGTGATAGTTCTATATACCCAATGCAAGATTATCAAGTTGAAGAACTTTCTTTAGAATATACCGGAAATGCTAACACATGGGATATGCGTAAAGTTGATTCTATTGGCGGTATGGGAGGCAGTTTAGTTGATGGTGCTGTTATATCTGAACGTAGTCCGATCAATTCTTTTGTTTACGATGCATATACTCAGCTGACCCAGGGCGGGCGCGGAGTACGTATTACTAATAATGGTTATGCACAGTTAGTTTCTGTATTCACAATTTTCTCAAGTGTTGGTGTACAAGTTGATAATGGCGGCATTGCTAGTATTGTTAACAGTAATGCCAATTTTGGTGATCTGTGCCTAGTTGCTAAAGGTTATGGTACCAGAAAGTTCAGCGGTACCGTTTACAATCCTAAATTTAAAGCATATCCAGATAGCCCGGGAGTTAACGGATATAATCAATATTATCCAAATGGATTCTGGCCAAACAATGCCCGAGTAGAAATTTTTGTTCCTGATTTAGATAATAGACCACACATCAGTTTGGTAATGGAAGTTGTACCAGATGAAGGTCATATCAATGAGCAAGGGTTCCCCGGGTTCTTAACAGCCCAGCCCAATCTTGCTACATTAACAACTGGATCTATTACGATTACTGGTATCGATACAGCTGGAATTTCTATAGGAAACTTTGTATATATTAGAGATCAATTTGCATCTACATTTGATAAGTTTCAGTATGTACATGATCAAATTGGAAATTATTTAGATATAAATGGTAATATCACTACAGACCCCGCCCAATATATCGTCAATGCTAACTATGGAATACCATATATTGCCACTGGGACATATGTTACGAATGTTAGTTATGCATCTGTCACATTAAACTATGCATTGCCAACTGGCGGCGGATTCCCTGGTAATGATAATTATTTCACATTCTATTTCTGCGGTAACGCCTATTATACTGTATTAAGCAGCACAGTTGCTAACAATCCAAAAACTCCTAATACTAATATTATCGGAAGTGCCAACACATCAACTGATCAAGTGGCTGCACATATCGATTCTTTACAATATTTGAATAGTTTAATAGATAAAGTTATTGGAAATGTTACAGTTGCAGTACAACCACTAAACTCTACTAGCATACAAACTTTCTTACCTTTAGTGGTAGGTGGTGCTAACGCAGCATCGTTTATTGATTTACGATTTGGAGAGATGACTTCTATAATAGGTGCTACTCCTAGCACCTATGCAACCATAGTGCCACCTAAACTGATCAAGAAAACTGGAACAGTTCCTTTGGGATCTGGCAATGCGATAGAACTAATCAATGCAAACAAAACTTTCCTAGCTGATCAAGTGACAGCATATGTTATGAATGTTTATAGAAATCCAGGAGTGTTTGATTATGATGAGGCTAAATGCCGACGAGACGTATTCTTAATACTACAAGAACTAATATATGATCTAGAGTCTGGTGGAAATTACCACAGTGTATTCTCAGGTTTAAGTTACTGGTCTAGGGACGGTACACATCATATCGTACAGATGGGCGAGAACGTAACAAGGAACGATTTATTCCCTGATGGTGCTACTGTTAATTTCTATCAACGTAGTTACATCAGCGCAAGCGGATATGTTTTTGAATATGTGGGAGCAGGCACCAATTATGGAGCATTGCCGCAATTTGGAGTCGCTGATCCGGTACAAGGTAAAGAAGTTGTACAGTTAGACAACGGAGCGGTGTTCTTTACATCAACAGATCAAAACGGTGACTTCCGTATTGGTCCTGGATTAGTTATCAGTCAAGCAACAGGTGTTCTAAGCGGTAGAACATTTACCAAGTCGCTGTTTGCCAATATGACACCATTTATATTGGCAATTGAAGGCGGCGGCGGATTTTAAAAAGGATAAATCATGGCGTTAATTCCATTAAATCAGTTTAGGACAATGACAGCTGTCTTAACTACAAGTACCTCGACAACAATTTATACATCACCTGTTGGAGTCACTAGTATTGTTCTCATGGCACAAGTTTCAAATAGGGGAACACAAACAAATGCTATAAGTTTTATACATAGTAGAAACATTCCTATACAACAAAATGCGCAGGGTAAGAATGGGCAACCTATTGGCGACAGCTATCTAGTAGAAGAATATGGGTTACCGCCCCATGATGCAGTTAATTTATTGAGCGGTAAATTAGTTATAGAAACATTGGACAGTGTCAAAGCATATGCTTCTAAGGCAGGCGAATGTACACTTGTGCTAAGTATACTTGAAAGCTCTAATCAATAAAAATAAGTGAGATAACACATGCCAGCATTACTAAGCGGATCCTCATTAATCGCCGGGGCTTCAAACAGCTATATTACTCTTGCGACTGCGCAACCGCAATTACCCGCTACGCCATCTACTAATACTGGTTTTACTGTAATAACGGACATAGTTTACCCATCACAATTAGTCACTAGATATGCTTCTAGCTTGGGAAATATTCAATTTACTACAGGTACGATGCAGGCAAACTTGCCTAATTTAAATATCAATATTGTTGGTACGGGAACAGGTACAGTTATTATATCGGGATCAGTAGCCAATACTAGTTCTGACACAGGTGTACTAGTAGTAAAAGGCGGAGTCGGTATTTCTGAAGGAATACGTACAGGAAAAGATATTGTAGTCAATGGATTGACTATGGGGCAGGGATATAGTAATCAAATTGGTGGGGTTAACAATATCGTTATCACCGGGACTGCTAGTCCACAACTAAATGCATTTCCTGTTGGGCAGGAAAGTATAGTAATTGGATACGATGCTCTTAAAGGTATCGATACTTCTTATAAAGTTATTGCTATTGGTAGGTATGCAGCAAGTACTGGTACTCAATTAGAAAATGTGATAGCAATTGGCGATAGTGCTTTAAAAAATATCGGAACTACTCAAACAGAATTTGCTGGATTTATATCGGCAGTTACTGCGGCAAATACATTAACACTAACAGTATTGAATCACACGCTGTCTACAGGCACAGAAGTATTAATCAAAGATGTAGTTGGCATGACAGAGTTAAATGGTCAGACTTATTTTGTTGGTGTAATGTCTACATCATCTATAAGATTATATACTGATATTAATTTACAAACTGGTGTTGATGCCAGCACCTATAATGGCTATGTTAGTGGCGGCAAAATATATAAAACATTATTATGGAATGGCAATTTTGCTATTGGAAATAATGCCGGTAAAAATTTAATCAACGGCGAACAAAACTTTTTCTTAGGTTATAATCCTGCCCCTAATTTTACCACAGGTAGTTATAACTTCTTCATGGGCCATGATATCGCCCAAAATATGATAACCGGTAATGCTAATATTTCCATTGGCGGCGACAACATGGTCGATGCCAAAGATAATCAGGTTAATATTGGATCGGTATTTTACTACAACGGCTCTGGTTATTTAGAATTAAATGCAGATACTGGATTAGGCTTGGGTACTGAATCAACATCAACAGTTAGTGGCGCATTTAATGTAGATGGCGGTGCGGGCATAAGCGGTAACCTATATGTTGGCGGAGAAATTCATGTAGTCAGTGCTAGAAATGCAACTACCACTACTGATGGGGCACTAGTGGTAACTGGGGGTGCTGGCATCGGCGGCGACTTATATGTTGGCGGCACATTACATGCAACTGCTTTATCGTCATTAGTTTCCGGATCTAGCCAACGTGCTGATGAAATTTTAGTAACTCCTACATCGTCAACTAATTATTATCTAGCATTGACACCTAATATATCCGGATATAATTCAATTTATTCACCTAGCGATATTGAGTACGACGGTTTAAACGATGTACTAATAGTGGGATCTAGGATTGATGTTACAAATACAACCCCGTCAGCAAATACTTATTCAGGATCACTGACCGTATATGGTGGTGTTGGTATTGGCGGATCACTAAATGTAGAAAATGGTATTACGACACAAAATGGTGATATTGGTATTGGCATACAAACCTTAGCTGGTCATGAATATTTTGCAATTCATGTTAATAAATTTACCGGGGCTTTAGAATTCCATCCTAATAGAGTTACTGTAACTACTTCGACGACCGCAGTGTTTGTAATCGATGACGACGGCGGCCCAACAGTATCTGTTAATCCTTTTAAGGTTACAAATACAACAGCATCTACTAGTACCACTACTGGTGCGCTGCAAGTATCAGGTGGTGTAGGTATAACTGGCAGTGTATACAGCCGAGATGGAAATCCGGAACAAAATTATCTGCTGTATACACCTAAAGTTACTATTACTAATACTGGGTTGCCACCAACAAATCCTAAGCCTGGTGATTTCTGGATAGACACGCAAATACTAGCCGAGCTTCAATTTATTCAGGACGGTACTAGTACATTCTGGATACAAATTACATCACTATAAAGAGTTAAAAATATGGCGTTATTAAATTTCCCCGCAAATCCATATGTAGGACAACAGTACACGCTTGGCGGAAAAACTTATCAATGGACGGGGTATGCCTGGACCATAGTCAGTCAAGGGTCTGGTAATTTTGATGGCATAACTATAGGAACAGGTACAGGGGCAGTGTCAATTACTACAGGTACTATTACAATTGGCGGTATTCCTATATTGACAACTGCATCTTTAGCAACCATTACATTACAGGCAGTTACTGATAACGGTTCTACAACTACAAATAAAGTATATCTAACTAACACTACAAATTCTACAAGCACTACCACTGGAGCATTACAGGTAAAGGGTGGTGTAGGTATTGGTGGAGATATAAATGTAGGTGGTACTGTATATTCTGAACACTTACAAATTGCTGATTCAGTATTTGACAGTACTGCGACACCGGTTAATACAGCAGTGGCGACCGTGATTGATTCTTATCCAGTTACACAATTTAGAACGTCTAAATACTTGGTGCAAATAGACGACCCATCCACTAATAGTTATCAAGCCAGTGAATTATTAATGTTGGTTGCAAATACTGCAAGTGTTTACACTACTTGGGTGACTGAGTATGCTACGGTAAAAAATAATACATTGCTTGGTCAATTTCAAAGCCAAGTGGTATCACTTATTGGAATTCCGACTGCGCAGTTATTATTCCAAGCAAATGGTGCAACTAGTAAAACAGTAAAAGTATTACGTATTGGCATGACACCTTAACGGGAAGAAACCAACGTGGCACTAACTCCAGTAAATCAGGATTTTAATGTAAACAACGGACTCGTTGTTTTAGGCACAAGTGCGGTTACAAGTTCAACTGATCAGACTAATGCACTACAGGTTAATAGTGGCGCTGCTGTTGCCCAAAATTTAATTGTTGGCACTGACGGAAAAATTTACGGAAATTTTGAAGTAGTTGGTACTACCACACTAGGCAATACAGTTCTTAGTACATCTACTGTCAGCGGTGATTTAACTGTGACAGGCGAGATAATTGCAACACGATTAACAATACAATACACTACAGTTACTACCGCATTAGTCACTACTGATGATATAATATCAACTTATAACACTACATCATCTACTGGTACGACTACCGGCGCATTGGTCATTGCCGGCGGTGTGGGCATTGGCAAAGATGTATTTGTTGGTGGTAATGTTACTGCTCCTAGATTTTTAGGAACTGCTACTACAGCAAAAAATTTAGAAGGCGGCAGCACCAATAGTATACCATATCAATCTACTGCCGGATCTACGGTATTTTTACCTGTTGGTTTAGACGGTACTATACTTGGAGTAGTCGGGCAACAACTGACATGGACTAGCTCTGCAGGTGCGACAGTCGGCAATGCAAACACTGCAACAAACTTAGCAGGCGGAACCAAAGGAGCAATACCTTATCAATCCGATGTTGGCCAAACAGCTTTTGATGCTTCTGGATTGAAATATGTCAGCTCGTTGACACAACTAGTAACCAATAATATTTTAGTAACCAGTTCAGCATCTGGAACCACTATTGGTGGCGGGGCAATATCAGTCACAGGCGGCGCATATTTTGGAAAAGATGTTTACATCGCAGAGACTGGCATGGGTGCATTTACTGTAGCAGGTTATGCGGCTATCGGTAAAAGATTAACTATATTAGATTATACAGATGCATCAAGCACTGGCACAGGGGCTTTGATCGTATCTAATGGCGGTGCATACATATCTCAGAATGTATATATTGGTAGTACGGTAACTGCTGCCAACGCACGTATTACTTCTTTGGGCAATAATCGGTTAATTTATTCAGATACTTCCGGAAATTTACAAAATACAGTAGTTACCTATAGCACACAAACGCTACAATTATCTGGAACTATAACCAATGCTCTATATGCAGGTACTGCCACTTACGCGATTACCAGTGCATTTGCGACTACTAGCGGATACACATTATCTTTTAATACTGGCACACTAGTAACAAATGCTCTATATGCAGATACTGCCACTTACTCGATTACCAGTGCATTTGCGACTACTAGCGGATACACATTATCTTTTAATACTGGCACACTAGTAACAAATGCATTATATTCAGTCACTGCTACTTATGCAACTATAGCATTGGGGTTTAATACTAATACATTGGTATCATCAGCGGTCACAGCATCTTATGCAACAAATGTACTCGGCGGCTCATATGGAAGTGTATTATATCAAACAGCAACTAATCAGACTGCTGCATTACCTATAGGCGGCGAAGGTACAATATTAGCGATTGTCAATGGTATATTGGGTTGGGGAAATCCTTCAGGATTTACAGTAAGTACCGCGACTAATTTTAATGGTGGTCAGGCTGGATCGATACCATTTCAAACGGGCTCTGGACAAACATCATTTGACGATCTAAACTTAAACTTCCATCTTCCTTATACACCAGATGCGATTTTATCCGCAAATAAATTAGCAGTAACTAGTACTACAAATAGTATTTCATCAATAACTGGTGCATTAGTAGTATCTGGCGGTGTCGGAGTAAAAGGTGATATCTATGTAGGCGGTGCTATATATTCTAACGGTCAAGCAGTATTAACTGGCGGGACTGGTACTGGTTTCGTTAGCAACATAGTTGCAGGTACTGGAATAAGTGTATCCTCATCAACTGGTGCTATCACCATTTCCAATACAGGTGTACTGACGTTAACAGCTGGTACTGACACATCATTGAGTACTTCGACTGGTAATATTACAGTATGGAATAATAGCACATTACAGAGTGTAACTTCTAGAGGATCAAGTACCAATAGAATTATTACAATATCTAATAATACCACTGCATCATCTACACAGTCTGCGGCATTGGTAGTAACTGGCGGAGTTGGTATTGGGCAAAATGTTTATATCGGTGGCAAGATAAATGTTGGTGGAAACATATTGCCAACAACTAGCACAGTTAGTTTAGGAACATTAGAAAATCCGTTCGCAGATTTATATTTAGGATCTAATTCTTTAAACATTGATACTGTTAGATTTTCTGGAATTGGATCAACACTAACTATAACAGTAATACCTACTCCACCTACCTATGCTACTATCCCGGCTACATTAAATATTGGGAATATTTTAATTACGGGTGCGACTAATTCAACATCAACAAATACTGGATCACTACAGGTTGCTGGTGGCGCCGGTATTGCTAAAGATATTCAGGTTGGCGGCAGTGCGATAATTGCGAATACATTATCTATATTCAGCACACTATCTAGCACAACAACTATATTCCAAAATGCGTTATACGTAGCAGGTGGTGTTGGTGTTGGTAAAAACTTACTCGTTACTGGTGAAGCGGTATTCCAAAATAATGTAACATTTAACGGCACAACGACCTATGTGTTGAGTACAAATAGTGTTTACACTGACAATATTATTGAGTTACATTATCCTAACACTCCGGGAAATACATGGACAGTCAATGATAATAATGATATTGGATTACGATTCCATTATTATGATACACAAGATCGAAATGCATTCCTAGGTCGAGATAATGCCACTGGCTATTTAGAATGGCTAGTTAACGCCGGCCCTGATAATACAGCAAACGTCACAGGTACTAATGGGATATTTAGATTAGGCAGTATTATTTTAACAAATACCACTGCATCAACAAATACAGCTACTGGGGCGCTAACAGTCGTAGGCGGAGTTGGAATAGGCGGAGATTTACAAGTTGGTGGCACGATTTATAGAAATGGAATATCTGTAGGTTATGGATATACTGGTAGCGTCGGTCCGCAGGGACCTATAGGATATGCAGGAAGTTCCGGTGCAGGTGGTGGCACTGGTTATACCGGATCAATCGGCCCACAAGGACCGCAGGGATATTCGGGATCGGTTGGACCACAGGGACCGCAGGGGGTAACAGGCCCGCAAGGACCTCAGGGATATTCGGGATCGATTGGACCGCAAGGCGCAACTGGATATGCGGGTTCAACTGGCACACAAGGAATTACTGGTTATACTGGTTCAATTGGATCTACTGGTACACAAGGACCTATAGGATATGCAGGAAGTTCTGGTGCAGGTGGCGGCACTGGTTATACTGGTTCAATTGGATCTACTGGTACACAAGGACCTATTGGATATGCTGGATCTATTGGCCCACAAGGGCCGCAGGGATATTCTGGATCAGTTGGATCTACTGGTACACAAGGACCTATTGGATATGCTGGATCTATTGGTCCACAGGGGATACGCGGGTATGATGGAAGCCGCGGGCCGCAAGGGCCACAGGGCGTAACCGGACCACAGGGCCCGGTTGGATACACTGGTTCAATTGGATCCACTGGTACCATAGGATATTCTGGATCAGTTGGATCCACTGGTACTATAGGCTATTCGGGTTCAGTTGGCGCACAGGGACCTATCGGATACACTGGATCAGTTGGATCTACTGGTACTACAGGTTATGCTGGCTCAGTCGGATCCACTGGTACTATAGGCTATTCGGGTTCAGTTGGATCTACTGGTACTACAGGGTATGCTGGTTCAATTGGATCCACTGGTACACAAGGACCTATTGGATACGCTGGATCTATTGGCCCACAAGGGCCGCAGGGATATTCTGGATCAGTTGGATCTACTGGTACACAGGGACCTATTGGATATGCTGGATCTATTGGATATGCTGGGTCAGTCGGATCCACTGGTACTATAGGCTATTCGGGTTCAGTTGGATCTACTGGTACTACGGGGTATGCTGGTTCAGTTGGCTTAACTGGATCGTTTACAGGTACAACTACATCAACAGTTTTTATCAATAACACGACTACATCAGTCAGTACAAATACCGGCGCTCTGACCGTAGCAGGTGGTGTTGGCATAGGCGGTGCTGTTTATATTGGGACATCTTCCTATATTGCTGGCGCACAGATCATTACCACTGCCACTATTGGAAATTACGCTAGCGGCGGCAGTACTAGTTCAAGTGGTATATCAATATACGATGAAGGTATTCAAATAGCATCGACAGTGACTGCTCTTAACTTTGTTGGAGACGGCGTTATAGCTACAACTTCAACTGCTGGAGCTATAAAGTTTGTTGGAAATACTCAATGGTTAAGTATTCCATCTGTCGCAGGATTAAATTTAGGCGATCCTAGTTACCCCGGCGCCCTAGACGGGCCAAACTTTACAATTGAATTTTGGATGTACGCCACTAGTTCTGCTACCGATGTGTACATAATGGATAAAGATGGGATTGCAGGCCTATCATATGCTGAATACGGATTTAAGTTATCGACCTTAAGAGTAGTAACATTTTATGTTGGGCATGGTGATAATGCCGGCACCCAGTATGGTGGGGAGCAAAATTTCACAGTAGGCACAGTCGCATTGAATACCTGGTATCATGTGGCTGCAACACAATCGGCCACAAATCAAATTAAAACATTCCTTAATGGCACATTAACTGGCACTACTACAAGAAATCAAAGGATGGTTGATGGCGGTAAAGCGTTATTAATAGGCTGGTGTCAAGATCAAGCAACTAATACTCGATTTACTGGATATCTAACTAACATTCGAATTGTCAAAGGCACAGCACTTTATACGAATACCTTTCCATTGCCCGCCGCCGCACTGACCACAGTCACAAGCACTGCACTTTTATTAAATGCCGCCAGTCCTGCATCTTTTCTCGCAGATGGTAGCACAAATAACGCCAGCATAACCAACAACGGAACAGTCTCGTTTGTCAGCAGCTCGCCACTCTTTGCAGGTGTAACAGTTACTATACCAAGTTTTTCAGTATCGAGTGTTTCGTCAAATACACCAAGATATCTAACATTCGTCTCCACTACCACTGGATCTGCAAGTGCAGAAACAACAGCTACCGGATTATTATATGTTGCAAATAGAGGTATAGCTATTGGCACAAGCACAATAACAGCATTAGCTGATCCAATGGGATTGGCCGGAGGTTATATTAGGGGCAAAGTTTTAGATCTCTACGGTGGTTTATATATTAGACAAGTGGGCTCTAGCATTATTTCGTCAAATTATCTGGGTCAAGGTGTTTACGACAATACCACTTACATTAATGCAGGCGGCACTAACAATAATTTTATTTGGCAGATAAATGGCGGCCAAAAGATGTACCTATCAAATGCTGGATATTTTGGCATTGGGACATCTCCAATATCCGATTTACATTTACAAGGCTCACAATTTAGACACAATGATGTCAGCGGGTGGAACACTTATACATTTACTGTATTACCAGGAGTGGTACAACTAGCATCGACTGCCAGTATTTCAATTCAGTCAGCTAATGTTTCCATCACTTCAACTGCATCAAGCACCGGTACTACAACAGGAGCATTACAAGTTGTGGGCGGCGTTGGCATTGGTGGAGATTTATATTTTGGTGGAATAATTTCTGGAGGTGGAGTTAGAACAAGTACTACCACAACTACACCAAATCCTGCAAGCGTAGGAGACGTTTGGTATTATCAAGGCACTGATGTAGTTTATAGATACCAATATGATGGAACAACCAGTACATGGGTAGATGTAACTGGACCTAATCTCATTGGATTGTATCAATATCAAGGCAATGCTGCATCAACTCCTGCCTATCTATCTGCTGCTTCAGGTAATAATTTTATAACACCATCAGTAGCATGGGCAGCAGCAGCACCTGTAGCATTAACTGATGCAGCGACAATACCTGTGGATTTAAGTGCGGGAATGAATTTTACCTGCCTGTTAACCAGCGGAGTTGGCACAACAAGAAAGTTAGATAATTTTGTAAATCCTAAACCAGGACAAACTGGATGGATAATGTTTACACAGGGTGCAACTGGAAACAATAATGTCACATTTGGTAATAACTGGCATTGGCCTCTAGGAACCACTGGAACATTTTCTACATCAACTGCCAACGCCGTAGATATTTTATTTTATACAGTTCTAACACCAACATACTATTTAGGTAATATGGCCAATAGGGTGGTATAACGTGTTTCCCGGAATCAATCCTAATGCAGTATCTGGTAGCAAGCGGCCCGGCGCTCCTTGTAGTCCAATTGTAACCTCTGTAGTATTCACTGCAACTAGTGCCACAGTCACAGTTTCTCCCCCGGATCATAATGGCGGAGCATATATTAGATCATATGTAGTCGTTAGCAATCCGGGAAATTTAATAGGAGCCGGTTCAAATCCTAATAATATCATAGTTTCAGGCCTGACTCCAAATACAAATTATAATTTCACAGCATATGCGGTAAATGAAATTAGTTCAGGGACTGTTTCTATTCCTTCGGGAACAATAAAAACTTTGACTGATATACCGACAGCCCCAACAGGAATAATTGCTGCTGCCTCCGGCAGTACTAGTGCGACTGTAAGTTATACACAATCTTCTAGAGATAATGGTTTAACTATAACCTCATATACTGCGGTCAGCACACCTGGAGGAATTACAGCATCAACCAGCACATCTGTATCAAGCACGATATATGTTACCGGACTAAATGTTACTACCGGATATACATTTCAAGTGTATGCAACTAACAGCAAAGGCAACAGCCCATATAGTGCCGCAAGCAATTCGATAACAACATTTGCAGTGGTGCCAAATGCACCAACTATCGGTACAGCAAGTATTGTAAGTGGTAATCAAATCAGTGTAAGTTATACGCCGCCCGCATACAATGGCGGATCTGCAATCACATCGTATACTGCAATTAGCAACCCCGGTGGCGTCACAGCATCTGCTGCTTCTGGAAATATTGTGTTCAGTATCAGTAATCTAATCAAGGTAACTACATATACCTTTACGGTGTATGCAACAAACGCCATTGGCAACAGTGCAGTCAGTGGGGCTAGTAATTCAGTAACAACCCCTGCAGCAGTGCCAGGAGCACCTACCATCTCATCGGTATCATTGACTGCTCCCACATCTATCACTGTGGCATATAATGCTCCGGCTGACGATGGTGGGGCAGCAATTACTTCTTATACCGCAATCAGCACACCTGGATCAATCTCGGCAACAGCTGCTCGCGCTGGAGGGGGTACGATTGTGGTCACCGGACTGTCCTATAATACCAGCTATTATTTTAGGGTATATGCTACTAATAGTATTGGGGCAGGCGCAAACAGTTCAACATCAAGTTATGTAGCCACATGGGGAAGTGCAATATATGCTACGTCAGGTAAGAGTGATCTACCTAATACATACAGCTGGGTTGCTCCCCAGGGCGTTGCTTCAGTGAGCGTAGTTGCTGTGGGCGCAGGTGGTGGCGGCAGGCTGCGAATTGATGGAAATAGTTGGTTCTGCAATGTTGATCTTGTCTCGGGCAAAGGGCCAGCAACGGGTACCAGTTTAGGAAGTTCCCGTTATCAGGATAACGGCGGCACCTATGTTGGTGACGGCGGCGGCCGTGGCGGAGTCGGTGGCTCTTATACAATTAATGCCAATCTCTTCCACGAGGGAGCAGGTGGTGGCGCAGGCGGATATACTGCTGCTGGCGGAGCTGGTGCAAATGGGCGCAGCGGCTGCATCGGCGGCACTGGCTCTGACGCTGTCAGCGGAGGTGGCGGAGGTGGTGGAGGTGCAAATAACTATCCATCAGGCCGGAGAGATGGTGGCGGCGGCGTTGGATTATATGGACTGGGTCTCACCGGCGCCGCCGGCGGCAAGGGTGGTAGTGGCGGGGGAGATACATATGGTACTTGTCTACAGGGATGCGGTGGTAATTACGGAGGCGGTGGTGGAGCATCTTTTGGCAAATTCGGCTGCGGCGCCGGTGGGGGTGGTGGACTAGGTTGGAAAAATAATATTACAGTGACACCGGGACAAACATACACAGTCCAAGTCGGCGCTCGGGGCGCGGACGGACGGTGCAGGGGCGGAGCCGGTGCAGTACGCATAGTGTGGCCTGCTTCGAGTTCTGGCGGAAATCGCGAATTCCCGTCAACCAACGTGTCAGCTCCATAATAAATAGTATGGTAATCAAAGGATTTAAATGTCATTCCCAGTAAACCCAACCAGTGGACAGATCGCTGTAGTTAATAATATTGTATATTCTTATAACTCTTCAGGTACCGGTTATTGGACTAGAGTAGCAGCAAATACCAGTACACTTGCGATCACTGTTGCATCTTTAAACATTGCAAATACATCTAGCAGCACGTCAACTACAACCGGAGCATTGATAGTTTCTGGCGGCGTGGGCATTGGTGGCGCCGTTTATATCGGAACATCTTCTTATATTGCTGGCGCACAGATCATTACCACTGCTACCATTGGATTGTATGCTGCGGCATCCTCAGCCAGTACTGGTACAACTAGCACATTCACTATTTTAAGTACAGCAAATAGTTTTAGTACCACTACAGGCGCATTGCAGGTGCGTGGCGGTGCAGGCATTGGCGGTAACTTATATGTCGGCGGAGCACTAAATGTTGTTGGAGTCAGCACATTAACTGGCAATTTATACACGTCAATCATTTATGATATTGCTGATACAAATTACCAAACATATCTATGGCCCACTGATACCAGTAAAATAGTCGGACTTTCAGCCAGGGGATCTGAGGTGGGCACCGGAAATGACACGCAGATTGGTTCTATATCAGTAACTCGAGGAGCAATTACTGCCGCGAATACTGCAACATTCTATGGGTTGTATAATAGGTCACTCAGTTATGCCGCAGGTATTGGTATAGATTTCAACGGCAATTTATGGTTTGGTAAAGTATCTGGTGGCGGTTCTGCATCCACTAGACAAAGCAATTTATTTTATAGTGATAATTCCGGCAACGTATATGCAGGCAATTCTTTTAGATCAAATGTATTTTATGCCAACAACACTGCATACTTTTTAGATTTTGCCACCACTGCTACTAAACATACTATACTATCAAATGCAGTCAGCACTGATTTGATTGGCTACGATCCTGCTATAGGAGTTTACATTGGCGGCACTGACAATAGGTACCTAACCAATGGTACGACATCGTCTGGCGGTCCACTATGGGTGATGACCGGCACCACTTATAATCTAATACATTCAGGAAATATTTCACAATATGCAGGAGCTTCAAGTACTACAACATTTACTAACCCTGTAATAATTAGATTAAACACTGTTGATACCATTGGCTCTACAGCTTCTACTCATTTAACATTAATTAACCCCAATACCGGCGCTGCCAGTTCTGGAATTTATTGGAGATTTGCCAATCAGTCTGAGATACGTGCTAGCCTGCGTGTGAATGACTCTGGCGATATTATACATAATTCTTTGAGCGGGAATTATAGATTCCAGCAAGATTCTGGTTCAAGTGCAACTAATTTTTTAAATTCTACAACATCATTTATGAGCGTCGATGGCGCAGGAAATGTATCGTTCCCTAAAAATATCACTGCTGCAAAATTAATCGACTACGATGATAATACATATTATCTAGATCCTAACTCTACTTCAACTATCAATCAGTTAACAATGAAAGGATTGTTTACAGCCACTGTTGTAGGCACAGCTAATACCTGGACTGATGTAGTTCTTGCCACTTCAAATCAAGGCGGAACATATATCACTGCCAATAGACCAACTGTAGCCACTGGGGATGTGGGATATAAATGGTCAACTGGAAACTCTGCAATTTGGACCAATTACATACCAGCAAACGATGCGTATACATTGACATGGGGATTGCTCGGCGTCAAACAGTTCACTATGAATAGTGCTGGCAACATGTCAACACAGGTTCAAGGAGCAGCAATAGGGTCTCCTCAATTTTATGATGCCAACAATTCCAGTTACTATATAAAACCTTCGGGATATTCATACTTAAACTCTTTAAACTTAGGCGGCTTGATCACCGGAATTAGCACAGGTACGGGCATACGTGTATTCAACAACGGTTCAAATAGTTTCACCAGCACGGTATTCTGGGGAGTCCCAACGTTAAATTATTATTGGAACTGGCAAACCGACGCCGGCGGCAATGCAGCGTTATGGGGTTATCCATTTAACAATACTTCTACAAGAGTATTAACAGTAACTCCATCAGGCAATTGGGGATTCAATCAATCGACATTACCTGGTGATGTTGACATGATCGGCGGTATATCAGTCACTGGTACTGGAACTACGCAAGTCAGTGTTATGAAAGGTTCGACGTCCGGATTCTCATTGAGAGTTTCAGATACAGTCTTTGGTGATTTTTCACTTTATGATAAGGCCCAGGGTAGTTGGAAATTGGCAATCAATGCGGCCAGGGGATCGGTTGGTGTTAATGCCACTGCCAATGCCGCATATGGATTGAATGTCGGCGGTGATATTAACATCGGCGGCAACATTTATCAAAACGGATCTGCCCTTACCAACAATGTCAACACTGGCACATTTTCTGCAAATCAATATGCATGGTATGGAACTACTGGTGCAGGTGTTAGTCTTACACAAAATAATACATTTGAGACCAGTGCTATTTTTGGTGCGGATCATGTATTGGGTAGCGGATCTTTATATGATTTATTAGCATGGAATCCACCGAACACCACTGAATATTATAATTTTAATGGATTTACATTTGCATGGATCTCTGATGCAACAGATGTTAAACCTCTGTTCAACGGACAAAACTCTCAGATATCAGTCAGTAATAACTATACGCTTACCGGCGCAACTAAACAAGGTGTTAGATTTACTTGGAGTACCTTTAGTAATAGATTCTGGGATGCATTATTGATCACTGGAAATACCGCAGGTGTAGCCTTAGATGTAACTATAGAAAGTTCTAATGACGGCGGGACAACCATCGTTACTCATGTTAGTCGAGCATCTATCGGATCTACAGCAGTAAATGGTATGCACTACTTGAGAAATCAAGCAACCAATGCTAGTACTGGACAATGGTTTAGATTGACCATTAGAGAAACAACTGCTGTCACGGCTAGTGTTAATTTATACAACATAAGTCTTCTAGGAACTAAAGGCGCTGCTAACAGATTACTCAACTGGGATAATCAAAGAAATATAACTACCTACGGTAATTTAACAACCAATGTAGTTTATGATACAAATAATACTAGTTATTATCTCTCTCCTTCCAAGACTTCTAATCTGTTTACTGCAACACTGGCAGGTGACTTACTGACACAGGGACAGGGTAGATTTACTGGCTGGCAAAATAATGTCGCCACTGCCACTAGAACTGCTGGATTAGGCGTTGAAGTGGGAGTTAATGCAGGTGCTGCATCGATATCAGCGTACAATAGAACTTCTGGGTTATATGACACACTGGGGATTTACGGAAGTCCGATCAAAATAATTCCCCAAACAACTGCTTCAGTATATATTGGCGGAACATGGTACGATAACGATGATCCTAGATATTATGTTAAACCTGCCACCGGCACCGTAATCACCAATTTGAAAGCATTTGGATTGGTACAGGTTGTCAATACGGGCGGCAGCAGTTATAATGAGAATATTAGACTACCTAGGGCAGCCGATGGTATTGCCATGGTTTCGATGGCCACCGATCTTTCTGGAACTGGAAATATTTTAGGCCAATGGAATATTGTTGTACAACCGACTACTGGCGGTGTTAATCAAGGTCAATTTAGCATACTCAACGGAAGTACAGCGTCATTCAGCATTGCCACTGCAACCAGCACAGCAACATTTGCGGCCAATGTGTATGCTCCAAAATATCTACAGGTAGGTGCAGATCAAACCTTTTTTATACAACAGGGACAAACATCCTATTTAAATGCACTACAGGTTGGTCCAATTGGCGGGTTGTTTGATGTATTGACAAAAGGTCCGTTGGATGATTACGCAAATACATTCACGTATGTGCATACTTCCTTAGGGGGAATTGGTGACCCTTTAAGAGATTTCAACACCGCAACATTGAGCTATGCATCTTATTCGGGATCTTTTTACGCAAATGCCAATACACCGGCATCGACTAATAACTGGTATACACTGTATCAAGCTGCCCATCGCGGAGGATCAGCTCCTAATGGTCCAGATTATAGTAGTCAAATCGCACTGCCAATGACCAGTGCGGATGCTCGTGATTATACTAGAATGTTTTTTAGGGTAAAAAATAATACCTCTTGGAAATCTTGGGCAGAAGTTTTTACTGTGGGCGCAACAAATCAGTCACAGGGATATACAATATACGCTCAAACGCTTTATGATTATGCCGATACTCGTTACAGTATATCCCCTAGTGGAACGTCGACGCTGTTAAATCTAAAGACTTATGGGTCTATCTCTGGATACCTATCAGGTACACCTACCGCTGCTAGTTCTGGCGTCGTAGGCCCTCCCGATACTCGCGTGCCTGCACTACCTAGATTGGGATCTGCTGAATGGATATTCCCTAGCACTACAGATGCCAATATTGGAACAAGTATAGGTGATTCTGGGTTGCCGGCCGGAAATAGAACCGTATATAGAGAGGGCTTATATACTTGGAAAAGTGCAACTAGTGCATTGGGTCCCACTGGATCGACCACTCCGTACTATGCAGCAGTTGGATTTGGCGCCGGCAGTAATGGTGCAGCAGAAATTGCAGCGTATCTGATATCCGGCGGTGCAGCCAACGATCAAGCAGTTGGACTACACTTTAGGACCTTGCGTGATAATGGTGCTGCTCCTTGGTCCAAGTGGACACAAATATTAAATTCGACCACGCACGTATACGCAGCCAATTTAAATCAAAATTTAAGAACCACTGACAGCCCAACATTTAGTAGCATAACATTAACCAATACTCCAACATTTAACCAAATAAAAGCTGGTTCTTACTGGATCACCGGTGGCGACAATAATCAAGCCAAGTTCATAATGCCATGGAATGGCAATAATCAAGGCGGCATTGGTCCTTACTATGCTCCGGCCAACCCTCCAATAACAACTAGTCCTAGCGATCTTCAGAGTTTTAGATTTGATGAAGTATCATTATCTGGAACTTCACCTACTTATCAATCAGCATATCAAGGCAGTACAGCAGTTTGTATATATTTAGGCGCTAAAAAGATATTTGGCTCGTCCGGTGCCGCCGCCTGGCACGATACTGTAACTGGACTGAATGATTCCAATTTCCTCCTCAGCCTCATAGCCTCCGGTGTTACTAGACTCGGTGCAGCAGAATTTAAAAACGGTATCACACTAACTGGCGATAATATAACCGCAAATCAAAGCGGCCGACTTAATCTCACACCGGGTCGCGGTATATTTGATGCGAGCTACTCATTTAATAAATCGACTGTAAACGTATCTTCATTCGGTACTGTTGCAACTTTTGGACCTGGTTTATTTGGTTGGGATGGGTACGTAATTGGCGGAAATGCTTCTGCATATGATGCATCTTTTATTAAGCAAAGTACAGGTCCAGAATTTGCTCTACGCGGCGGCGGTAGCCATTGGGCGATATATGCAAATGGTGCGGATGCCGGCGGCATAAGACGGATATCTTTGAATTCTGATACTGGAGGATTGATAAATGGTTCCTATTCAGTATCTGTTGGAGGAACACTCTATTGTACGCAGAACATATACGCTTACTCAGATAGGCGTAAAAAAACTAATATTGCCACTATTGACAACGCCTTGGGTAAAGTGCTGCAACTTAGGGGAGTCTACTATAATAGAATTGACCCTGAACCTGAAGACATTGGTCGAAGAGATATAGGGGTTATCGCACAGGAAGTATTAGAAGTATTGCCAGAAGCTGTAAAACATTCTGAGCACACTGATGAATACAGCGTTAACTACGGTAATATGGCAGGAATTTTCATCGAGGCTATAAAAGATCTTAAGAAAGAACTTGATGAATTAAAAGCAGAATTAAATATGCTCAAGGGCAATAAATAAAGTTAGGAGAATAACAATGTCAACATCCATTCCAGAACGAGTAGGAGTAGTCTATACAGACGGCACACCTACTGAGATTACATTTACTTGGAGAATCAAAAGCCTTAGTACCAAGAAAGAAGGCAGTTATAATAATGCGGTGGTGCAAACCTACTGGAATGTCATCGGCACAGATAGTCAAAATAAAACGGGGATATTTGATGGGGCAACACCATTTACTACATCGGGACAATCTGGATTCATCGAATTTGCAGATTTACAAGAAGCTGATGTATTAGGTTGGATCAAGGACCAAGTGGTTGGTTCGTATGCTGATCATATTATGGAGCAAATACATCAGAAGCTTGATGCTCAGTATAATAGCATTTCTGATGCTGCTCTGCCATGGGCGCCCCCGGCTGAAACTGTCTAATTAGTTTTAAAAATATCTAATAAAACTTCTAATTTAGCCTTGACGACTTTATTGTTAAGGCTATTTTTTACGCCCTGATGAAGTGGTTTGGGCCAGCAGTCATAATTACACCATGCGTATCCGCTATGTTCAAAATTTAATACAGGGATAAACTCTTTTTCCACGATTAGAACATAGGTATTGTACTGGAAATTATTGTCATTGGATATAAAGAGTTCTAGGGGAATGACCTTTTTTATTTTAGGTGTAGCACCAACTTCTTCCTGAATTTCTCGATACAGTGAATCTACTACAGTAGTATCAGTGGGTTCTTTTTTGCCGCCCACTAGTCCCCAAGTGCCTAAAGTTTTTTCGTGTGTACGCATCAGCAGTAAAAATCTGCGGGTATCTTCGGCTAAAAATAATCCGCCACTGCAAATGATTTGATTTATAGGACTAAACGCCATGACCAATTACTATACAATCCTTCAAAACTCTTACTCCAATTTCCGTTATCCCACTTATACTGGATACCTGTATATGAATTAGTTATGTAGGTTGTTGTGTCAACTGATGAAGAACTGAATATTACAGACCAATCAGTTCCGTTGTATTCAATAATATCGTTAGCATAAGCAATGAAGTCAGTACCGGTACTATTTTTCCAAGCAGTAGGCCCACTGTAGTTGGGTAATGCATGATCCGGATTTATGTCTTCCAATATTAGATATCTTGTGCCGCTGACTTTACCAGATGGATTGAATGTGTCTGGGTTAATGATAGCATCAACCGTGCCACGGCCATTAATTACATCATTGCCGGGAATAGTATCAACATCGAAGGTCAACATCATTTGCGTTTCGTTGTTTGGGTCAAGTCTCATAAATGCGACGATTTCATTACCGTTAGGTGTAGTTAACCGTAACTGGCTTAATCCGGCAGTGAATTTTCCTGGATATCTATCTAAAATAGCCAACCAAGATACTGGTGGTTGATTGACATCATCCCCCTGTGACTCATACGATAACGCTTCTAACTTTGCAACACCGTTCAATACCAGCAAATTAAAGTTATTAAGAGTGACCACTACTTCAGTAGTTGGCTCAGTAAATATTTGGGCAGCATATCCAGATTTTAAATCATCGAGAGCAGTGTCAGTAGTGATGGGTAAAAACACATTAGTGATAATTTTAGTGATCACATTCATCTGTTTGACCTTGGCCGGCGGTGTGATCCAAACTGGAGCCTCAAATATTAGGCTGGCAATTTCCAAGTTTTCATCCATGCCTTGCGGAACAGTCCTAGTACTCCACTGACCCTGATCTGTCAGCGACAGCATACTTAAACTGGTCCAGTCGATATAGTTGTCAGTAGTCTGTAGATCTAAAGCAGGATTAAAAATATAAGCAATCTGTTCTACTATCTGAAATTTTTGATCGCTGTTCATGGTCCATATATCTGCAGAGAATGTTATTTTATATGGACTAGGCATGATACGCTCTACAGTATAATTGCCGCCCTGTGTATTAAGTAAATTTCCGTTGGCATCAACATCGCGTTCTCTTATCTGAACCTTACTGACAAAAGTAGGATCTTGTAATCTAGAACGATCGTATCTAAAATCTTTTATATAACAGGCAATAAATGGTGCAGACGATAGGACATTTTCGCTGCCTTTCTTCAATATTTGTGCAGTCTGTCTACTGAGATCTCCGTACCTAACTGGAATTTGTATTAAGTTTCCCTTGCCGTCCTTGTAGCTAAAGTTACTCATGACTCGTATAAACTGAGTCACGTACCTTCTTATTTGACCGTCGTAAAAATAATCACTCATATTAGTTGTCCGCGTTGGGTTTTAAGGCTTTGCTCAATGCTTGGCGTTCATTTATAATCTTACCGCCCACTGTTGATGTTGTATTATTGTTAATGAAGCCAGTTTTTTGAGTTTTTCTAACCTGGGCACCCATTGTTATTGCAGCATAGTCATTAGCACCGGTGTTATCCATGGTCATCCTAACATTTTGTTCAAACATTTTCCAGTGTGTGCCTTCATATCTGAATAGTCTATTAGGCAAGTAGTCAGTACGCAAATAAAACTGTCCGTTCAAAGGGCTTGGTGGAAACGTAATACCTTGACTGAACGGAGAACCATTTGCAGGTATCCCGTCACCAGTTAGATAGCCTACATATAAATCTCTAGAAGGACTTTGTAATACAATACTGGCATCGAATGTGGCATTGTCAATGCTAACATCCATTCTATCATCAGATACATCAGCAATATTCATCAGCCCGTCATCTTTTAAAGGTAACACATAATATCCTGTGGTATCATATCCGCTTTTTGGTGCATCCAGCTCTGCCTGTGCGATGACCTGATTATTAATCTCAATACTTTTAGAATAGGTACTGAGTAAATCTCTGAGTGTGCTTCCATCTCCGTTACCGCTATCAACATCTAGAATCTCTGCAAATTCTTGGCTATCAACTAGTGGTGAACATTTTGCTTTTAATAAATGAGGATACCAAGTAGGGCTAAATCCCGCTGCCGGCCTAGTTACTTCCTGTACTACATAAAATCTTTTTAGAGCTGTAATATTATTCTGATCTAATCCATAGTCATCTTGCAAGTGTGGCAACTCCAACACATCTCCAGCCATGAGTTTTCGACTGAGTGCATCAACACTAGTTTTTATATGGAAATGCATCATGATATTATCGTTATTCAGCATTATGCCAAACTGTGTGAGATTGAAATCTAAATCCTGCATGGTATAAATTCCACGAATTATGTACACATCGGGATCATATTTCCTATCTCGATTCTCCATCAATAATACATCTTGGATACCTAATTCTGGAACAGTATTTCCGCTAGTATTAGGTTGAGCAGGTGAGGCTTCTCCCCCAACTTCGTCTGGGCTAACTGGACCTAAATATTTGTGGACATATATATCAGTGCCGCCAACTTGGAATTGTTCACCGATTATTCTATCTATGAATTTAAAATCATTGCCCTTTTCGGGTTTGTATAAACTGAGTCTTGGCATAGTACTTGTATTTAACTAAATAATCGTATGACTGATACCGAAACCGCCCGACAAATAATCGTAGAATATGTTAAAACCATGCTAGGGTCTGGCATGATTGACGTGGAATTAGACCCAGTTCATTACAATGTTGCTATTGATAAGTCACTAGCAAAATATCGCCAACGCAGTAGCAATGCTGTAGAGGAAAGTTTTGGATTTTTGACCCTAAACACCGATAATAATGAATATGTAATGCCCAAAGAAGTTGTCGAAGTTAGACAGCTATTTCGCAGAAGCATTGGCAGCAGAACTGGTGGGGGAGACGGCGGCAGTTTGTTCGAGCCATTTAACCTAGCCTATAGTAATACATATTTGTTAGCTTCTACTAATATGGGCGGCCTTGCAACTTATTATGCATTTGCCAGCTATCAAAAACAAGTCGGAAAAATGTTTGGCGGTGAGATCAATTTCACTTACAATAAAACCAGTAAAGTATTGAATATAATGCAACGCCCTAGAGCGGGTGAAGAAGTGCTAGTTTGGATGTACAACTATCGTCCAGATTTTAATCTGTTGGATGATATGTATGCCGGACAGTGGATCAAAGATTATGCTTTGGCCAATGCTAAGGTAATCCTAGGCGAAGCAAGGGAGAAATTTGGGACTATTGCTAGCCCACAAGGCGGAACACAGTTAAATGGCACCACCTTGAAAACCGAAGGCAAAGCTGAAATGGAAATTTTAGAGCAAGATCTAATCAATTACAAAGAGGGCGGAACACCGCTAACCTGGGTAACTGGATAAAGGTTGACTTACAGGCAAAGATCCTGTAGACTTTATCTATGCGTCAAATTGAAGTATTCTATCATGTATTAATCCCTTCAGATATAAGGGCAGCTCATTGGCCCTGGTTGATAGATTTGCAATTATCTTTGATAAGAGATAGTCAGTTGTCATCTATTGCTAAAATTAACATGGCCATTACAATGCCCAAGCATTGGGCATTTATTCATTCACCCTCATTAACTTTTAGAAAAAACAAAGAGATAACTGCTGAAATTAGTTTTGAACACAAAGTCAGAGAATATATAAATCTAAGATATCCATTTGTTAGCATATTAGACATTCGTGACAGTGGGGAACCTAATTTATGTGAGGGTCAGACGCTAAAACTATTATGGGATAGGTGCAATGATGTCGATGTAGATGTGCTCTACATTCACGGTAAAGGAGTAATTAGTTCATCCGCACCTGTAGCAAATTGGCGAGATATTCTAAACCATTATTTTATTACTAAATGGCCCAAAGCTATCGTAAATTTATCCCATTCAGATGTAGTGGGTATTAGAGATGCCACTCCGGAGACTGAAAGACTCATGACCAGCGGTAATTTTTGGTGGTCAAAATCTAGTCATATTCGAACTCTACCTGACCCAACCCAATCACAGCATTACATGTCAGACCCAGTATTTCATCCCGGCGGTCCAAGTTACAGATGGGCTATGGAATATTGGGTTAGATTAAACGATCCATCGTTTCATTGTTTAGTAGATACTAAAACTTGTCATTTTGATGATTATTGCTTCTTGGAAGATTTATTAAAATTAAATCCTTGACACTGTAATTTGATTGTAATAAACTAATACTGTTCAGGAGAGATTATGATTATCGGAGTTTGTGGGTTTATTGGTTCGGGAAAAGATACTGTGGCAGACTATCTAACTAACTTTCACGGTTTTAGACGAGAGAGTTTTGCTAATAGTCTCAAAGATGCAGTGGCGCATGTATTTGGTTGGGATAGGACCATGTTAGAAGGGCGTACTAAACAAGCTCGTGAATGGCGAGAACAATTGGACCTGTGGTGGAGTGAACGATTGGGAATACCTGAACTAACTCCACGTTGGGTGCTACAAAATTGGGGTACAGAGGTTTGTCGCAAAGGATTCCACGATGATATCTGGATTGCCAGTTTAGAAAACAAATTGCGTAACAGCAAAGACGATATTGTTATTAGTGATTGTCGCTTTCCTAATGAGATTAAATCCATTAAAAATGCTGGTGGAATAGTAGTTCGCGTAATACGTGGGCCGGAGCCCAAATGGTATGATGCGGCATTAAGTGCGAATAAAGGTGAACAAGGTAACACTTCCTGGTCCCTAAGTAAGAAGAAATTAGAACAACTCAAAATACACGCCAGTGAAACTGCTTGGGTTGGTACTAAATTTGATGCGATATTAGACAATAATCATAGCATTGATGACCTATATGCCCAAGTTATAAGTCTGGTACCAAATCCCCTTGCCGCCACTTGACGCCATCCTTGTGTAATGTGCGTTGACAGTTGGCACATATCGTCTTTAGATTTGAATGACGGTGGTTTGTTAAATTGCCGTCGATGTAAAACACATTAAACTGCTCGGGAAATTTCGAAGTAAAACTGCACTTTTCACAAGTTAATTTTTTCTTGTATCCAGCCAAGGCCCATAGGGGCCTTGTTTCTTTTCTACCCTTGCTACAATGGTCGCATTTGGACCTATAAAAAGGCAGTCCTTCCTTATAGTAGTTAATAGCTGCCGGTCTCTGTCCACATTCTTTACATAATTTTCTCATATCCGCCCTTTTTGGTACCTTTTCATACCAGTATTTAACCGCTATTTTTTTGGGTATACTGCTAAATAAAACAAAGTAATCCATTAAGGAGATTTTACTCATGGCAAATTTAAGTTCACCAGGAATTCAAGTTAAAGTTATCGACGAGAGTTTTTATACTCCTGCTGCGCCTGGAAGCACACCGCTTATTTTCATTGCGTCGGCTGAAAATAAATCCAATGCATCCGCGACTGGTACTGCACAAGGTACGCTAAAAGCCAATGCGGGATCTGTGTATGTAATCACAAGTCAACGAGACTTAACAAATACTTTCGGAAGTCCAACTTTCCAAGCAGACAATTCCGGAAATCCAATACACGGCGACGAAAGAAACGAATACGGCTTACAAGCTGCTTATAGTCTGCTAGGCATTAGTTCACGTGCGTATGTAACACGTGCCGATGTAGACTTGGCACAATTGGTTCCAACATCGGTGATTCCTACAGGTACACCAGAAGCAGGTGCTTACTGGATCGTTCCTAGTCAAAGCAAGTTTGGAATCAATGTTTGGTCCACTGCAACTAGCCAATTTACGCTAGCAACTCCACTAATTATCAATGATGATAATATGGATACAGCGATGAATGCTCTTGCTACAGCTCCAGCAGATGCATTTGGTCAACAAGGCGATTATGCAGTAGTTGTAACAAAATACAACGGCTGGGACTCAACACCCAACGCAGTCTATTATAAAACTACAGCAGGAACAAATTCTTGGGTAGCAGTTGAGGGCGGATTTGATGGCGGCAAACAGGTAAAAATGTCCGCACACACTGACTACCCAGATTTCACTGCAAGTGGAACTTCTGCAAAAACTGGCAGTGTTTGGATTAAAACAACTAGTCCCGGCAATGGAGCAAATTGGACTGTAAAATTCTATAATGGTGGTACTAAATCATGGACTACGAAACTAGCACCAATTTATAACAGCACCGTACAAGCCCTTTACTCATATGATTCTGCTGGCGGCGGCGCAAACATTGCAACTGGCACACTATTCGTAGAATCGGATCCCGATCACTACGGAATCACCACTGCCACAAATGCTGCCGCAGAGTTCCGTGTTTGGAGATATAATGGAGCAGGATCTACCAGTATCACTGGTGCTGCATCAAACACTATCAGCTCTAGTACAGCGTCAACATTCTATATCAGAGAAACAGTCAAAGGCAGCAATGCATGGGGTACTACAAAACTAGTGACTGTAGCTGCTGATCCATTAAACCCAATAGCTGCTGGCGTTCCAGCAGCATTGAGCGCAGCTGGACTCACTAACGTGACTGGATCATTTGATGCTGTTACTAAAGAATTGACAATCAAACATAAAACAGGCGGTGATTTTGAATTGGCTGCGGGAACAGGTCCAGGAACATTTACAGCATTGGGATTCAGTGCTCACACATATGACCCAGCAACGGAGATGTCCAGCGGTATTACAAATCTCTATACTGCACCTAAAGCTGACTACAGTGGCCGAGCGTTTGATTTTATTGCATCTAGCTGGATGCCGTTAGACTATCATTCAACTGGAACTACACCATCAACGACCCCAGCTGATGGAAGACTGTGGTTCGACAGCGATATAAAATCAGTGGATATCATGTATCACGACGGCAGCAAGTGGGTTGGCTATAGGAATCAATTTCCTGCTGCTGATCCAAACGGACCTATTATCTCCGCAACTGCTCCGCCAAAGATTGGTGGACAGAGTGATGGCACCGATCTAGTAACTGGTGATATTTGGATCAGCACAGAAAACGCAGACAATTATGGTCAGGACATTTATGTATGGGACGGTGTCACAAACGAATGGGTTAAACAGGATCCAACTGATAACCATAGTCCAAATGGATGGGTATTTGCAGATGCTCGATGGAGTGGTGCAGGTGATGATATAGTTCCTGATTCTACGAAAAAATTGTTAACATACAATTATGTAGATCCAGATGCTCCCGATCCTGCACTATATCCACGTGGTACACGCTTATGGAATACACGCCGTAGCGGTAACAACGTCAAGCAGTATCATAGATCATATATTGATAAAATGGCCACTAACCCACGCATGGGCGATGCGAGCATGAGTGGATATTTTGCAGATCGTTGGGTATCTGTCCACAACCGTAAAGAAGACGGATCAGGCAATTTTGGTCGTTATTCTCAACGTGCTCAGATTATCGCAGCATTCAAGTCATTAATTGATACTAATAGTGCTATCCGTGATACTGAAACACTGAGATTTAATCTAATTGCTTGCCCTGGATATCCAGAGGCGATCGCTAACATGGTCAATTTCAATACAGACATTGGACAGACAGCATTTGTTATTGGAGATACACCGTTTAGATTATCACCAACAGGTACTGCATTAAGTGCATGGTCAAACAATTCAAACAATGCATTAGACAATGGAGATATTGGCACTGTCACTGCCGACAGTTATTTGGCATTATTCTATCCAAGCGGTTTCACAAATGACAACACTGGAAAGAACATTGTTGTTCCTCCAAGTCACATGATGTTGAGCACTATGATCAATAGTGACAGTCTAAGCTACGAATGGTTTGCTCCGGCAGGTATCCGTAGAGGTGGCATTATCAATGCAACATCTGTAGGCTATATCAATGACATGGGTGAATTCCAAAAAGTAAGTTTATATCAAGGTTTAAGAGATGTATGCTCACAGGTTAAATTAAATCCACTATCTACTATGGTGGGTGTTGGAACAATTAACATGGGTCAGTACACAAGGTCAGCTGGTGCAAGTGCATTAGATAGAATCAATGTTTCTAGACTAGTAGCATATCTACGCAGACAACTAAACGTATTGGCTAAACCATACTTGTTCGAACCTAACGACACAGCAACTCGTAATGAAATACGTGGTGCCGTTGAAAGTCTACTATTAGAGCTAGTTGGTCAACGAGCACTAAATGACTTCGTTGTAGTATGCGACACTTCAAACAATACTCCTGCAAGAATTGATAGAAGCGAGTTATACGTGGATATTGCTATTGAGCCAGTTAAGGCAGTGGAATTCATTTACATTCCATTGCGCATACTTAACACAGGCGCAATAGCATCTGGTAATTTGGGAGCAGGTTTCCCAGGTTCAACTAATTAATCAAGGGAGCATTTAAATGCCAGTTTCAAGTTTAAGTAATTTTACAGTTCCATTATCATCCAATCAGGGATCCAGTTCCCAGGGATTGTTAATGCCAAAATTAAAGTTTCGCTTCCGCGTTACTTTAACAGGTTTTGGTGTGGCAGGAACACCAAGTACAGAACTAACCAAACAGGTTATGAATGTAACACGTCCTGAAATTAGTTTTGAAGAAATCAAACTAGCGGTGTATAACAGCACGGTCAAGTTAGCAGGCAAGCATAGTTTTGCTGATATTAAACTTACCCTTCGTGATGATGTATCTAATGCAGTTTCTCATAAAGTTGCTGAACAGATGCAGAAGCAATTCGACTTCTTTGAACAAGCAAGTGCAGCATCTGGCATTGACTATAAATTCAAAACTATCATTGAAATCCTAGACGGCGGCAACGGTGCTACATCAGTAGGAGTTTTAGAAATATTTGAGTTAGAAGGTTGCTGGATCAAGCAGGTAACATATCAGGGCGGCGACTATAGTAGCGCAACTGATCCGTTAGACATCGCGCTAACAATCTGCTACGATAACGCAATGCAAATGGATCAATCAGGAAACCCAAGCGGACTAGGCGAGAATATTGGACGCACTATACGTACACTCGCACTAGGTGGTTAATCAACAACTCCGTTAAAACATTAAACCGGGAATTACCCGGTTTTTTGTTGGATAAATAATCATATGAATCAGGCTTTTAATGATTTCTTAAGCAGTGTGGGCGGTGGTCTATCAGGAGACGGCGGCCCAAACATGAAAAACTACCAACATGCATCTAAGTTGTATGTTGAGGGTGGCTATGCACGAGCACCAAAATTTAATCATTTATATTTTGTAGCATTCAACATCAACGATGGTGTGGTAAGGGATCGAAGCTGGCTACAAAATGGGTATAACACAGTGGGACTACTGGTCAAAAGTACATCATTGCCCAAGTTCAAGATTACTTCTGAACAACTAAATCAGTACAATAGGAAAACACAAGTACAAACTAAGTTGACCTACGAGCCAGTGACCATGGAATTCCATGATGATAATAGTGAAATCACTAATGGACTTTGGAAAAATTATTATCGATATTATTACACAGATAGTATTTACGGCGGCAAGGACGACACAGTAGCACCAACGCCTAGTCAAGTGAGTTTAGGAAAAAAATTGTTTGGTGGGCTGTTGTCTCCGGGACGCAAAAGAATAAAAGCAAGGGAAAATAATATTTTTCCCGATGCATACACTGATAACAAATACAAGAAACATAATTACCCTTACGGACTAGATAATTTTCAAACGGTGCCGTTTTTTAAAAGTATCGATATTTTTGTATTGCATCAACAAAAGTTCACGCAAATAACCTTAATCAATCCTAAAATTACCAGCTGGGATCACGACGATGTTGGACAAAGTGACTCTACCAAACTCATGAGAAGTAAAATGTCGCTGGTTTATGAAAATGTTTTGTACAACGACGGTAGGATAGGCAAGGGTAGTAAGTCTGGGGTATTCGCAGAAGCATTTTATGATACATCGCCAAGTCCTCTCAGTATCGCAGGTAAGGGATCAAAATCACTGTTTGGCCCCGGCGGCCTCATTGGTGGAGTCGAAGATGTATTTGGAGAGAATGGATCATTAGCCCAGGGCGATTATCTAGCGGCTGCACTACAGGCCGCAACATTGATTAAAAACGCAGGACAGATCACTGAACAGCAATTGAGCGCTGAAGGATACAGTATGTTAGGTGCTGCTGTAGGAATCGCCGTGTCTTCTAGAAATGGTGAAATTGCACAGAATCTCGAGAATTATTTTTCAAACGGTATTGGAGTATACACTAATCAGTATTCAAAAAACAATTTGGAAGATATCCCGACTACCCCGAATGCTCTGACTCCGGATCAATATCGAAAATTTATTTTAGATCAAGAAGCAGCCGCGTATGCTCAGGAAGTTGCCGATACACGGGCTAGGCAAGCACAACAAGAGAGAGAACTTGCCCAGCGTACCAATGCCGAATTAGATGCACTAACTGAACAAAAAAATGCCATTGGAACACAAATATCGAATAATTTGAAAGTTGCGGAAAAAGCACTTAACACGATAAACGAGTGGAACGAAAAAATAGTCGATCCCACTGATACAAATTTGTTATATTCTTCACCTGTATACATAGCTGCTAGAGCCCTCGGTGATTCCGAGTCAGTGGCTTTGGGAAAAGCTAAAGCCGATGCAGTAACAGCCAATGAAGGTGCTATAGCTATCATAGAGTCGGCTAATAGACAAAAAGAATCAGTCTATGCCATTAACAAGTTATTGGTCGCAAATCAAGAGTCTCTTACCCAGCAAGCTCAATTAATAAAAGATTATGGCCCTGATTACGCAGCTAAAATATCTAGGGATTCTCTAGACTATATACAGAAATATGGTGCTGTTGTTGCGCAAGAAAATACATTAGACACCAGCGCTCTTCCAAATCCTTTCTTGGATCACGAAATTGCCACAAAAACCTATCTAGCCGCACTTAATTCTGGAAGAATTTCATCCGTAAGTCAAGCTGCCGCAGATCTGCAAACCAGTGAGAATCTAGTTAAGGTGGAACGGCAAGCTGCCGTAAGCCAAGCAATTGGTAAGATCACAGAAAATTATGGTAATTTAACATTAGATAAGGCCCAAACTAATGTTGAGATAGCAGTCTTATTAGCAGAACAATCTAGGATCGATGGTGAGAGAACTGAGTTGACTGATCGGTATCGAGCATGGCAGGTTGACCAAACCTTGGGTAATATAGTGGAAGATGCTAAGTATGTTGGATTGAAAAACATAGAGGACATAGAAAAGCTGGTTATTGAGAAAGCGTTATTTCAGAAGGCCGCTTCTAATTTATTCACTGAGAAAAAGTTATTGCAAGCAGAATATGCCGATAAAGTTGGTGCGTATCCCGACACAGCATCAGCTAGAGAATTTTTTCTAGGATTAGCTAAAAAATATGATCCAACGAATCCAGATGCTGGTTTGATAACTAAACAAGATTTTATCGACAAATACTCGGGTGCATCGTATATTGATCCAGAAAGTGGAAACACATATAAATGGACCGAAGATCAAGCTGTCCTTAAATATTATGCAGCAGGGGAAAAAGCCCCGGCACTGTATGAAAAAGCTATCGCTAGTTTTGATATTGCTATTAGTAAGGTAAACAACACGATAGTATTAAACAGTTTCGAATTGAGCAATATTAAAGGTCAAATTGGCGATGCTTATGTCACTTTGTTAAAGTCAAAATCTGCAACAGGTGATGAATATACAAATCTAACAACATCTATCGAGAATAAAATCATAGATCTTGGAAAAACACAAGAAAAAATAACAGCTAGCGAACTACTATCACAGAGAATGGTTATAGTCAATACTGAACTTGCCTCAGCGCAGGCAGTTGTAGTAAAAGAATTGGCATATAATAAAAACCCCGATAAACCCTATGTTGTCATGGTCGACACTAGATCGGCCGAACAAATACAGTCCGATAGCAAACCCGCCGCAACGAGTGAGTCTAAATCATTTATGGCCAAAACTACGATATCGATGGAGGTATCGGTGCAGCAAGCAATCCTTACATTACAGCAACAATTAGGGACAACTAATATTTACGGATTAACCATTGAGAAACAGGAAACTTTCGATGACATCGGTCGAAGAATATATACTGCAACAGCCACAGGTGTTGCTGTACCGATACCGACAGATTTAGTGACTACTGTTAGGGTTACCTATAAGAATCAGTTTGGTGATATTGTTACTGATAATAGATACTACTCCGGAAGCACTTATCTCAGCCAATCACAAGCCGCTGCTGCAACACTGGCAGAATTTAAATCCATTAAAAATACAAAAGTTTTAGGCCTAGCCGTGGGTACAAGAAATAATAATACTAGCAGTACTAATACCAATGGAAAACGCTATACTGCCAACAAGAGCTAATTAAACATAATCATGACCACAGCATTAACCAACATACCCTACGGCAACATTAAATCGTCTGACGCAACAGTCCAGGCATTCAATAACTATTTTGCCAATCCCATAGAGCTACATTCAGGCACACTAAATGCCATAACTGGATTTTTTACCGCAAGAGGGTTTGAACAAAATGCTGCTCAGACCATAGCAGTCATCATCATGACACAGTCAAAGAAAGATAGGTTAAACCCCATGTCTGTATTAGATACACTGGGCGGTTATGATGCAGTTGAAATCAGCGCATTTGCCACTACACTATTAAATTACAACAGATATAAAACTAGTTTCTTAGGATTTTCTCTAGCTTTTAGTCCTAAAGATGTAGCGGCAAGAAACGTTCTAGCATAGCATGAGCTTAAAATTCAGTCAAGGCGTCTATAAAATAAAAAATCCCGACAAATATGTTGGACTAGGCGAGCCTAGATTTAGAAGCAGCTGGGAATTCACTTTCATGAACTTCTGTGATACTAATGAAAGCGTCAAAAAATGGTCCAGCGAACCGGTGAAAATTCCCTACAAGGATCCATTGACTGGCAAGCAGACAGTTTACATTCCGGACTTTCTAATCACTTACATTGATAAGTCCAAGAAAGAAATGGTAGAGATGATTGAGATCAAGCCTGCCAATCAAACGCTGATAGAAAAGGTAGGAAAAAATCCCTACAATCAAGCACAGTATGTCAAGAATATAGCCAAATGGTCTGCTGCCAGCAAATGGTGCGGCGAAAAAGGTATCAAATTTCGTATCATAAATGAATCCGATATATACCACAATCCCAAAAGAAAGAAATAAGTAAGTTTATGACCAAACGACTTAATGAAATTTTTGACTTGCCTGAGGACAAAGACCCTCTAGTAATACCCAAGGTTGAGGAAACAGCCGCAACTCCTATAATCGATCTACAGGATCAGCTGGAAGAATTTGATAAAATTGCAGCAGCATTGCCTAGAGTAAAAGGACTAGGTGATATGAGTGATATGGAGCTCGACGGACTTGCCAGCAAGGCCGAACAGGCCTACGATGACTTAATGGATCTAGGCATGAATGTAGAACCAAAATACGGCGCTAGGATGTTTGAAATCGCAGCACAGATGATGACTGCTGCCATCGCTGCCAAGACCAACAAGATCGACAAGAAGTTGAAAATGGTTGATCTACAGCTGAAGAAGCTGGCAATTGAAAAGAAAAACGGTAACCAAGAGAGTGGAAATACTGTAGAAGGGCAGGGATACATCCTAACAGATCGCAATAGTATCCTAGAAAGATTAAAGAAATTGGATAAATAAAGTATCATGAAAAATTTTAAAGAATATCTATCAGAATCTATCGCTGACAAAAAATACAATTTTCGTGTCAAGGTAGCAGGCGATTTCTCTGCCGATCAAGAAACTAAATTACAGACTATGCTTGAGAAATTTCAAGTAGATGCTTTTAAAAAGTTAAGCGTGACGCCAGTACAAAAGTTTCCTCTGGACTTTCCACAAATTAGAAACTGCGAAGTTTCTATTTTTGAAGTCACAGTAAACTATCCCACTACCCCACAAGAATTGAAAGAGTATTTGGGCTCAGGATTAGCAGTCAATCCATCCATGTTGGCAGTAGTAACTCCTGGCATGCCTAGCGAAGAATACCAGCGTGAAGAACCCAAACGCGAAGGCGCACTATTAAATGACAGTGAATACAAAGAGGCACCAAATGCAAATTTTGATGACTACTACGGTTCAAAATATAATAGTGGGTTTGTCAAAGAACTCAACGATATCTTAAAATTGCAACGCAGAGCACGCGGCGAAATCATACCAGAAACTGCTCCTGCTAGTTATATGCAAAGCGCCGAAAACGATACAAGGAAATAAAATTATGCAAATGATCGACGTAATGAAGCGTTTGGCTGAACTTGATTCAACAAACCCCAATGTTATTAAAGAAAGCGCCGGTATAAAAGAATGCGGACCAATGGGCATGATGGGCAGCATGGGTGGAATGGAAAAGCCAAGCACACCTGCTAGCATGAACATTACAGCAGGCAGCGGCGATGAACTGGCAAACATGCTAGCCACCATTATGCAATTGGCAGGTGTTAAACAAGATGCACCGGGCGAAATGGGCGATGCACCTGGCATTGAAATCATGACTGCTGAGCCAGAAGTTAAAGTTGAGCCAATGAGCGGCGGCGATACAATGCGTTCCATGATCGACAAGCTAAATCCAATGGATGACGAGGGCGGCGATGATGTAAGCAAAGCACACGGCGACTTTGATAATGACGGCGATCACGACATGGATGATCATGATAAAGAAAAAGACGAAGAGGAGACTGACGAAAGTTACGATAATTCTCCAAATCCAGAAACTGAAAACTACGGTGCATTCCAAGCTCATGGAGACATGGATAAGAATCCAGCAGGTGGCGGCAATGTTCCAAAAGATCACGATGCCCGTCCACGTGTACGCACACAGCCAGTTGCTACATACGAATCTTTAATGTCAGAATACGAAAAATTCGTTAGCGAAGGCGAGGGCAAGACAATGAGCCGTGCAGCTAAGGTTATGAAAAGTATGGCAAGAAAGGTATGATGGCTTTGGCCAAGGCCGGACGTGACGGGGAAGATCTTGAGCCAATTCAAGATAAATTCAACAAGTACAAATAATTTACGATCTATTTGTCCAATAGCCTCTTCGGAGGCTATTTTTTTCAGTAAATAAAGATATGGCAAACAAAAATCTCGACGGCGTTCTAATTAAGAAAGCCAACACGACTCAGAAGTGGACTGAAAAAGACATTGAGGATCTATTGAAATGTCAAGATCCTGTTACAGGTCCTGAATATTTTTTAAAGAATTTTTTCTTTATACAGCATGCCACACTAGGTAGAATCAAATACGACGCATACGGATATCAAGAAGAACTGCTACACAGCTATCACACCAACAGATATAGCGTTAACATGTTAGGCAGGCAGATGGGTAAGACTACTACTGCTGTGGGATACTTGTTATGGTATGCGATGTTTATGCCCGACAGCACAATACTTATTTGTGCCCACAAATACACTGGCGCACAGGAAATCATGCAGCGTCTAAGGTATGCGTATGAGACTTGCCCAGACTGGATACGGGCAGGTGTTATTAACTACAACAAGCAAAGTATCGAATTTGAGAATGGGTCACGTATTGTAGCGCAGACAACTACTGAAACAACAGGTCGTGGTATGTCTGTATCATTACTATACTGTGACGAGTTTGCCTATGTTGAACCTAATATTGCTGTAGAGTTTTGGACATCTATCGCTCCTACACTGGCAACTGGTGGTAAGGCCATTATTACCAGTACACCAAACAGTGACGAAGATCAGTTTGCACAAATTTGGAATGAAGCCAATAAGCGTATTGACGAGTATGGTAATACCACCAAGTTAGGCAAAAACGGGTATTATCCCTATATGGCCATATGGAATCAACATCCGGATCGTGATGAAAAATGGGCTAGCGAAATGCGCAGTCAATTGGGGGAAGATCGATTTGATCGTGAGCACGAATGCAAGTTCTTAATCTTTGATGAAACACTTATCAGCTCATCTTGTCTAATTGCCTTAGAGGGTCAAGAGCCCACTATGAAAATGGGCCAAGCACGTTGGTATAAAAAGATCAATCCCTCAAGCACCTACATCGTCAGCTTAGATCCCAGCTTGGGAACTGGCGGAGATAACGCTGCTATCGAAGTGATAGAAGTGCCTAGCATGGATCAAGTAGCAGAGTGGCATCATAACCAAACGCCAGTGCAGTCACAGGTTAGAATATTAAGAGATATAGTGAATCACATTGAGGGGAAATGTCAAGCAGCGGGTGTAACATCTAGCATTTACTACAGTGTGGAAAATAATACCCTGGGAGAAAGCGCATTGATTGCTATCGAAGCATTGGGCGAAGAATCATTTGCTGGCTTGTTTTTAAGCGAGCCAGTGAAGCGTGGTCATGTTAGAAGATTCCGTAAAGGATTTAATACTACTCATAATAGTAAAATCTCAGCCTGCGCAAAATTAAAGCAGATGATCGAAACTAAAAAACTCAAAATACGTAGTAAATCCTTCATCAGCGAGTTAAAAACCTACGTAGGCGAGGGTGTTACATTCAAAGCCAAAGCCGGACATACAGATGATCTAGTGGCATCTATGCTGCTGGCCGTGAGAATGATCATGACTTTGCAGGAATGGGATCCAACAGTTTACGATAAAATGCGGGATCAAGATGGATTAGAAGCGCACGATTTGCCCATGCCCATATATATCAGCACGCCGTTCTAATGACTCAAATTAACTAAATACAGTATGGACGCTATTAAAATTATCTCCCAGGATCTTTTTGACAAGATCAGAAGCCGCTTCTCAAACCTAGAAATGGGCGATGATGCAGGTGGTGTTACAATTGACCCCTCGAGTGCTTACTACTTTGATTTCGATTTTGTTGTAGAAGGCACAAATTTAGGACGAGTCAGCATCAGCTTAGGTGATCTAGGCAGCTTGAAAGTATATTACAGCCAAGGTATCACTGAAAATCAAGATGATCCTGTTAAGAAATATTGGTACAGTTTCTTGCGTGAAATGAGATTTTTCGCCATGCGCAGAAAACTTAGATTTGATACAAGAGACATAACTAAAACGAATCTCGATAAAAACGATTTTCAACATTTGGCCGCTACACAAGGCCCTAAGGAAGAACCAGAAATGACCACTATGAACGAATCCCGTTGGAGCGAAAAAAGCTCACGTAAAACTAGCCGTGCTGTTCAAGGCAAGACTGAAGTTATTGTGCGCCACGCAAATCCAGTAGACGAAACATACGCAGGCGCCCGTAGTCAGCGTAAAAATATCAAAGCAATTTTTATTCAAAATTGTGATGGCGAAAGATTCAAATATCCATTTATTCATCCGGCAGGTGCGTTTGCCATGGCACAACATGTGGACCACGGCGGTACTCCTCATGATCCAGCAGGCAAGGCCATCATCGACATGAGCGAACAAATTGCCAAGTTAGGTGAATTTCATCGTAAAGTAAACTCAGCAACCCTACATCCTGATGCAACTGGCATCACTGAGCGTGCAATGGCACACCTGTCAGAATTAAAGAACCGTGTGGGCATGTTGAGCAAGCGTCATCACTATCAACAATGGATGTCGGAATTCCAAGAGCCGCAAGATGCAGCAGTGACTGAATTGGATGCCGTCACCATGGAAGATTACAAGAGCAAATTTACACAAACTAGTTTCCAAGAAGAACTATCGGGTTACTTCCCATTACTGCACAGAATTATGGGTGAGGCTAATACCGTTGACCTCGAAGAATTTGTCAAAGAATCTAACGAAGACACGAATAGATTAGGAATTGGCCAACAAATGGCGCGTGATGGAATAAAATACAGTCCAGACAAAGAAAACGAACTTATTGATTTAATGGTTCAATACATGAAGAAAAATGGAATGAGTTCAAAAGAGATTCGATATCGTTTAAATTACGATGAGGATTACATTCCTGATCAACTCAGCGACTTGCCAAAAGAAGGTAGTAGTGAAGAACCACCGTTTGAACCAGACACAACATCCAACTTCAACAAACCAAACAATCCAAATCGTACAGGCATGGATTCTGCTCGAGCATTGGCACAGCGCGGAATGTCTCCAGCAGAAAGCATTAATGCTTTTGAAGAATGGGCAACCGCCACAGAGAGTGGTGAGATCACCGATGACCAAATAGGACAATTGGCTGACGCAGTTGCCAAATTACCCACGGGAGATGATGGTAAGCCAGAATTGAAGTTGGGTCAGGATGGCAGCGAAGCTATCATGTTCTTTAGTGACTATGGCTTAGACAACATGGATCTTCAGACTAAATTAAAAGATGCTGCCAGTGGCGATGAGAATGCAGACCCATTCCAAGTGTTGAAATCTTGGGCTGAGGATGATCATAACTATCCGGGACTAATGCAACGCATGGGAATGACTGACACCGAACAGCCGCCCGGTCAAGAACCAGCAGCAGAGCCTGCACCAGAGCCTGAAGCAGATCCAGCAGCAGCTCCTCCTGAGCAAGGTGAAGAAGATTCGGGAGAAGAGCCGGAGCAACCACAGGGCACTATGTTTGAAGAAATTGCCAAACTAGTCAGTGGACGCTTTAATAGAGACAACATGCAAGTTGGTGCATTCAACGGCAAGGAAAATATTGCTTTAGAAGTTAAGAAAGAAATTTCCGAAAAGTTTGGCGAGCAAGCTGGCGAAATGTCTGAACAACTGGCATTGCAGTTTATGGAAAAATTAAGTAAAGAACGAGACCACGGACCAGTGGGTGACGATGGATTGGCGCGTATTAGAGAAATCATGCGTCACATGGGCGCTAAGGTAGAAGCCATCGGTGATGTGACCACTAACGGTCATGCTCCTGGTAACAATATTATGACATCAGCAGAGGAAGGTATCCTAAGCAAAGCTAGAGAGATTGGTAAAAAAGTGCTAGATCGAGTTGCACCCGGCGATGATGAATTACTACGCCAATTGCAAAAAAGTGCAGGCGTTCCATCACATGCTCAACACGGCAAGCCGCCGATGGCTAGTCCAAATCGTAGACAGCAACAACAAGAAAGCGCCGAATTTGCAGATATTTTGAAGCTGTCCGGATTGGCAAAATAACCCAAATTATTGCACCTTTTTAGGTTGCAGGTATAAATAGATGTGTGTATACTTAATGGTATGCACACATTTTTCTTTTTAGTCAGTTGGCTAGAAAGAAGAGGCATAATATAACATTTATTAAGGAAAAACATTATGGCAACTTTAGCAGAAATTCGCGCGAAGCTACAAGCTTCTTCACAACAAAATACTGGCACAGGCGGTGGAGACAATGGCATATTTGCCCATTGGAACATTGCAGAGGGACAAACAGCAACAGTTCGTTTCCTTCCAGACGCAGATACTAACAATACTTTTTTCTGGATTGAACGTGCAATGATCAAATTGCCCTTCGCCGGAGTCAAAGGTGACACCAACAGCAAACCCGTTACTGTGCAGGTTCCTTGTATGGAAATGTGGGGAGAGCAATGCCCAGTATTGACAGAAGTCCGTCCGTGGTTCAAAGACAAATCTTTGGAAGATATGGGTCGCAAGTACTGGAAAAAGAAAAGTTACTTGTTCCAAGGACTTGTAATCAATTCACAAATGCAGGAAGACAAAGTTCCTGAAAATCCAATCCGTCGCTTTATCATGAGCAGCCAAATTTTTAACATTGTTAAGAATGCACTGATGGATAATGAGATTGAAGAAATGCCCACTGACTTTGTTCGTGGCTTGGATTTCAAGATCGCAAAAACATCTAAGGGTGGTTATGCTGACTATACAACATCCAGCTGGTCACGTCGTGAACGTGCATTGACTACTGACGAATTGGCAGCAGTCAAGCAGTATGGTTTGTTTGATTTGAAATCGTTCCTTCCTAAGAAGCCTAACGATGCAGAATTAAACTGCATTAAAGAAATGTTCACAGCATCAGTGGATGGTGAAGCATTTGATATGGATCGTTGGGGACAATACTACAAACCCGATGGTATGAAAGGTAACTTCCAAGCACGTAACGAAGCGGCAGCGCCAGCAGCTCGTCCTGCTCCAGTAGCAGCACCAATTGAGGATGACGATATCCCTTTTGAACCTGCGGCAGCAACACCCGCTAAAGTGGTTGCATCAGAAGCAGCCAAACCAGCAGGCGAAGCAGGTTCACGTGCAGCAGACATTATTGCAATGATTCGCAATCGTCAGCAAGCTCAATAATTAGGAGATAGACAATGGGAAAGGCTTTTGATATAAGCAAGTTCCGGAAGTCTATCACTAAGTCTATTGATGGACTTGGTATTGGATTTAACGATCCAACTGATTGGATTTCTACCGGAAACTATGCATTAAACTATCTCATCTCGGGGGACTTCTTTAGGGGAGTTCCTTTAGGTAAGGTTACGGTGTTCGCTGGCGAAAGTGGTGCTGGAAAGAGTTATATCTGTTCTGGAAACATTATTCGACATGCCCAAGAAGCGGGTATATTTGTTATCTTAGTTGATAGCGAAAATGCGCTAGACGAAAAATGGTTGATTGATTTAGGTGTTGATACTAATGAAGATAAACTGCTAAAACTTAACATGGCCATGATCGATGATGTAGCAAAAACTATATCTGAATTCATGAAAGAATACAAATTGATGCCAGAAGAATCTCGTCCAAAGATTCTTTTTGTCATTGATAGTTTGGGTATGTTGTTGACTCCTACTGATGTGAATCAGTTCGAAGCAGGCGAGATGAAGGGTGATATGGGCCGCAAGCCCAAGGCACTGACAAGTCTCGTTCGTAACTGCGTGAACATGTTTGGCTCCTGGAATGTTGGTTTAGTTTGTACTAATCACACATACGCAAGTCAGGACATGTTTGATCCAGATGACAAAATCTCAGGTGGACAAGGTTTTATCTATGCTAGCTCTATTGTAGTTGCTATGCGTAAATTGAAATTGAAGACCGACGAAGATGGTAACAAAACTACCACCATAAATGGTATTCGTTCAGCCTGTAAGATTATGAAAACACGCTATGCTAAACCTTTTGAATCAGTACAAGTTGAGATTCCATATTCGACGGGTATGAGCCCATTTAGTGGTTTAGTTGATTTGTTTGAAGCCAAAGGCAAGTTGAAGAAAGAAGGCAACAGTCTTGTTTACACAACTAAGGATGGCGAAATCATCAAGCAATTCCGCAAAGCGTGGAACAGTAATGACAAAGATGGACTAACTACAATTATGGCTGAGTGGGAAGAAACAGCAACACCAATAACTATAGAAGAAACAGAGGAAGCATAATGGAAGAAGATCTAATCATTGAAATCTGGGATGTGTTCAAAGAATATATCTCTGATAAAAATAAGGACACCGCTGCAAATCATTTTGTAGATTTCTTATTAGGTAAGGATGTTGAAACTGATGTACTGAAATCATTAGTGGGTTATGATTCATCCTTAGATGAAGCAATCGCATTGGTCATCGATGAGGGTGAAATCGATGATTACGAAGACGACGACGGTTACTACGAAGAAGAGGACTAACAATGTCCTGGTATGCTAAAGTCAGCAAGGACATAGCACACCTTCCAGATTGTCTAGATCATTACTATAATGAAATAGAACTTGCGCGGCGAGAAGTTAAAATCCACGGCAGTGTGGAAAAAGCTTCTGCCGCCTTGCCTGGAATCGTTGAACAGAGATTTAATCAGCTTCAAGAAATTGAAGCTGTATTAGAATATCTTAACATCGAACTACGTCGAATCAAATCCAAAACTTTTAGAAAATATCTAGAAAACTATCAACGTGCGCTGAGTAGTAGAGACTGCGAAAAGTTTGCCGAAGGCGAGCCTGATGTTGTAGATATGGAAAAAGTTATCAACGAGTTTGCCATGTTGAGGAATCAATGGCTGGGCATCATCAAAGGCTTAGACATCAAACAATGGCAATTGAGCAATATTATCAAATTAAGGGCTGCGGGTCTTGAAGATATCTCATTATGAGTGTATAATAGTGCTATGTACATTGAAGACTTAATCATATCTCTAATACACAATCGTGTGCCAGTGAACGCATGGGATAAGGGTGTTGTTGTCAGCTTCTACACACAGATCCACGATCTTACCGGCTTCACTGAAAAGCAGTCGGCATTGGCTTTGAGAATATGTAAAAGATATGCTTCATCTCTTTCCTTACACGCCAAACAAGATGTTACGCCATTTTTAGAAAATCCAAAATTTCGTAATACAATTAGGAAATCAGTGAACAGTCGAATTATTAAAATAGTTGATGATGAATACTTACATCGAGTTATCGAAGTTAATTTTCCCTATGATGAGAAAATGATTGCAGAAATCAGAGAATTCAAAAATCAAAATCATGATAATCTTGTGGTATGGAGCAAGGAAAAGTCTTCATGGTCGTTCTGTTTGAATGAGCCAAACATTAAATTCTTATCAGATCATTTTAAAAATACTGGTGCTGATATTGATATGGAATTTCAAAATTACTCCGATCAGTTAGAACCAATTGTTTCTAATCTTCAAAATCATATTCCCATGTTGACTGCTAGAGATGGGAGATTGGCTATTACTAACGCTCCTAAAACTATGCCAGAAATCAAAACTGGAAATATATTAGAAGCAGTATTTGCTGCTAGACAGTATGGTATTACCATGTGGGATGAAACGATTGATGATTTTATAAACAGCGATTATGTCGATGAATCCACTAGGGAATTCTTGAAATCAGATTATCGAGCTACAACTAAGTTATCAGCGGATGGAAATGGCATCTGTTGTTTAGGAAACATGGCGAGATTTTTAGGACCAATGTTGTTTATCATTCCGGGCGGAAGCGAATACCGTAAGATACAGCAAATACATACTGTGCTAAGTGATATAGGAATAACCGATAAAAAAATGAGTGTTTTGTTCAGATTAAGCAGCGAAACCGGCAGAGAATTTAATGATTTTGTTAAAAATCATTCATTAAATAACCCTATTTCTGAAGAGACACAGGTAGTGTTTGTAAGTGGTAAGTTACCTAAACCATTGATTGAATCTGGAATACGATTCAACAGCGTGGTGAATGTTGGATTTAATAATGCCCATTATACCCTAAGAGAATATGCAAAAAATCATCAAAATGTAGTATACTTTGAACTAGAAAAACAAAAGGGATCAGATTTTGGCCACATGTAAAGTTGTTATTAAAGATGAAGTCAATGTTAAGATAGAAAATCTAGACTTAGATACACGCAAGGCATTGGTCAAAAAATTCAAATATGAGGATCCATCTGCTCGATTTAGGCCCAGCTATAAACTAGGTAGGTGGGATGGTAGCATCAGCTTCTTTGGATTAGGCGGTACTACCTATATGAGTATGCTAGGTCCGGTGTTAGAATATCTAGAAAGCAAGAATTTTTACATCGAAGTAGAAGATCATCGAACTAGTGAGCCCTTAGAATTTCCTGAAATCTTTGAGGACTTTTGGGGAGACCAAACATGGCCCGAAGGACATAGATTTGCCGGAGAGAAGATTGTGCTGCGCGATGACCAAGTGGATGTTATCAATAAATTTTTAGCCAATCCTCAATGCATTCAAGAAATTGCCACAGGATTTGGTAAAACTATTACTACTGCCACGCTGTCGAAGATTTGTGAAAAGTATGGACGCACTATAACTATCGTTCCAAACAAAAGTCTAGTGGAACAAACTGAAGAGGATTTTGTCAACTGTCAATTAGATGTAGGTGTGTATTACGGTGATAGGAAAGATCTAGACAAGACGCATACAATTTGTACCTGGCAGAGTTTGAACATACTAGATAAAAATTCTAAAAATTGGGACGAAGCGGCGTGTGCTCGATTAGAAATGTTATTGGATAATGTACAATGCGTTATGGTCGATGAAGTGCATATGGCCAAAGCTGAAGTGTTAAAAAATCTACTGACTCGCAATCTTTCAAGGACACCAATTCGGTGGGGATTGACTGGCACTATACCCAAAGCCGAACATGAGTTCCAAAGCATCCGTGCAAGTTTGGGCGAGGTAGTTAATAGAGTTGCTGCACATACTCTACAAGAGGCCGGAGTGCTTAGTAACTGCCATGTCAATATTATACAAACCGCTGAATGGAAAGAGTTCGGTAGTTATGCGGAAGAACTGAAATATCTAGTAACTGATCCAACTCGCATGAATTATTTGTGCTCATTGATACAGGGAATTTCAGAAACGGGAAATACACTGGTCTTAGTCAATAGGATCGAGTCTGGCAAAACTATGGCAGAGAAATTAACTGATGCAGTATTTGTATCGGGCGAAGTTAAAACTAAAGATAGAAAAGCAGAATATGATGAAATTAAGACAGTTGACAATAAGATTATTGTGGCGACTTACGGTGTGGCCGCTGTGGGTATTAATATTCCTAGGATTTTTAATCTGGTTCTTCTGGAGCCCGGAAAGAGCTTTGTACGAGTTATACAGTCGATTGGGCGAGGTATTCGAAAAGCAGACGACAAAGATTTCGTAACTATCTGGGATGTAACAGCAGCCAGCAAATACGCCAAACGTCACCTGACAGAAAGAAAGAGATTTTATAAAGAAGCCAAATATCCATTTACGATTGAAAAAGTAAAATATGTATAACATCTTTAAGAAAAAAGAAAAACTAAAAATAGACATTTACGGACCGTGTGGCCAACTGATAGATATGTTTCCACCTACCTTGATGAAGGAGTCGTTGCCAAAATGGTTTGGTAATTTGTCTAATAAACAGAAGCCATATAAAACTGTAAAGGGCTGTCCGGGGCTACATCATCTATATGGCAAGGGTATTTCATTGCCCTTGTGGTCGGACTATTCTATAGAAATTGGAGAAACTAGTATTGAAAATATTGATTGGCCAAAAAAATCCAATCAGGTGGGTGCAACAGCGCATGACTTGGAATTACAAGCGCCCGGTGCTTGGCCCGGTTATAAGAGTATTAAATTTTCAAGCCCGTGGTTTTTCTCCTGCAAAGAACCTGTACCATTTGTATGGGTTCAGAATGTTTGGTCGTACGAAGACCCACAACAATTTACCGTAGTGCCGGGTATGACTGAATTTAAATATACACACCAAACACATATCAATACATTATGGAAAACTGACGGGAAACCTAGAAAAGAAATATTAAAAGCAGGAACTCCGATGGTTCAACTGGTACCTTTAACTGAGCGTCCTATCGAACTATCATTCAACGTGATGACCGAAGAAATTTTCAACCAAAAATTTATGGTTTGGGATTTTACATTCGCTGCATTCTATGCAAAATCAAAATTTGCAATTAACAAAAACGAAACATAACTATGCAAATTTTAACCTTAGACAACAAGACCATGTTCTTAAACGATCTACCTAGCGAGATCGATGATGACCTTAGATTTGCTATTCTTGATAACAGCGACAGCTCAAACCCCGATCACTTTTTTATACCTTTGATATTTTTAGAAAGTTTTACCGGTCCCGCGGTAGTCTTAAAAATAGGCCCTCACGAACTCAGCATGCCATTAGATTGGTGTACTATCGTAGGTGATCCAGAGGGTCCTGATATGGAAGTACTACCGCTGACCAGTTTGAATGATCGAGGTTTTAAAACTTTCTGTTTCAATCCTCGCGGCAGCTTCCGTCCAGAATTTTTAGATATCGACATCATTGATGTGTATCAAGATGTCAAATGGTATTTCCCTAAAATGCGTCCCGGACATTTGTTATGCACTCCATTAGAAGCCGGTGACAATCCTAGATGTGCTTATTTTGTCAAAGAAGTGAGCCGTCAAAATGAACTCGTAGATTATACTAAGTGTTGGTAAATGACTCGAATATTTGAAAGCCCGGACAAGGGTGAAACCGTATATGCCAGAGATATGGGTTCAACTGAACGGGTCATTCATTCAGAGAGCGAAAAGAGAAAAAGTCTTCACGATGATATAAAAGAATCTCAGCTCTGGGGAAATATTCATCGTGCGGCAAAGACCAATCCTGCTTTACAAGAAGCATTAGATCGTGTTAAAATAACATACTACCTAACAGCAGATTACGAAAAACGATATGGCAACCGCAAAAACACCAAAACCTAAAGCAAAGCCAAAACTTGACTTAACTAAGGTACTCAACGCCGTTGATTCTAGGAACTACGGATTCTATGATACTCTGACCGAGGAAGAGGTCAAAGGATTCAGTCCATATGTGCTGATGAGATATACATCGAATGTCAGCTCTAGTGATAAAGGAGTTCATGAATGGTTTATAGAAAGGACCAATGAACGTGTAAATTTGAATCACTGGGACTTGAGTAAGAATCATGAAGCATTGTTGTGGAAGCTGTGTGCTACAGTAGGTACAGGTGAAAAATACTATCATCAATATGCCAAGGCTCCTGGCAAAGAGTCAGCTAACAAGATTGAAAAATTGTTATGCGAACTACATCCAGCGATGAAAATGTCTGACATCAAGGTTATGGCAGGTATGATGAGCGATGAGGATTGTAAAGAGCTATTCGATAAGATGGGATTTGATAAGAAACAAAGGAAGATCTACGAATAATGGAAAACTCTAAAGAAAATACCATGCGTGTACTAAAAGGACAGTTTCCCATACAGAAACTTCGTTGCCGTATGAATTGGCATAGGTGGACCAGTTGGGAAGTAATTACAAACCCTAATTTTGGAAATACATATGCCCACTGTCATTGTGCAGACTGTGGTATGCCACGGCAAGAACTTCCGTACACCAAAAGTAGGAGAATATGATCGCATTAGTAGAACAACCTTATAATTGTGTACATTGCGGTAAGAGTTTTATGAAAGATAAAACTCTAGTAGCGCATATGTGTGAGCGCAAACGCCGCGCACTGCAAAAAGACGAGAAGCGTGTGCAAGCAGGCTTTATGGCATTCAATCGTTTTTGGCAACTGACACAAAATGCCAAGAAGTCTAAGACATATGACAACTTTGCCGACAGCAGTTATTACAATGCATTTGTTAAATTTGGTGGATTTGTCAATAACATAAATCCCCTGTACCCAGATAAGTTTATCGACTATGTGATCAAAAGTGGAGTCAAGTTGGATCACTGGTGTAGAGATGAATTGTATGAGAAATATCTTTATGAGATGATCAAAGTCGAGCCAGTTGAAAGCGCAGTACAGCGTTCATTGAAAACAATGATGGAATGGGGAGACGAGCGCGATATGAATTTTTCAGAATACTTCTCTCAGGTCAGCTTAAACAAAGCAGTATATGATATACTAAACGGGAAGATAAGTCCTTGGATAATTTTAAATTGTAACGCTGGACAGTCCATGGTCAAGGGAATGAGTGATGAGCAGCTGGACATGATTGCTCCGGCATTTGATGTGCCGTACTGGTTGCGTAAATTCCGTGAACTACCAGCTGATACTGCATTGGTAAAAGAGATATGTTCAGAGGCGGGAATAAAATGAGTCAGGAAAATGTTAAAAAATTTGTAGAGCATCATCGAATCAATGTTATTGATGATAACAAACGTGCCTATAAACATACACGCATGGATGTGAAATATTTTCAGTTTCCCGATGACTATAATAAGATGAATACGACACAGGCGATACAATACGAAACTGTAAAACTATTAACAGTGGAAATTACCGAAGATACATTAGAAAGAATAGCAGACTTTGAAACTGAAGTATTCAATAACATGCGAGATCAAGGTCATTATAGAATGTTTGAAACCTTGATGGAACAGAAGGAAAAAGAAAAATATCTAAGGTTCACATATCCAGCAGTGAAAAAGGCTTACGAACATTATAGTCTTATGTTAAAACTAGCAGAAAGCGGGGAAATGTGACCAACATAGTTAAGGGTAGGACCAGTTATGACTCTACTTCTACTGGCGCCATAATTCCTTTCCTTAATAGGAATGTCACACCTTATGCTACAGAATCTAGCGGACCAACATTTGATCTAATACCAGTCACTGAACAAAAGGATCTAATGATCAATCATGCCAGGATGTATGCCCAGCAAGAATATGATCGTATCATGGAATTGGTTCGAGTACTAGAAGGTCAGGCTCGCCAAATTAAAAGAAGATTAGAAATAACAGATGCAGTACATGCATCAGAATTTCAATTTAAACTGGTCATGGGCAAGTGCTATTGGCTAGTTTGGGACAAGAGAAAAGAAAAAACTCTGTTGGTGCTGCAAGGACCTGACGGGTGGAGCACCGGTGTGCCGGAGGATTATGTGTATCAAACCCAAGTTAAATATATGGGAGATCATACTTGGTTAGAAGTTGATGAAGAAGGGGAACCTATATGAATAAGCCAAAACAAGGCAGTAGATGGATTGGTAGCGGGAGTCACGAAGTATTTCGAGTACTGAATACTATTGACATGAAAGATGGACATACCTGGGTACACTACTGTAAAGAAAATGACGGGGATCAGAACTACAGTTGCTACTTAGAAAGTTTTTTAGAACGATTTACAGAAACCGTTAATTAATGCTATAATAATGTATGCCTGATATCGATGTAGACTTTGCCAATCGTGATGATATTTTAAACATTATCAAACACATACCTGCGGCTATTCGTGATAAGGACACACTGAAAAAACATAACACTGGCGTATACTGTTCCACTATCCCCTATAATCCATTAACTGATACTGCCAGTATCGATTATAAAACTGCCGACGAACGTGGATATTTTAAGATAGATTTTTTAAATGTTGGAGCATATCACGGAGTCAAGAACGAAGAACATTTGAAGCAGTTGCTTGACATTGAACCGCTATGGGATTTGTTAGAATCTAAAGATGTGTGCGATCAATTATTTCACATCAACGGATATCATAACTTGTTGGCAGATTTAAAACCTAAAAGTATCGTTGAACTAGCCATGGTCCTGGCCATGATCAGACCCGGCAAAAAATATCTCGTCCCAGTATGCAAGGAACAAGGATTCCAGGCCATCAATGATGAAATATGGACTAAGACTGAGGATGCCTATTTCTTCAAGAAGGCCCACGCCATATCGTATGCGTCGGTTATTGTAGTTCAACTTAACCTCCTATGTGAGCGTATTAGCTGCGGGTACTCTTAACTGCCCTAACTAGTTGTATTGATTTTCTTTTTATTCTTTTTTCGGCAATTTCACTGAGATTAACAGTGGGGCCAAATACCACTTCGATATCTTTGCTGCTGAATGTTTTTATCGTATACCTAAATGCCTGCATTTCTTTTTTTAGGAAAATATTAATAGGTATTCGACGATTGCTCTCCCACCACCATATTTCACCTAATTCTAAAAAAGCCAATCGATCTTCCTCAGTTTTAACAGTGGATATATCGTAGATACTAGTGATATAGTCATCGAAATTAATGACGATTCCCACATATTCTATGTTATTTGATTTAACACAGGAGATGAAGGGATGATTTTCTTGGAAGGTATTGGGAACAGCCATTATCAATAAATACTTGTATGCAAAGTTTACCAATCTATTTATACGAAAATATTCTGGCTGTAACATTAGATTTGGATACAACAGTCCGGGGAGTCAATCAAGTCATGTATCAACGCGATTTACAAATACAAAAGGGCATCAAAAACGTAGTCCGAATACAGTTCAAAAACAGCAATCAAAAGCGAGTCCCGATAACAGACGCATCTGTTTTCATATTCTCCATGTTTGATGCTGTCAACAACCGATTGCTGGTAGAAAAGCAACTCACAATCTTAGATGACGGATCTACTCTAGCTTTAAAAGGTCTCGCAGAATTGACATTGACTGAAAGCGATACCATGGATCTACCAGTATCCAGTTATCAATTTGTGATCAAGCATCAAGATCCAACTGACGGAACTTACTTGCCAACTTACGCAGATACCTACTATGGTGTCAGTGGCAGGCTTCATTTAAAACAAGATGCTTATCCAATTTTGCAGCCCAGTCAGGAAATCGTCAGCTTCAATCGCAGCTACAACTCATCGATTGCCAAATACGAACACTCTTCCGGTAGTGTGTATGCTTATCCAGAGTTCAATGGAAACCAAGCACTTCATACCATGGCTATCTACATGAAGAAATTTAAAGGTACGGTTTATATTCAAGGAACACTTTCTAATATTCCGGGATTCAACTATTCAACTATTAGCACCAAAGTATACAATGGATTTAGCGGAATTGATTACGTCAATTTCAACGGAGTATACACATACGTTCGGGCATACTATGTGCCCGCAACTGCCCCAGCAGAATCTATGAACGATAATACTGCTTTCTACGGATCACTTGACAAAATACTGTATAGATGCTAAAATAAAGTGTGAACGAAATACAGTCAACACTTCAAGCATTACTGCCTTCCAAAAAGAAATCTACCCTAAGCGGTTGGGATTCTTTTAACGCACCCTGCTGTCACAATCGCGGAGAAACTCGCGACAAACATCAGCGCGGCGGTATACGCATAGAGAAGGATGGCTTCGTTTTCCATTGCTTTAACTGCGGATTTGCTGCTGGATGGACTCCCGGTAAATTACTGAGCAAAAATACCAAAGACTTATTCAAATGGCTGGGATTGGGTGAACTTGATATAGGCAAACTTAATTTGGCAGCACTCAAGATCAAAGATGATCAACCAGTATTCAAAAAGCCTCTAAACTTTACATTGGAAGAACGACCTTTACCAGAAGGCGCTATGCTACTCAAAGAGTGGGCATTGGCGATTTGGCGTCCTGGCCAAGATGCAGACATGGTTCAAGTGTTTGAATACCTTGTCAGTAGAGGCATGGAACTCGATTGGTATGATTGGATGTGGACTCCTGCTGCTGGATACAAGGATCGATTACTTATACCTTTCTATCACGATGGTAAAGTAGTTGGCTACACTGGTCGTAAGATAACTGAAGGCAAGCCAAAATATCTAACAGATGCTCAATCTGGTTATGTATTCAACTTGGATCGTCAGACTAGAGACAGGGAATTTGTCATAGTAGTTGAGGGTCAGTTTGATGCCATAGCAGTTGACGGATGTGCCATAATGCACAACGATCCCAATGACACACAGGTGACTAGGCTGAATGCCATGGGCAAAGAAGTAATAGTCGTACCGGACAAGGATCGCCCGGGTGCAAAACTTGTCGCCGCTGCCATAAAGAATAAATGGAGTGCCAGTTTGCCCCCGTGGGAAGATGACATAAAAGATGTCGCCGATGCAGTCAAACGATATGGCAGAATATACACATTAACCACGATATTGAACTACAAGGTTAGTGGCGAGATAAATTTACATCTACTTAAGAAGAAACTAGAGTCTATAACCAATGAATAAAAAAGAAAAAACACCCAAGCCAAACTATGATTTGGCCATGCAAAAATTATATATCGAAATGTTTTTGTCCGATGGAGAAACATTCATGCGCTGTCAAAATATTTTCGATCCGTTAAACTTTGATCAAAGACTACAAACAGCAGCAGAATTTATCAACAAGTATGTCGATGACTACAAAGTCATGCCCGAGCCCAGTATCATTAATGCTGCAACTCGCAGCACCTTTGAGGGTATAGCATTGCCCAAGGAAAATTATGAATGGCTGATGGATGAGTTTGAAAACTTCAGCAGACATAAAGGATTAGAACGAGCAATCATTGCCAGCAGCGATTTACTTGAAGCTGGCGATTATGGTCCAGTGGAAAAGCTGATTAAAGATGCCATACAGATCAGTTTGAATAAAGACATGGGCACTGACTATTTTGCAGATCCCAGAGCTAGACTGATGGCATTGAAAGATGGCAATGGTCAGATCAGCACAGGGTGGCCTAGTGTGGATAAGAAACTATATGGCGGATTCAATCGTGGAGAGTTGAATATCTTCTGTGCAGCATCAGGTGGTGGTAAGAGTTTGTTCTTGGCCAACCTAGGTGTGAATTGGGCACTGATGGGATTGAATGTTATCTATCTAACTTTTGAATTGAGTGAGCGATTAGTGGCCATGCGTGTGGACAGTATGACTACTGGCATTGGTACAAGGGACATTTTTAGAAATATCGATGATGTCGAACTCAAAGTAAAGACTTTGCAAAAACGCAGTGGACATCTGCAAATTAAGTATATGCCTAGTGGCAAAAATTGCAACGATATTCGAGCCTATTTAAAGGAATATCAGGTCAAATCAGGTGTGAAACCAGACGTTATTTTAATAGATTACTTGGATTTAATGATGCCTTTGTCAGTGAAGGTAAGTCCCAGCGATTTGTTTGTTAAAGACAAATATGTGTCGGAAGAGATTAGAAATTTGGCAATGGAAACACAATGTATCACAGTGACTGCCAGTCAGTTGAATCGTAGTGCGGTTGAGGAAATTGAATTTGATCACAGTCATATTAGTGGCGGATTGAGTAAGATTATGACGGCGGATAATGTGATTGGTATTTTTACTAGTCGTGCAATGAAAGAGCGCGGACGCTATCAGATACAGTTTATGAAGACACGCTCCAGTAGCGGTGTGGGCCAAAAAGTTGATTTAGAATTCAACTTAGAAACTTTGCGAATAAGCGATTTGGATGAGGAAGAAGACGGCGGTATTAAAAAGCCCACTTCAAATAGTGTATTGGATGGATTGAAAAGAACTAGCGTAGTTACCACAAGCACTGATAGTAACAAGTGGGAACGTGCAACTCCCAAGGAAGGGTTCGATCTTGCCAAACCTCAACCCCCAAAAACTTCAGGCCCGTCAATTAGGACCATGCTTAATAATCTACATCCCGAAAAGGATTAGAACCATTGGGTAGATTGATAGGTAGCACTGGCTTCTAAAGTCCTAAGCCACTGTTGATCACCGGGTTGATCGAAAAATGTCAACTCAATTGATGCAGGAACGATCTCCCAAGATGTTTGGCGAATCTTAACACTGGCGGACTTCACTCCTAAAGAATGCATTAGTTCGTCGTGACTCCAACTGAGAAAGCCGGCGCAGGCTTTAAACTGTTTGGGTCCCGCGCCCTTGCTCAATGCCATCAATATTGAAATATCATTGGTCACTGCGATATCATCAGTGACTTTTGCACTGGATATTCCCATCCAATCTGTAGTATGTATGATGTGTATTTTATCTCTACCTAAATTTCCGCCGTGCCAGATAGAATCAGATCCAGGGATCATGATACCCATCTTTCGTCCAATAGCCTGTAATGTTTGCCCAATCGCCTCTTGATTAATTTGTATTCCTATAGATAACTGATCAGTGTGGCTAATCAGTAGTATAACCTGCTGCTGAACATCATCTCGAAACATGGCAGGACTTGACGCCAATAAATTTCCAGCGAGTTTATCGTCATATGTAATCATAATAATATTTACCGACAAACAATATCTGTTAAAGATAAACGAACGATAAATATTATTTGTATGAGAATTACCGATTTTATTAGTTATAACGACAGTCTAAATCCCAAGCTATGGGACGATAGTCATTTAAAAGAACCTGTTAGGGATGCCCTTTTGCGCATTGCCGCAGACTTTAAAGAATTCATCGATGTACCTTTTGACATAGTTGATGTTGTGATAACTGGCGGAAATGCCAATTATAATTACACAGAGCATAGCGATATAGACCTGCATCTTATCGCCGATTTTGGATCAGTTACTTGTGATCGAGAAGCTGCCGAATTATTTGATACCAAAAGACATCTTTATAAAAAAACATACGATGTTAACATATATGGAATTCCTGTAGAACTGTATGTTGAGGACAAGGATCATCCGGCAGTAAGCAGCGGTAGTTATAGCATACTTCACGACAAATGGATGTCTGTACCAAATCCAGATCTTCCCGACTATGACGAAGATACTGTCGAAGAAATGGCAGAAGTATGGAAGGGTGTACTAGATCATGCTATGGATACTGAATCGTTGGATGCATGTAGGACCGCAGTTGATCTCTTGAGGAAATATAGAAAATTGGGGCTTGGAACAGATCAAGGAGAATTTAGTGTGCCTAACCTAGTGTATAAAAGTTTGCGCAATGACCATACGCTGGGCAACATCACTGAATTCATCGATCAATTACATGATCGAGAACTCAGCATTTAATTACTTACATCAGAAATAACTGCGGTGGAGGTTTCTTTGTCGATGGACATGTATCCACTACACGCAAAGTTCCAATCATCATTACCCTGTCCATCTCCGGTAGTTTCATCGTTAACTGGCACTGTAATTTTGATATGTTTGAGAATATACTCGCGCCCGTTTTCAAAAACTCGCCAAACATGATCTTTAGAGCCGCGTCCTGGCTGACCGCGACTTTTGTTGAATCTAATATGGTACTTGTTCATATTATACTATAATTGGGCCATTTTCAGCATTAGTGGGTGCAGCTTGCTGTTGCGGAGGAGTTTGCCCGACACCCAGTGTAAAGTGTATAAACCTAATGGGTTTGGCAGATGCATGACGACTAAACGAATGTGGTATCCATGAATTGGCAAAAAACAGTAGTCCGGGTTCCGGCGTAAAGTTGATACTGTTACTGGCATAAGTCACATTGGCCATGTTAGCCTCTGGCAGATTAATCTGCTTTTTAGCAGGTCTCGGATCGTTGATTACGACTTTCGAACAATCGGCTGGCGTATCTAGGAAATAAAATCCCACCAACTGCGCTCCAAAACCATGAACATGTTCGTCCATGGCACTATGCCTGTGATGTTCTTGACACCACATCTCCATAAAGAATACATTTTTATTGGTCATATCGGAACCCTGAGATTGCAATATATTCCAACCAGTCGCACCTACATAGTTTGCAAAGTCTGCTATTCTAGGATCGTTGAATAAATTTTCAGTTTGATACAATGGATAAATCGGATCTAATTTTGGCTGTTCTTTTTTTCTTTTGGTCAGCATATCCATAGATATAGATTTGACTGTGTGTAGAAATTCAGGCTTTTTAATCGTATATATTGTGCTGGGAAAATACGAAAACACTTCTAACTGATTTTCCGGCTTAGCTTGGGGCTCCGACGAATTTCCAACAATAGTCGGGTTATCTGATAATTCGATTCCCGAGCTCCCTACAATCACAGGGTTATTTTCTGTATTCATATGTTCCTTTAAATTATTAGATCACCGTCTTCATCTACTCGGGGCATCATAGGCCAAGCTACATTAAACGGATCACTAGTATCTAAAGAGTTTAACAAATTTGAATAAGTTTGCCAAGCATTTTGGACATCTCCGGTAGTATTTTCAATGCGATCAGTTGCAAATAATTTTAATGATTCTAACTGTTCAGCTACTGATTTTTTCCGTGCTTTTGTAGTAACTCGCTTCTCATCATCATCCATTTCCCTAACGGTCCAGGTATCTTCATATACTCCATCACTGGCTAGTTCATAAGTGCATATAGGCACTTGAAAATTGCCCACTGGCATGACATCCGGGCCAGGCTGCTGGTGTCTTCGAAATCGTGCGAGGTTGGCGGGTAGATTATTCAAATCTATCCCGGGCCAGGCTTGTAGTACATTATCCTCCAAAAGTGGATGTTGCCAGGGTTGTCCATCTTGCATTTGTATATATAAGTTCATAAATATGATCTCCTTTAATTAAGTGTATTTAATATTTCACCGGATCCTAGATAAAAGATCTAGGGTCGTTGTATTTTAGAGGTTGCTCGAAGGCCCTGTTAGTGTGCTTGGGAAAGTTCGTATATTGCCCGGCCAGATGATTCGAACAGCGCCGCCGCCGGCTTGCGCAATCGTGGCCCCGCCGCCGCCTACTATGACTGCATAAGAAGTACCCGGGGATACATTATAATTATTCAGGTATCCTAAGCCTCCACCGCCGCCACCAGAACTGGCTCGAGGCCCGTTGGAGCCGCTGCCCCCGCCATAAGCGCCACCCAATCTGTCGCTGTCCGATGCAGTGGCACCACCTGATCCGCCGCCGCCACCACTGCCAGTACCAGAATAGCTAGAAGTTCCGCCAGCACCGGAACTGCCCTGACCGTAAACACCAACGCCGCCGCCACCGCCGTGATTGAGCGTATATTTAAAGCCACCACCACCACCAGCTCCACCAGTTCCAGCTGCACCATCAGCAGCATATACACCAGAACTATTTGATCCAGTACCACCAGCACCACCGGCGCCGCTATATCCACCAGCGCCACCACCACCACCAGAGCCAGCGCTATTGTTGCCACTACCACCGGCACCACCATATCCGCCACCGGTACCTGCATAGTCGCCACCAGCCCCACCGGCGTAACAATATACATATCCAGTACCTCTTCCACCGCCACCACCTCTAACAAGACTGGAGTTAATAAAGTAACTTTGGGAGCCGCCGGCACCCTGCGTACATCCGGCTGCATCGCCTCCGCCACCACCAACTGCTACTACACTGACTGATGTGACATTTGCTGGTGCGATCCAAGAGAATGTGCCAGGAGTAGTATACAAATTCTCCCCGCTAGCAACTAGGGTTGTAACCTGTGTAGTTATACTGGCAGTACTAATACCGTAGACACTATTAGCATAAACAGATACTGTATATGTAGTTCGGGGAGTTAATCCCAATATTAGTATAATTCCAACCGATGCGGTAGTTGCACTGATACTAGTGGTGCCAGTCGTTGCCACTGCTGTGTAACTGGTTATAGGAGTAATATAATAAGACGATGGAGGTGCTGTAAAGTTTACAGTAATACCCGTGCCGCTAGAAGCCACTGCTGAACTTAGTATAGGTGCTCCTGGTACATATGTGTTACTTATTGTTAATGCGTCAGTATCGTAACCCTGGGCCACATTGGTACTTGGGAATGACCTAACCTGACCGGGCCATACAACACGAACTGCGCCCTTACCACCCGCTGTATTAGTATTGGCACCACCGGCACCTACAACTACTGTATAAGAATCTCCTGCTGTGACTGATACGTTGTTTACATAGGCCAACGCGCCGCCGCCACCGCCTGGCATAGATCCGCCACTTATAAAGGATGCACCGCCACCTCCCCCAAAGAATCCGCCAAATCCGCCTACATTTGAAACAAATCCATTACCATATCCCCCTATGGTGCCGTTACTTCCGCCAGTACCTGGTCCGGCAGATGCAACGCCACCAGTGCCGTTACCGCATTTCCCAAACAGTCCGACACCCCCGCCACCCCCGCCTACACCAGGCTGGCCGCGTCCACCACCACCACCACCGCCAGTGGAAGCAGCTCCGTCATTACCTGCGCCACCACCACCTGCGCCGCCAGCAGCAGTATATCCACCTGCGCCACCGCCACCGCCACTCTGGCCGGAACAACCTGCGCCACCGCCACCGCCACCAGAAAACCCCGTACCAGCAATGACTGATCCGCCAGTTTGTCCAGAACCGCCGCCGGCTGATACGTGTACAGTATTTGGCAATGCTGCCATCGTAAAACTACTGGCCCCGCCGTTGTTATTATTCCCATCTAATCCGCGCCCTGAACTTCCACCGCCAACGCTTATTACACTGACTGCGGTAACATTTGCAGGTACAACCAAAGTATATGTTCCGGGAATCGTATATGCTATACTTGAGCTGGCCACATATGTAGTAGTCGATATACTGTTGCTGGATGTGCTATTGCCATATACACTAGTAGCATAAACAGATACCGTGTAATTAGTGAGTGGAGTTAATCCCGATATCAATACAGTTCCAGATGATGCGGTAGTTGTAGTGATACTAGTAGTTCCAGCGGTTGCTACTGCTGTATAACTGGTTATAGGGGTGATATAATAAGGTGATCCTGCTGAGAAATTAATCAAGATCGATGTACCATTGGATGCCACTGCTGAATTTAATGTAGGCGGCCTTGGCACATATGTGCTACTTACTGTTAATGCGTCAGTATCGTAACCCTGGGCCACATTGGTACTTGGGAATGATCTAAATTGTCCAGGCCATACTATGCGAACTCCTCCGTTACCGCCAGCATGGTCAGGGACTGTGCCGCCAACACCGACAACCACTGTATAGGATGCCCCGGGTGTGACTGATATATTATTTGCATAAGCAAGACCGCCACCACCGCCAGCGGCTGCATTATTACCGGGTACATATGACCCGCCACCGCCACCGCCAAATAATCCACCAAAACCTCCGGTGCCGCTACCAGTGAGATTAAAGTTAGCATATCCGCCAGTAACTCCACAACTTCCGCCTGTACCTGGACTTGGTGGCGTGGGCGAATAGACACCGCCCGCGCCGTTACCGCATTTTCCAAAAAGTCCGACACCTCCGCCGCCGCCGCCACCAGAATTTGCACTAGTAAGGCCACCGCCACCTCCACCACCGCCACCGCCGGTAGAAGCAGCTCCATTAGCACCATGTGCGCCGCCAGTGCCGCCAGCTGCTGTATATCCACCTGCACCGCCACCACCGCCTTGTTGGGCCGACGACGCCGCTGCCCCGCCAGCGCCGCCAGCAAATCCTGTACCTGCAATGACTGACCCCCCCGTTACTCCAGAACCACCACTAGCTGATACATGTACTGTATTTGGCAATGCCACCATTGTGAAACTGCTGGCCCCGCCGAGAGCAGTATTATTGCACCTAGACGTGCCCGATGCGCCACCGCCTACTGCTACAACACTAACTGAGGTAACATTTGTGGGCACTACCCAACTATATGTTCCGGGAATTACATATGCTGCGCTGCCGCTGGCTACAGCAGTGGTAGTTGATAGACTACTGCTGGATGTGCTATTGCCATATAAATTTGTAGCGTATACAGAGAATGAATAAGAGGTAACCGGAGTTAGTCCCCTTACGAGGATACTGCCTGACCCAGATGTAGAAGTCGTGCTACGGTAATTTCCATCCGAAGATATTGCAGTATAGCTAGTTATTACATCACCGCCGACATAAGTAGGTGCTGTATAGGTAATAGCGATCGCAGTGCCACTAGTAGCGGAAATTCCAGTTATCGTAGGTGCATTTGGAACAAATTGACTGCTAGTTGAGTTTGCGTAACAAACAACTGCTGTCGAAGGGAAAGATCTTATTTGTCCGGGCCATACTATACGTACCCCGCCGTTACCACCGGTACCGCCAACATAAACACCAGAGGAATCACCTGCGCCGCCCGCACCTACGACTACTGTATAACTTTGGGCCGCATTAACTGTATAGTTATTAACATATGCTAGGCCGCCGCCTGCCCCGCCTGCACCACTATTGTTTGATCCACTGACAGCACCTCCCCCGCCTCCTCCAAAAACACCACCATACCCTTTTGTTCCTACTTGTCTCCCAGGTGTTCCTCCAGACCCGCCACCGCCACTTGGATCACACACTGCACCGGTGCTACCGGTAACTCCGTTTGAGCCTAGACCAAACAGTCCAACTCCGCCACCGCCACCTTTTTCTCCAACAGCATTAATGGCACCGCCAGCACCAGAACCGCCGCAGCCTGCGGCACGGCCAGCACCGCCACCTGTACCAGTATAGCCGCCAGCACCGCCACCCCGAGCGCTGGCGTCTGCGCCGCCAGTGCCACCTGCAAATGCCACGGCGGTATTGCCTGTTCCTGATCTACCAGTACCACCGGTACCGCCTGTATAATTTGAAGTTCCTGGAAGACCGCCATATGCACGGACAACACATGTGGCTGCAAAATAACTCGAGCCGCCTGCGACGCCTGCATAACAACTTCCATTGACACTATTGCCAAAAGTGCCACCTCCACCACCACCTACAGTGACTACACTGACTGAGGTAACTCCGGCAGGTGTAACCCAACTGTAAGTCCCGGGGAATTTATATATATTCGAACCCGGAGATGCATAGGTTGTGATAACAGACGATGTACTACTAACATCACCATCGCCTACGAGATTTGTTCCATATGCCTGGAATGTATAAGAAGTTAACGGACTTAAATTTGATGCAGTTACTGAGACATATACATCAAACGGTTGAACAGTACTAGTAGTCGCACCGCTAACTGTGACGCTACGTGCATAGTAACTGTTGTCTACTATGCTAGTGGCATTTTGTAAAGTTAACATAGTCACTGTGGTTGCCGAGATGATAGCACTGATGTTAGTGCTGTTAGTTTGTGTAGTTGACAACGGTGCAGTTGGTGGAGTAAAAGCGCCTGTATAAACTGCTAGATATCTAGCAATGCGTAGATTGCTTATATAACCATTGAACCAAGTCGTATTATATCCAGGGTTTTCAGTACCGATGTACAAATATTGTTCGTACATGTCATTCGAATATGTTCCGGATACGGCACTGGTGCCATTTACATATAATGTAACTGTTGATCCGACGCGGACAGCAGCCACGTGATACCAAGCATTAGCAGCATATGTATTAGCAGATACCATGACCCCAGGCGAACTTTGCCCTGATGATGAGTAAAAAAATTCAAACTTACTGGCCACAGCTCTACCATAAGAAATCTTCATGCCGTGATCGCCACCGAGATTTTGTGTCCAGTTGCCCAGCATCGATCCGTTGGTGGTGGCAAGAGGATACACCCACATTTCAATGGTAAAATCTGTAGTGCCAACTAGGGGATTTGGGGTGGTTGAGAATGAAAGATAGGAGCTGCTGCCATTGAAATATCCAGAGTAACTGGTAGTGGGCAGCGTGGTAGTGGTGCCTGCTAGTGCGCCATTGGCTAATACTGAATACGAGTATGCTGGAATGACACTGGTACCGGGTAGAAACCTGACCAAAGCCGACGGCGTCGATGTGACATTAGTCGAAGTTATTATGGCCGATATCGATGTTGGTGCTGTAGGTACCGCATAACTGGATAACATGATAGGGGACGAGTATGTACCATAGACAACATTGCTGGCAGTACTGAGTAAACTGTTACCGGCAAAGTTGGTGGCATACATGTTGAACACATAATATGTACTCGAGCTCAATCCTGGGATGACGACGGTGTTAGTGCTTACAGATACTGTGGCGGTAAATCCTGCAGGATTGCTGACTGCTGTATAAGTTAATATAGGACCGCTGCCCGAATAATTTGGCGCAGTAAATTTCAAACTAACTGTGTTAGTGGCCGTAGTAGTCCACGTTGCAGTTAATGCCGTAGGAGCATCGGGCACATAGTTGGCCGTGAACCGCACAAATCCTGTTATTTTGACGCCGCCTTGAATTATTGTCATTTGCTTTATTTATTAGTTGATAAATCTCTAATTTCTAATTGAATAGTATTGTCCCTGACGCAGTGAATATGTAGTTTCTATAGCCACCTTCTACAACATAAGTAGCGGTATTTACAACTGCCGGATTAAATGAAGTTGGATAACGGAGGATCGCTATGCCAGATCCGCCAGCAGTACCGACCGATGAACCGCCTGCACTACCGCCCCCTCCGCCGCCCCCTCCGCCAGAATACTGTTTCGCCGCAGTTCCAAGATCAGTTGTAAATGCTCCATTGCCGCCTCCGCCAAATCCACCTATACCGGTGGCGGTGCCGCCACCACCTGCACCGCCACCTGCAAAATAAACTGCATTAGTGGCAGTAATGTATTGTCCCACACCTAATGTTAACGCCAGTGTTGTAGAAATTATAGTAGTAAATGTTCCAGTACCTCCATTGCCTGGAACACCGGAATTGTGATTAGCACCAACGCCGCCAGCGCCACCACCGCCTCCACCAGATGAGCTAGTGTTGTTAGTGTAGCTAGAACCTGCACCGCCAGCAAATCCAACTCCGTAACCGTATGTGGCGAATTGCGTGCTAGTTCCGCCGACAGTATTATTGGAAGCGCCACCACCACCAGAACCGCCTGGAAGACCGTTAAAGCTAGGAGACCAGCCTCCACCTCCGCCGCCGCCCACTGCTGCTCTCGTAACGGCACCTCCGATAAACGATGAAGTAGAACCAGCGTTCCCAGCTATAGTCGATGCCGATGCCGCAGCACCAGCACCAATTATAACTGAGTATAACACACCAGAAGATATAGTCTGACTACTGACGTAGACGAGACCGCCAGCGCCACCACCGCCTCCTCTTCCATGAGTGCTCGTTCCACCTCCACCTCCACCACCTCCGCCCACCAACAGAATTTCTATGGGAGGCATTGTGTTAAAAATTGTACTAGTAGATCCTACACTATCACCTAAAATACTAGTTGAATATATAGTCGCTGTGCTAGGCACTGATATACCAGGGAAAGTTAATATAGCACTACCCAAAGTGGTGTAAGCTGATGCTGAAATTCCGCCTGCTTGGCCAGTGAACAGGTAAGACTTAATTCCAGTTTGTGTAAATGCATCTTGAACATATGCGATCCCAGTCCATGTGTTATTTGAAAAATATGCTGTTGATGATGTAACTACTGGATAAGGGAAATTTGTATAGGCAGTAGTCGTTGTCAATGCTGAACAGGCTGCAACCAATGTGCTGGGAAACTGTCTATCACTAGCTGGCCACACGATACGAACTGCACCGCCTCCACCTATTGAATTTGCACTACCACTTGGTGTGGGTGCCGCCCCTACGATAACTGTATATGATAGATTATATACCACTGTGACAGTGTTGGCATATACTAATGAACCACCGGCACCACCACCGCCTGCGCTGCCACCCCCACCACCGCCGTATACTCCCCCGCCACCATATGTTCCCGCGGAGACTGTGCTAGTGCCCGCAGAGCCGCAAGATCCACTGCCTCCACCAATGCCAGAACTTCCACTGGTAGTGCCACCGGCACCACTGGCACCTAGACCAAAGATTCCTGTGCCACCCCCACCTGCTCCCAGACTACCGGTATACCCACCGCCACCGCCGCCGCCACCGAAGCCGTTAGTACCAGAGCTACATCTACCACCAATGCCGCTGCCAGGATATGTGCCCAATGTAGTAGTTACCGAACCGACATTAGTGATGGCTAGACTTCCACCATTGTCTACTATGGTAGCATTTTGCAGAGTTAGAAACGCAGTGGTAGCTGATGATGCAATAGCAGAGATATTAGTACTGGAAGATTGTGTAGTTGCTAACGGTAACACTGGCGGAACAAAGTTACCTGTATATACAGCTTGTCTAACCACACGAAGATTGGACATAGACCCTACTAATTTATAAGGATCAAATGTTTGTCCTATATTCATAAGAGTTCTAGTGAAGTTTGTGGCATCGGCAAATTGCAATCTATTGATACCATTGATGTATATATTTAGGTTGCCAGCAGTTCTAACTACTGCCACATGATGCCACACACCAATGACCATGCTGGCATTGCTAGAAATAGTGCTACTGACGCTGCCGATCCTAACGATAAAGGTACCAGCGTTAAAGTAAACTCCAAAGCCAGCAGTATCACTTCCAGTAGTCCTAATATCAAACATGCCGGGGAATGAATTAGTGGTAAACGATCCAGGATTTACCCACCATTCCACAGTAAAATCAGCGGTGCCTAAAGCAGATGGCAATGTTGCTTGTAATGCTTGACTACCACTTAGACTTGCGTAGTATAAAGAATTACCAACATAGCCGCCCGCACCGCCACCGCCGCCACCTGCGCTACTTGCGCAATTGGCTGCAACCCCGCCAGCATTACCACCATATACGACCACTGAGTTAGCTTGCCCTGTTCCGCCCTGACTATATCCTGGGAAATTAACAGTACCTGCACTATATCCGCTCCTGCCGCCCAGCGCCGAAGCTACACTGCCACTGACAAATGTACTAGTTCCGCCAAAGCTGTTGTCTACTACCGTACCAGCACTGGATTTTCCTGACCCCCCTGCTCCAATGGCCACCACGCTGACTGATGTTACATTAGGATTGGCATTGATCCAGCTGTAGGTTCCTGGCACCGTATACGCTTGACTACCATAAGTATATGGCAATACAATAGGTGTCAATGTCTCTGTGCCCGGGCCAACTTCTGAATTAGCATATACTGAAAATCTATAGAAAGTTCCTGAACTCAATCCGCTGACTGTTATCGTTCCTGTACCGCTAGTGTTGAGTGAACCGGTGATGAGACCTGGATAGCTAACAGCTGTCACTGAAGTAACTGTGAAACTACCTCGATTAGTTGGACCTGTAAATAAGATAGTGGCTGTATTTAGAGTGGTCATCGTTGCTGATGTTATGACAACTGGACCCGGTGCCGACAATGAAGTCATAATAATACCACCAGAAAAATTGACACCGCCACTAATTATCATATTAAAACGCTCCTGAAACGTTAGTACTAGGGAATGATCTAGTTGCACCGGACCAAACAATTCGAACCGCGCCAACCCCGCCCGGTGATTGTGGACAGTTTCCAGTTGCCCCGCCGGCGCCAACGATTACGGTATAGCTAGCGCCCGGAGTAACTGATACATTATTAGCATACGCCAGTGCTCCTGCTCCACCGCCCGCCATCGCACCACCACCAATAACTGAGGCTCCTGTACCGCCACCATATGTGCCACCTTTACCACCAGTTCCACTAGTTTGTGCGCCACCTGCACTACCGCCAGATCCACCACCACCACCACCTGTGCCGTTACAGCCCAGTCCATATAATCCAACGCCGCCGCCGCCCATACCTGTACCATTGCCGCCGCCGCCGCCGCCGCCAGTTGATGCAGCACCAGCAGCGCCGCCGCCAAAGCCGCCAACTCCGCCAGCAGCGGTATATCCGCCTGCTCCGCCACCACCACCTTGTTGGCAACCATTGCCGCCGCCACCTGCACCGCCAGCAAATCCAGTACCAACACCAACGGTTCCGCCAGCGCCTCCAGTAGCACCATAACTACCGCCAGCACCGCCACCTGCAGATACATAGGTCGTGCTTGGCGATGTTAATGCGAAGCTACTGGCGCCACCGGATACTTGAGCAGCACACTTCATACGACCAGTTCCACCACCACCAACAGCTACTACACTGACTGATGTAACTCCCAATGGTGCGACCCAAGAGAAGGTGCCAGTGTTTATATATAGAGCATTGCCCCAAGGTGTACCAGTGCTTACTGCGCTGCCCGGGCCTTGACCTGCGGCATTGGAAGCATACGCTACAAAACTATAGGCAACGCCTGAAGTCAATCCTGATACAGTTACTACATTGCCTGATACAGTGGTTCCTGAGAAGCTGCCGGGACTTGCAATCACAGTATATCCGGTTATAGACAACCCACCGGTATTGACAGGGGCTGTTACAGCAACACTTACTGTAGAACTGCTGGTGCCAGTTATGGCAGCTATCGTAGGACTACCTGGAACGCCATTTGTAGTGATCGACAAGGTGTTAGTTGATGTCGTAGTTCCTGCTAGATTAGTAGCATATCCCGTGACAGTATACGTGGTATTATTAGTCAATCCACTGATGTATACGGTGCCTGTCAGCAGCCCATTAACTACTGATACAGTACCACTGGAGTTTCCAGGTGTAGTCACTGCTGTAAATTGATACGTGGGCAGTATTGCCGATGTTGATCCAGTATTGGAAACAGACACCGCTATCGTACCTAAACTGAAATTAGTCACTGTAGTCACAGTGACAAAAGCAGGCGGACTATATCCACTGGCTAGTTTAGGAGTAGTACATGCAACTGTGACATTGGTACTGGGGAAACTCCTCGTTGTTCCAGGCCAAACAATTCGAACTGCTCCACTGCCACCTAAACCACCAGAGCAACTGCTGCCCTTTGTGCCCCTAGCACCCACTACCACAGCATAGCAGGAATTAGGAGTCACTGCGATGTTATTACCATAAGCTAATGCACCGCCACTACCACCGCCGTGTCCGCAACCGCCGTTTGCACCGGCGCCGCCGCCGCCACCATATGCACCACCAGCACCGCCTACACCAGAAACTGTGCTGGTTCCGCCAGCTACCCCACAGGAGCCACCACCACCGCCTACCGCGTTGCCTGCTGCCCAAGTGCCGCCAGCGCCGTTAGAACCTTGTCCAAATAGTCCAACTCCGCCGCCGCCGCCAGAATATTGACCTGATGCGCCGCCACCTCCGCCAGCTCCACCAGTGCCAGCACTACCTGTACTGGCGTTCCACGCACCACCGCCACCACCATTGCCCGAATAGCCGCCAGCACCGCCGCCTGCGCCACCGTTGGCTCCGTTACAGGCAATGCCGCCCGCCCCGCCGGTGCCACCACCGGTTCTAGCTGTTCCTGAGCCAGTCCCACCTCCTATATACCCACCGGCATTGGAACCACGAAATCCGCCGCCACCACCCGAAGCCTGGAGTGTACCAGACGCTGCAAAATAACTTGCGCCGCCTTGGCCGCCCGATGCGCCGCCTCCACCTCCGCCGCCTACAGCTACCACGCTGACGCTGCTGACTGTGGCAGGTGCTTTCCAAGTATAGCTACCCGGTGTAGTATAACTGGCTTCAGTGACTGCCTGGGAACCAAATGGGAATGTCACAGTGCTGGCAGTACTGATAGTACCGGTGCCAAGTGAATTAGTGGCATAGACTTGGAATGTATAGTAAGTGCTACTGTCCACAGTCATGACAATGGGACTTGCAGATGCAGATTGTGTCTGCCCAAATGGTGTTGCAATCACCGTATAGGACGTTATAGGTGTGAATCCTGGATATATAGGAGTAGTCCATGCCACTGAAATAGTTCCTGTACTGGTAGCAGAGGTTATCACAGCAGTGGGTGCAGATGGGACTGCACTGATGCTGGTACCGCAATTACCCACATTGGTACTGGGGAAACTTCTTGCTGCGCCGGGCCATACGATACGAACTATTCCCCCACCTCCTATCGATGTTGTTAATGAACCAAAAGTGATGGTGCCGGAACCAACCGTCGTCCAGATATATGTCCTATATCCGCCCGAAACTGTAATAGTTGGATTACCTGTAGTGCTTGTTGCTGGTAGATAGATATCTGGATAACGGATGACTACTATACCTGAACCGCCATTACCACCTAATACGGTGCCGCTGGATTGAGAACTTCCTCCACCACCGCCACCAGTGTTTGGTGTTGCATTTCCTCCATTGGTATTAGTAACTAATGCGCCATTGCCGCCGCCCCCTGTGCCTCCCAACCCACCTGTTGCGCCCGTCCTACCACCGGCACCACCACCACCTGCGTAGTATGTTGCTGTTCCAGTGATGCTAGATTGTATTCCAATACCGCCTGCGCCCGCAACAGAACCAGAACCGGCGGCGCCAACGGCTCCTGCTCCACCACCACCGCCACCCGGAAACGGAGTGCTATTGACACCAGCCCCGCCGTTATTGCCTTGACTGGGGCTAGTGCTTGGTGTGTTACCCGCACCACCACCGCCGGTGCTTAAATAATTTCCGCCTCCACCAGAGCCTCCCGAGCCGGCGGTGCCGGCAGAAGAGGCACCACCACCGCCACCACCACCAGTTGCAGTTATTGATGCAAACACAGAATCGAGACCGTTTGCACCTGTTCCTGACCCACCCGTAGCGCCTGCGCCGACTGTGACTGTGTATGCCACTCCGGTAGATACTGCATAACTGGATGAAGAAAGATAACCACCGGCACCACCGCCACCTTGACCGCCACCGTTTGTTGTTCCACCACCGGCACCACCACCGCCAACCACTAGATATTCTACGGTAGGTGGTGGCAACATAACACCGCCAGCGCCCACAGTGACCGCATAACAGTTGCCCGCAATCACTGGATAGTTGTTGATATAGGCCAATCCGCCACCGCCACCACTTGCACCAGCAGCAGCCCCGCCACCGCCAGGATATCCGCCATTGGAACCGCAGCCACATGCGCCACCGCTGCCGCCGTAGCCATAATAATGTCCACCTGGAGAATTTGCACCCGGCGCACCGTTCGTGCCCTGTCCAAATATTCCCGTACCACCACCACCGCCATAATTAGTACCGTCGAAAGTTCCGCCGCCCCCGCCGCCAGATATTGATGTAGTGGTGGATGTGTTTAGGACCAGCGAGAAATTTATTGTCCCCGATGCTGTGAATATATATGTCCTAAATCCACCTGACGCAACATATGTAGCACTGGTTATTGCCGCCGCAAATGTATCTGGATAACGCACGATCACTACCCCGGAACCACCGTTACCGCCAATGTTGTAACCACCGCCAGTAGTGGACCTACCAGCACCACCGCCGCCACCTGTGTATGGTGTGCCGGAAAAACCAGTGGCATTTGCACTATTACCCGCTGCGCCACCTCCGTAGCCACCCAAGGACTGCGCACAGTTGGATACGCCAGAACCGCCACCACCAAAATAAACACTGTTTGTGGCAGTGATATACTGACCAACTGCCAATGTTATGGCCAATGAAGTACTTATGATAGTGGTTGCAGTGCCAACACCACCAGCACCGCCGGGCGACGATGCACCATTAGCACCAACGCCTCCAGCACCGCCACCACCAGCACCTGCATATCCAGGCGCTGTATTAAGTCCGCTGCCGCCCGCAAATCCAAAACATGCACCCGTTTTGGCGCCGGGGCTGCTGCCATTATTGGCTGCACCGCCGCCGCTGCCGCCGCTGCCCCCGGCTCGGACAGTGGTTGCAACTCCAGTCCAACCACCACCATAGCCGCCGCCCAGGGCAGTCAATCCAAATGCCACAGAATCTTGACCGTTTGATCCACCTGTGGCATTGCCCGAGCCGCCTTGGCCAACAGTGATACCATAAACTGTAGCACTCACTGCCGCAGATCCTAGGCGCACACCACCGGCACCGCCACCGCCAGCGTTGTCAGTACAGGCTTTGCTGGTGCCGCCAGATCCGCCGCCAGCCACTATGAGATATTCAACTGTGGTGGGGAGACTAGATGCACCCACCATGGGATAGCCGCTGCCACCCACAGTGCCGTAGCCACCAGCACCGCCAGCACCTGACAGTGTATTGCCGCCAGCACCACCAGCGCCTACCACAAATCCTGTATAGCCAGTGCCCGTGCCGCCCGCACCCCCGCCAGCCACATCGTTGAGGTTGTAACCACCCGCACCCCCAAAAGCAGCCAAAGCACCTGTGTTGATGAATGTACTGGTACCACCTGATGGCGCACGAGTTCCCGCAGTTACTGGCATGCCACCACCGCCACCACCTATGGCCAGGACACTGACTGAAGTGACTCCTGTGGGAGCCCGCCAGGTATAACTGCCCGGCGAGGTGTATGTGGTGCTGCTGTTGGCCACCAGTGTGGTGACGGCCACACTGGTACTGGCCGCGCTGGTGCCTGCATCAGTGATGGCTGCTATGGAGATGTTATAGCCAGTGAATGTGCTCAGTCCCACTACTGTGATGCCAGTGGCTGTGATGGATGATATCACACCACCCACAGGCGATGTTGACACCGTGTAGCCCGTGATGGGCAAGCCACTGGTAGCGGTATTGGCAGTGTAGGTGACCAGCACAGTGGTCTGCCCAGTGGCCACAATGCTGTTGATAGTGGGCGCACCGGGAGGATAGATGTTGTTGGTAACTACAGTGGCGCCACTGAACACAACTCCACCTGTCATTACAATTCCCATAAGCTAGCTGATTCCCTGTAAGTATATGATATTTATACATATAGAACACTAGCGAATTAAATTTTTTTAAGCGATAGGGCGAGTCAAGAGCAGCCCCCAGCAGAGCGCGAAGCGCAGAAAATTGTCAGCGACTTTTTTTTGATTATTAAATACATACATAATGACAAGACAGATACGCTTTCCATCAGCTACTAGCAGTGGATCAAGACTGCTGCTGACGCGCCATCAAGTATTGACATGGTGTGGTAAACACAGTATACTCTACAGTGAGCACTGGGACAACAGTGAATACACGGTGAGTCTAACAGACGAGAAAATGCTAACACTGTTTATGTTAGCGTGGCAGGGTGAAGAATTCTATATAGAGACTGAAAAATTTGTCCAAAAAATTTTTTAGTCTAGTAGAATGCTTGACCCGAAGGCATTTTTCACTGTATAATCACGTAGACATAACCTAATGGAATGACCAATATATGAACTATAATTTTTTAAACCTAACCAATGCCAACCCCAATAACTTGGGAGAACGAGTGGCCATACGCAGAAACCTCATAGTCAGCGTGTTTACAGCCCAAGTGGTAAGAGATGGTACGGATGTGCCCACGCCAGTGACATGTGTGTTCGCACCGCCGCACGGCACTTGGGAAGTGCAGGAAAGCTACAAGGACGTGTTCGCACAGTTGAACAAGACTGAGGATGGTGTGGGCTACACGGCAGCAGCAGCCAAGGCATAGTGTGTGATCGGGTTGGAAGCTGAGCTAGCGCTCAGCTGAATCGGGCCACGAAATACCGGCGCGGCCCCGATTCTATAGTGTACCTAAAATTTTGGGGCGCAAAAAATAAAAGACCTGGAGATCTAGATCTACCGGTTTCTACTATAAGTCGGGTTTTTTACGGTGGAGATTTTAAGAATAATTGGCATGCTTGCTTGCAAAGCTGCAAGCAAGTTTGGATTATATACTCCACCACCCCACCACCCACCAGGGTCAGTCTTCTTCCACCTGCTCTCGGATGTCCAACACCATGGCAGTGTCTCCGTAGAGATCAAAGCCTTCAGCAGTCAGCTCCTCCACGGCCTCCGACAAGAGCTGTTCTACCAAGCGTACCCTAGCGGCCTGTGCAGTGTCCCGACGGCGCTGTACGCCGCTGCCCACCTTGTAGACTAGTGCGTAGTGCTGCTCACAGTAGTGCTTGTCCTGTAGTGCCGGTGCTGTACATCCCTCGCCCCCGCCGATGTATGTGCATGTGGTCATAGTGTTAGTCCTCTTCCCTTACCTTCAGCACCATGCTCAGCAGCTCATCGCGCTGTGCTTGGGTCATGTCTGCCATCATGTCCATGGTGCTGACCACACCCTGCTCCACTCCCTGATGGAAGTTGACGATGTTGCTGGCCACAGTCAAGGCTATGATGCACCAGAAGTTGACATCGTCCACATGTATGTCCATGACCCATAACACCGCTCCCAGAGCGAATGTTATGCCCCACTGTTGTAGGCTGGTGTTCATGCTCGCTTCATACAAGTGGTCTTAGCCATCGTAGTCCAGTTAGTGGGAAAGCTCTTGCGGAGATCCGCCAGCTTCAATACCATGCGCAGGCTCAGCTCGCGCAGTCGATCCTTGTTGGCATCCACGAAGTCGATGAGTTCGTCTCGCACACAGTCGGCAAAGTCATAACGCTCCAGCATGGAGGGGGCAATCTGTTTGATGCGCAGGATCTTCTCCCGTTGTGTGTCCATCTGCAGATCCACATAGTGGCAGCGTGACTCTAGTGCATCCAAGTGTCCCCGCAGCTTCTTGCTACGGACGTGCTCGAACTTGATATTGGTGATGAATATGGCCGCACCCTTGAACTCAAAGCGGTCGGGAATGCCTTCACTACGCAGGATTCTGCTGTCTGTGTTCCAGCTGATAAAGCGGCGTGCTGAGCTGTCCAGTGCGCCTTTCAGCGTGTTCAAGCTCTGCTCTTCCATCAAGATGTCGTCACAGTCGTCGAACACCACCACATTGCCTTCCGCGGCGAACTCATATAGTTTGGCATAGAGGCCGATGGCACTCATAGCACCTTTGACGATCTCGTACTTGGCCTTGCGCTCTGCCAAGACATCTAAGAGGCCAGCCTTTTCCAGCTGGTACTCTACGCCATAGCTCTTGCCCACTCCTGGGGGACCTGATACGATCATAGCACGGATGTTGCCGTTGCGTACTGCCTTGGTCATCTCGTCCAAGATCTCAAAGCGTTCGCTCAAACGCGTCAGGATCTCTTGATCCGTCTCGCGTGCCACTGCCTGCTCTGTGCGCTTGATCGCCTCTTGATCAAACTCCAGGATGTTGGTGCCTGCGTCGGGTTTACGTGATGCCTTTGTTGCCATAGTGTTCCTTGTTTATTAATGAGTGTGTATTATAACAGGGGATCGCTCCCCTGTCTATATTTAATCTGCCCGGCTACCTGCGTAGGCCCGCTCAATGCCCATCTTACGTAGGACTTCAGCGTAGGCGCTGGCACCTGCCTCTTTAACGCTCATGCTCTGGGTACCGTGTCCCGCCCGAGGGATTCCACAGCTGGAGTCCGCCGCCGTATGCGGGCTTGAAGCCTACACGTTTCAGCGCACGGCCCAGTTTAGTACTGCCCTTCTCGTAGACTGTGACCCAAGCAAAGCCGCAGTACCAGTCTTCGCCGTGCTGGGCGATGTAGTCCTGTGCAGCCTGCTCAGCGGCAGCAGAAGCAGTGTTGTGGATGGATTCAATATTGTCTAGTGCGATCATGCTCAGCTCCTTAGTGTGTAAGCCTGTATTATACAGCCGTTTCAGCGGCTTGTCAATCCTTTTTCTTCACATTCACTGTGAAAAATCCCTTGATGATGATAGCAGCCGCCCAAGTCTCAAGGGTGTAGGGAATGGCCAGTGAGGGGAACAATGTGTTTAATGCCCATACACCCAGCCAGGGTCCGAAGACCACAAGGGCAATGATGAGGGCGGAGAATAGCAAGATGCCAAAGATTGAATCGACTTTCATTTTATTTCCTTACAGTGTGAATTGGTTGAGAATTTCTTTAGCCTCTGTGACATTCACAGTGACCTCGTCAGCGAAGGCCATGACCATCAGTTGGATCAGTGTGCGGCACTCCTTGCGTTCTGCTTTAGGCAGAGTAGCGATGAATGCCTCCACAGCATCGTATTCCTCCAGGGTCCACATGATGTCGCAAAGTGCCTTTTGTTTAGGGTTCAGTCCAGGGATAGTGATCATTTCATGCTCCAGAAGTAAAGGATAAAGGGAAAGCCAATTGTGGCTGCGATTAGTGTGGCCTGGGCCAGTTCTTTAAGTGCTTGTTTCATGTGTGTATTATACAATCAATCTGCCATCATGTCAACCATTCCGTATTCGCTGCGGCGGTCGATACCTTCGTGTGGGCAGTAGATCTCGCTGAGTTGCCAGCACTCTACGAACTCTTTGTTGCGGCCCCAGGTGATATCGTCCGAGGTGTAGAACCCAGCATCCATCAGCCTATTAAAAATCTTCAAGGGAGCATCCAGTTCGAAGATACAGTGAACATCGTGTAACTTCAGGACTTCTACGACCTGATCATAGGTGATGTAGTAAGGGTTCATATGGCTCGGAA